GACTCTGCGAAGCATAGTAGTCCAGATGAATATGCGTGGTTATCCTCCGCTACGCTACAGATACCACATTCATATTGTTTACTCTATAACAACATGAATTCGTGTTTGATTTAAATGTTGATTTTCACGGTATTTTCTTCTTTTTCTGTAGGTGTTTCTTGGTCGGATGATTTGGTAGTGGGATTCAATTCCTGGGGTTTGGCAAAAAATTGGGTAATATGGTTATGATATTCAAACATTTGCGTGTAAATATTATGACGGTATATTGGTACAAACCAACATAACCATAATGGATCAGAGTTGTGCTCCTATAGATATCGCACCAGAATCCATATTGCCGATCGGTACCTTGTCCACGTTTTTTACCGAATTGAATGATTTTTCTATGATGGATAGAGACGATGTACCTGAACCCAGCGAAGCTCACACCAAATCCATAGAAAATTCGTACGAAAATTCGTATAGCGAATCTAGAATTGTGGATGAATCCTTTTTGGAATTCACACAATCCTTGCAAACGGCAACTTCCAGATTGCGAAAGAAAATTACACGTTTTATTCATTTTCCTAAAGATATGAAAACGTAAAAATCAACGCAGGCATTGAATTTCCGATAGCATGAACCCAGTAGGATCTCTTTAGGAATGATGCAAAAAGTGTTTTTGCGTTAAAGTAATATAAAAAAGAAATACAATATATTGTATACTTCCATAAGATGGTAAGAACTTCCAAACAAACTACGACTGCTCCTGTTGCTACCCCCGCCACCGTAAAAGATGTTGCTCCCGCAACCGAACCCAAAAAAGTTGCTGCTAAGAAGCCCAAGGCAAATACGGTGGTGGAAGTTCCCGCGACTGTTGAAAAACAAGATATCCCTGCCGCCGTGGTAGAAGAGGTTGTCAGTGAAGATTTGGTGGAGCTTCTCACCTCTTTCAACAACAAAATCAACCAAGGCTGCGCCTTTTTCGCATCATTGAAGACTCAATTCAAGACTCTTCAAAAGTCGGTTCTCAAGGCACATAAGACTGCCCAAAAGGTGTCCAACCGCAAGAATCGTCGTTCAGGCAACCGTCAACCCTCTGGGTTTGTTCGCCCTGCCCTCATCAGTGACGAGCTCGCCGTGTTTTTGGGTAAGCCTACTGGTACTGAAATGGCACGAACGGATGTTAGCAAGGAAATCAACCAATACATTCGCACCAACAAACTCCAGGACGAAAAGAATGGTCGTCAAATCAATGCTGATGCCAAGCTTACTGCTCTTCTCAAGTTGAATGGTACTGATAGTCTTACTTATTTCAATTTGCAACGATACATGAAGCACCACTTTGTCAAGGTGGAAGCTCCCGTTGAAGCCGTTGCTACTGCTTAAATAAAATACAAAATCATATAAATACAATACTTACTATTATATGTATAAATCATGGGCAGCGATTATTATATTCATATCTATTTGGAAATTGAACATACAGGTGGAAGATGTTATATAGAATTACCCATTGCGCGAGGTTATTTTTGTGATTGTGCTTGGGGTATTTATGACAAAGATGAAGATGATGAACCCTATTGGCATGGTGAAGAAGCATCCGATTTGAGAAAACAATTAGAAAAATTCATGTTGAAACCACGTCCTGATGTAATCATTTACGCAGACAAAAAATACAAATCGGATTTTTTACAAGAAAAATATGAGCCGATCATTGTGAAAAAATTGGAGGAGAAAACCCCCAAAAAAATACGGTTTGAAGATACCGGAAAATTACAAACATTGGATGATATCATCACGATTACTCGGTTTGAACTTAGATACGAACCTAATTTATAAACCTAAATAAGAAATATAAAAAATACAGTATATAATATTATGTAAACTGCATAATATCATGTCAAGTTTTTACTATTTGATCAAACGCGAAATAGAACATACATTATCCAATGGATGTGATATCCGTAGCAAAGCGGAGGATAACCACGCGTATTCTGAAGGACTACTTAGGAGTCCAGATGAATATGAAGTACATTGTGTCTCCAAACGTTTGTTTTCCGAAATAGACGATGATGCAGGACGTAGATTTGCAGAATCTTTGGTTGATATTCCCGAGGTTGCGTATATAGGTGATGCGACGAAAGTGCCGGAAAATTCGGGTCGGTACGAAAGTAGTGGAGAATTTCTCCGGCAAAATACGGACGATGACGTAGGAATCGGGCGTATTTTGCATTGTAGTTGTACAAAACAAACATGCAAAACAATAGAATTTAATTATTCAGATCTGTTGTCCAAATTAAATACATCAAACATAGATGATTCCAACAAAATGTTTTATCAACACGTATTGTCAGGAATTGCCTATATACATGAAAACTTCAGTCTATGTCAAATGAACCAACACAAATATGTATATTTGGAACATATGTATAACAATATGTTTACACACAATTTACGAGAACCACATTTGAATTTGTTTTTTCGTGTACAAAAAATACATCATGGATTTTCACAATTGGCACGTTTGTACAAATATCGTAAGGCTCATATACATAATATATGTGATTTGACCACCATCGCATTTCCTACAGACGTTCTCCAATTTCCTACGACATGGTCAAGCCTTCCAGCGACATGGTCAAGCCGATCCGTAGATGTTTGGTCTGTATTACAACACGGTTCATTGTATTTTTTCAATCGTCGTGATTTGACACAATTGTTAAATACTGCACTCGGAAATGCACCTTATTTTTTTGCAGAACCCTTGAAATGTAAAAACCCGTACAACAATGTCTTCTTTACAAAAGCGGATTTGTACAATATGTATTTTTTTATTCGCAGTGGTGGTATGAAAATTTCCTCATTAATTCATGAATTTTATATCTGCGAATTTCAATTGGGTTTGTTTAAAATAAAAAATGAACATCATATACTTGAATATGCGATTAACATACTTGTGAACAATGGAGACACCGATGAATTGCATGAACATGTGATAGAAATGCTGGAAACGTATATGCCCAAAAGAATTCCTCATGAAGATTTTCCCAAAGAAAATTTGGTAGATGTCATGCGTCCTTATTTGGTATTTTATTTATATGTTGAATGGATTTCGTATCGTAGAAAATATAATTTACGGGTTTTGTTACAAAATTTAAATATTTTTTATCATACGAATCCACAATATGGACGTAAAATCATTACAAAAACACCGAATATATTTGGTAAAAACAATAAAGGTTTTATCACAAATGCAGTACGTCCACCCATTGTATTTATATTACCAAACTCACCTGATAATTAGGCAGAGACATCAGACACCGGTCAGAGGGATGAAAAAAAATTGATTTGCCATTTTTACAATAACAAAATAAAAGTATCCCTTAAAACCGTACCAAAGCAATTATGACATCGTTCGCTCCCCAATCAGTTCCTATGAGTGTGTTTGTTCCTCACGTGGATGCCTCCTTTTCATGGGAAGACATTGCGTATTATTTTGAACAAGTGTTTGAAATCGGTAAATTAGAACGTATTGAAGCCGTTCCCAAGATGAATCAGAAAGATGGACACCCTTACCATGCGTGTTTCCTGTATTTTAGCCATTGGAACAATGGATACAATGCGCAAAATCTACGTTTACGTATGATGCAAAACATGCAAACACGTTTCTACGTGAATGAACGTTTGTATTGGATGGTTTGTCCCAATACAAGCGATGTATTCGTAGAGAATTTACCTACACCGAAACATATGTCATTAACCATGTTTGTTTCGGGAAAAGGTGATTTGGATTCCATCATCCAAACGTTCAACGATATGGATCTCGGAAAGGTAAGTATTACTCATACACGTTTGACAGACGAAACCCCTCTAAACCAAAATTTGTTAGTATATAAACATATTTCTTGCCAAGGTTCCGACATTCCTTGGGTTCAAATTATGAATCCCCACGCATGGAAAATCGTCGTAGAATTTGATTACTGGTATCATAGTAAATCCGCTCACGAATTTCAAAAAATGTTAGATAGTGAAAAATATGTGATTTTGTTTCCGGATATTAGTACACGTTGGATTGTTACGCAATATCATGCGACTCCACAAACCGACGGAATCAATCCATATATTTGGAATTCGCCAATTCAAGAAAAAAACATTGAATTCAGTAACAATAGAGACGACGAGGATATGTTGGATATTTCTGAAGACTCAGTTGGAGGCTATACGTCCCCTGAACAAATTGCTTTGAATATGTACTCTGAAAATTGTTCTATTGCTAACATTGTCTAATACCGATAACTAAAAAAACAAAAAAATATTAAAAAAAAAGACGGGGCACAACCCCCATCTTTTTTTTCGTTCGTTTTTGTCCGGATTAAAATGTTCAAAGGTGAATGTATATATGAATAAAAATACAAATAGTGTAAACATTATGTCCATGCCTACCCAAGAAGAATTGTGCATAAAAATCTTGGAATATGTACAAAATCATTCTCCCAAATTGTACATTCTCACTCCCTGTTTTGGAGGAGTATGTTACGTGAATTATGTTCAATCCATGATAGCCACTCTGGAATTGTTTCATCAGTTCGGATTTCCCATACAATTTGAATTTTGCAAAAGCGATAGTTTGATTACTCGGGCGCGAAACAATTTAATAGCCAAAGCCATGGCAGACACGGAGATGACACACGTCCTATTCATTGACAATGATTTGATGTGGAATCCGATGAATATATTGAAAATGATACTTGCGGAAAAAGGTATCGTCGGCGGAATTTATCCTCTAAAAAAATATCATTGGTCACGTTTGGTAGGAGAAGACCTCTCCAAAACTCGTTCTCGCTGCGCAGACGAGTTAGTTGTTGATGATCAAAATAAGATTGAAGAATGGTTAGATAAACGTAATCAATCCGTATTAAAATCATATGTTCCCGATGATGTCATGATCCAATCACGTTTGTTGTCTTTCAATGTCAATCATTTAGGAAATCATTTAGAAATTGACGATAATTTAGCCAAAGTACGTCATATACCCACCGGATTTATGTTAATACAACGTTCTACAATAGAAAAAATGCACGAATCCTTTGCTGAAACCAAATACACGGACGATGTCGGATTTTTAACCCAAGAAGAAAACAAATTCGCCTATGCATTGTTTGAATGTGGGGTACGTGAAGGACATTATTTTTCCGAAGACTGGATGTTTTGTGAACGATGGATTCAATTGGGAGGTGATATTTGGGCAGATGTAAGTATCTCTTTGACCCATACCGGCATAGAAGATTATAGAGGATCCTATCTTGCATCTTTACTTTAGATACAAAAAAATTGATTTGTTTTATCTACCCTACGATTGAATGGTAGATAAATTAAATGGGCATCAAATTTCTGAATCGTTACTTGATTAACAAGTGTAAAAAAACATCCATCTCATGTACATCTTTACAAAGATTCTCTGGGAAAACCATTGTTGTAGATACCTACATCTATATTTATAAATTTCTGGGGGAAGATAAACTATTGGAGCACATGGACCGTATGGTTTCCATGTTTTTGAATTACAAAATTACTCCTATATTCATCTTTGATGGAAAACCACCCCAAGAAAAACAATCGTTGTTGTACCAACGCCGAGAAAAAAAACAAGAAGCCGAAGACAAATACAAAATCATTTTACAACAAATAGAAAGTGGATTGGATTCCACGGAAGAATTGAAATCCCAATTGATTGGACTGAAAAAACAATTCTTGAAAGTGGATTATGATCATATACAATGTGTGAAATCTATTTTACGTGAATACAAGGTGGAGTTCATAGATGCAGTGGGAGAATCGGATGAATTATGTGTACAATATGTCAAATCTCAACGTGCATGGGCATGTTTGAGTGATGACATGGATATGTTTGTGTATGGTGCCGACCGAGTATTACGCAATTTGTCTTTGCACAAACAGACCGTGGATTTGTACAACATGAAATCCATTTTGACGGATTTGCATATGGATATGAATACGTTTCGTCAAATTATGGTATTATCCGGTACAGATTACAATACAGAATCCAATGTGACTTTGCACGAAACCTTGAAATGGTATCATGAATATAAAAAACAAAAACTTGCGCCGCGTAAAGAAATAACCTTAGACTTTTATCAATGGTTATGTAAACATACGAAATACATACAAGATTATCATAAATTGATACATGTACATAATATGTTTGTCCTAGATGACATTTCTGATGTCAAAAATTAAAACGACAAATAATGTGGTATTTTTTTTGTGATCTAGGACACAAATATATGATCATATAGTAAATGTATGAACATGGACCATGACACAAAAAATCATGACATGAATGTGGAATATTATCTATTATGTAAAAAAATAAACCAATCCGAGAAAAACGTACCGCCCATCACCAAACATGGAAAATTACAAATCCTATATGAAGATTTAGTCCGTTCGTTTTCTCGTCCCGTCATACATCTACCAAAAACCGAACAATTTCAGGATAGTAAATATTTTCGTTTGATACCCACGGAAATACGATCCCATATACCCGTATTGAAATCACGTTCTCAATATACATTCACGACACCGGGTGGACGAAATATTACCGTATGCATTGCGTGTTATCACGATTATGTCCAAGAACATGCCGACATGGTACAGCAAATATATTCTTGGTTCTGTTTCTTGGAAAAACATGCCCGTCCAATTTGTTCCAAGAATTTGACCGTGTATCTTTATTTAACCAAATGTACCAAGATATTACCAAAAACCAAGAACACTGAGATATCCGAAATCAACGTGAATAGTGGGTTTACCATACCCTGTCCCCAATATGACAATGAAATCTATATCTACCGATACGAAGAATGGTTCAAAGTATTCTTGCACGAAACGATTCATGCCCTGGGTATAGATTTTTCTTGGTATAGGAATCAAGCTCCCATAGAAAATATTCTACGAAAAGAATTTACCGGGGTACAAACTACCCAATGGAACATTTCGGAATGTTATACCGAGGTTTGGGCAGAAATATGCAACATATTGATTCAAGTATATCGGATTACCAAGAAACCGAAATTTGCTCAAATACAATTCATTGTACAAACGGCTTTGATGTATGAATCATGTTGGTCACGTATTCAGTGTAGCAAAGTATTGCAACATTATGAATGTGGCAACGCATATTCTGAAGGACGACGTAGGAGTCCAGAGGAATATGGTATTAAGTACCAAGAACTCAAGGGTGATGTCAAGGTGTACCAAGAAACAGACACATCTGTATTTACCTATTATGTATTGAAAAGTATATTAATGACCCACCTGGATTTGTTCTTGGATTGGTGTTCACAAGCTTCACTGAACAACCCTATGTTGTTTACCAAGATATTTGATGACGAAAAAACGATTGAATCGCGTATGATCTCCTTTGGTAATTTCTTGGTGCAAATGTCAGGAGAAATGGATCATCATTTGACCAAGAAAAATGTCTTTTCTATGAACTCTATGCGAATGTCTTTGTGGGGATAGAGACGACGTACCTGAAATAACTAGGAATAATATATAACTCAATGTTATTTCATCATGTTGTTTTTACGTAGACGTTCACGCGTTGCCGTGAAACCAGAAGCGTTACCGGAAAGTGTTGGTCAGAGGGGCGTACGTTCATCATTACCATCAGCAACACCAGAACCACCAGAACATTTTATGCGTTCTCCTTCATGGAAAATGTTTGAAAAAATTGAATTGAGAAAAAACATATAGAGAAATGGTAATAGCAATATATTTAATATGGCAGATTTTTTGGGAAAATTGTCCTTGTTTAACAATAGTACGCGTATCACACCCAATGGTTCACCAAAACAAGAGAAAAAAGGAGTATTCATAGAATCATTGCCCGACAACCATGTTTCTAGGAGTAAATCCAATTCTTTTTCGGGAAATCGGGTTTCCCCCGCACCTTTACAAAAAGAAGATATAGAACATCATATAGAAACCTTGCCAGGTACACCAATGTCAGGACATGAAAGCGGTATGAATACACCACAACTGGTGGCGTTGCCAGATGAGTTAGCATACGATACGCACGAATGGTTAGAAATAGACCGTCCAGCTGAACATAATTATGTAGAACATGTTCGCACAATATACAGACACGTATTGGATGATTTGTATCGTAGATTTGTACCTCCCACCGATATACATGAAAAATATTTAGAAGAAATACGCTCACCTTCTTGGGAAACTTTTGAAAAAAAACACAATAAATGAAGACAAATCCATATAAACCATAATGAACTTACTAATATATACAAAATGCATTTTTGTTTGTATGTATTCTTACAAGGAATCCTGTTGATTCATGGATTCAGAAATCCTCAAAAAACATCGTATTTGTTTTCTACTCATGATTGCAAAAATTGCAATTCACAAAATTCAATGCCTTCCGACAAATCAATCTTACGTTCATGGACATGTATAGGAGTCCAAGAACATATTGATTGGTCCAAACCGTATCGTGTACAATTGGGGGATTTGCCTCTGGTCATTTGGTCAGATGGACAAAGTCAATCAACAACTAAGTTGAAGCATCCTGCGGAACCTAATTCTTTTTTTTCTACCATCAATATTTGTCCTCATATGGGATCCAAATTGGACAACGGTATCATTACTCCTCAGGGAAAATTACAATGTCAATATCATGGAAAAGAATTTGACAAAAAGGACCAATTTGGACAGGTCAAATTGCACGAAGGTAAACTTTTTTGGGCATTGAATCCGATACATTCATCCCCGCCTCCTATTCCTTATTTTCATCATCCCAATTATGTCCATTCTTTTTTGGAATTGGATATGGATGCAGGATTGAAAGATTGTGCACTGAATTCTATGGATTTGCGACATCCTGAATATGTACATCGTATGGGATTTGGGAGTCCCATTCCTGCCACCAATATCAAAAATTATTTGTATCCTTCACGAAAAGGATATGCTGATCGCGTAGGACTGTCCTTTGATTATCAATCCAATCCGATCATGCAACAAATCAATCAGAATTTTGAACCTACTCATAATTTCCATATGTTTGTTTATCCTACTTTCTCTTGGTCAAGAGTGTCATTCCAAGACAAACATTTGATTGTCGCCTTGAATTTGTTACCCTTGTCTCCCAACAAAACACGTTGGTATGTGACCTTGATTCATAATTATAGCAAAACCAAGGTGCAAAAACAGGTCATGAAATTGTTGGCTTTGACCATTATGAAACAAGATTTTGTACAAATGCGCATGCAACAACCAGAAAGTGCACTGAAAACTGCACGTATGTTTGAACAATGTTTTGATGATGAAAGTGTCATATTACGATTGTACAACATGTTGGAAGACTACGAATATCCGTCTATTGGAACTATTGGAACCTACGGTTCCAGTAAAACCTCCCTTAAGTAACGAGGACACCCCCCACTACGTGGTGGTGCCCTCATAAGGTTTCCAAGAACCATTTTAATATTATTTATATAGGATCCTATACAACTAATTAACCAAGACTCCTCATAAGAAACCTTATGAGGGCACCACCACGTAGTGGGGGGTGTCCTCGTTACTTAAGGGAGGTTTTACTGGAACCGTAGGTTCCAATAGAAATAAATCAAAGGGTATATAGTATAGTTCGTACAATACCAATCGTTGAATGAATCTTTGGAATCGTATTGTTGTATTGGTTCTTTGTATTTGTGCAGGATTGTATATATTACATCATGTTGAAAAATTTTCTACAAATTCAATGGCGAATATGGAAAACAAGGAAGGTATGTCCAATGCAAATACAAATACAGGAACAGACAACACTGATAACCGTACCACCGTCACCCACACCACAATCGTCGCCGTCCCCGACAGTAAGGGACTCTTTGAATTCAATCACGGAAAGTCAGATTCTAGCAAGATCCCTAAGATAATTTGGACTTTTTGGTCAGATGACCGGAGGTCATCAACCTTGGGGTCAGAAGGACCAGAAAATAGCGTGGTAAAATCATGCATAGATTCTTGGAAAAAACACAATCCAGATTATGAAATCCATGTTCTCACCAAAAAAAATTACAAAAAATACATCTACGGGGTTCCCGATTTGGACATTGATATTGAGAAAATGAAACATTCCGGCGATTTCGTCGCACGTTTTGCCGATTATGTACGATGTATTGTATTGTCACAACAGGGCGGTTTTTGGATAGACGCATCTATCATTTGTCACGCGCCTCTTTCTTGGGTACATGCGACCCAAAACAAAACCGGTGCCGAATTTGTCGGATATTATATTCATAAAGGGACCTATTTAGAATATACGCAAACAAGTCCTATGATAGAAAATTGGTTTTTTGCTTGTGTGCCCGGTTCGTTATTTATGCAAGATTGGTGTGAAGAATTTTTTCGTACGGACGAATATGCTACCATTGCAGAATATTTAGACAATGTCAAAGAACAAGGGGTTCATTTCAACAATATACATAATTTAGCGAGTCCAGAATATTTGACTATGCATATTTCTGCACAAAAAGTTTTACAACGACCCACCGACGAACACAAATACAATTTATATTTGTTTTCGTGTTGTTCTGGACCCTTTGCCTATTTGCACGACCACGACTGGAATTCCGCCGTCGCAGTTCATCAATTGGTAGACACCGACACGTGTGAAAATTATTACAAATATCCTCTGATCAAATTACGTGGAAGTGAACGTACCATTTTGGAACAATATGACGATTCTATCAGACAACGAGCATTTGCAGACGAAGGTAAATAAAGTGTATTGAGAATGTAATAATCACTATTATAATTATTACATTGGCAGATGAAAACGAGGACATGGTTCATCCTTATCTTATGTATCCTTTTGATTTCCTATATTTTCTATGTAATGGTGGTATGTGATCAATGTAAAAAACGTCGTCAAAGTCGTGAAGAAGCTCTACAAATGAAGGAAAGTTTTGACGATGGTACTCAAAAACTCATCTTGACCAACTGTGATTCTCTAGGTGAATTTCATCAAGGAAATCAAGATACGAGTTCTATACCGAACATCATTTGGATGTTTTGGGAAGGACCGATGAATCATGTCGTAGAAACTTGCATAGAATCGTGGAAATTTTACAATCCAACGTATGATATACGGGTACTGAACAAGAGCAATTGTGCAACGTATACCGATATGCATGTGGCAACGCATATTCTGAAGGACGACTCTGCGAAGCGTGGAGTCCAGAGGAATATGGATATACATTCCTTACGACATGCCAATGAAAACAATACACGCTTTTCTGATTTTTTACGTGCTCTTATTTTGTCAAAACATGGAGGTTTTTGGGTAGATGCTTCTATCATTTGTCATCATCCGATTTCTTGGGTTCATGCGATCCAACGTAGTTATCAGGTTGAATTCGTCGGTTATTATACTGGCAATAAGAGCATGCCCACGGTAGAAAATTGGTTTTTTGCCTGTGTTCCAGATTCAGCCTTTATGCGTGATTGGTGTCAAGAATTTGTACGATTCAATGAATTTCCTAGTGCGAATGATTATTTGTCCGATGTACGAAATCAAGGTATCAATTTGGACAATATGCCTTATTTGGATTATTTGACCATGCATGCTTCCGCCCAACAAGTATTGCAATCTCATCCTGATACGTATCGTATCTATTTGTTTTGTGCGAATTCGGGACCTTTGTTGTACATTGAACAAGTCGGTTGGGATTATCCACGTGCGGTGGATTTGTTGACAAATACAGATACATGTGAATCGTTTTATCAGTATACCATGATCAAATTACCGAATGGACCAAGAAACGAAATGTTACATAGAAAATTATCGGATGTTCAACGGGCTATCTCTATTGGAACCCAGGTTCCAATAAAACCTCCTGGGTAACGAGGACACCGACCTTCGGTCGGCGCCCTCATAAGGTTTCCTTGAATTTATTCTAGGTACCACTTTCATATTATTTGTATAGGATCCTATACAACTAATTAACCAAGACTCCTTGTAAGGAACCTTATGAGGGCGCCGAGCGCAGCGAAGGTGTCCTCGTTACCTAGGAGGTTTTACCGGAACCTTGGGTTCCGATAAAATTGAAATAAAAATGTGGACATATATAGAAATATATATCTACATATACCATAATCATCATGTATAGTATTGCTGCACCACCCGATACTCAACAATTGAAAAAATCGTCCACTGCAAGGGGTACGACGAAAAGTCCATATCCGGAAGAAAAATCCAACAAGAGACCTCTGGACCAAGACAAATTGTATTTGTATATCAATACGACGTTGACTACCAAAATTCCTTTGCATATTACCGAAGTAGGACAAACCGTTCAGAAAAATTTAGAAGAAGCCTTGAATGACCGTATTGCGAATAAATGCATTGAAGAAGGGTACATTCGTCCCAATTCCATCCGTATTCATACCTTTTCTGCAGGCACAGTTCGCCAAGAATATGTAGATTTTCATGTGATCTTTCAATGTCAAGTCAGTTGCCCAGTAGAGGGACAAATCTTGGAATGTACGGTGAAAACCATGACCAAAGCAGGAATACACGCCCAGTGTATTGATAACTATGGTAATGTACCCATTACCGTCTTTGTCGCGCGTGACCATCATCAACAGAGTCAAGAATTTCAACATATTCAGGACGGTGATCAAATACGTATATCAGTCATTGGTACGCGCTACGAATTGAATGATCCCTATATTTGTGTCATTGCAAAATTATTGAACAATTAGATATCAATCAAAAATTTCTACGGTCATATTTGGTCATAATATAGTCTTCCAACCGTAATTCTCCACGATTCATAAAATCATAGGTATATTTTTTTTTCCATACAGGTGGTAAAGGCTTCCATAGTTGATGAACACCATTGAAATATACATTCATGATAGCCTGTTCATTCGTCCTAGAAATAGGATACTTATTCGCATAAAATATAAGATCATTCTTGGTTTCATCAAGTATGATATCACTATGAAATAACAAAATGGTACTCTGAAAATGATCCCCCAATAAATCTATTTCTTGGGTCAATTGTTGAAAAATGTCCGGATAAGATTTTTGTTTGAATTGACCAATATAATTGTAGTTAGGTTCGGGATAGGTATCCGAATGGGCGATCAAACAATCGTTTCCGTATTCGGTAAGAATCTCCCAAAAAGGTTCTATGGGATTGTAAATTTGTATTCCGGCATCTAGGTAAAAAATCATCTGCCATTGTTTAAAAAAAACATCAAATACGTGGATTTTATGCCATTGAAATGTTTTGGTCACTTCGCGTTTCCCACGATTGCTTTCTGTATCGGTGGTTTCGTTTCGTATTTTTTCCATGATATAGGTCAAATCCATGTTTTCAAATACTTTTATTTGAATTTGTAATTGTGAAAGAACATCTTGGTGTTTCATGATATTTGGATACGAACTTTCGTCAGTAATCAATACCACTGTTTCAAGATATTGTCCTACGGTTCGTAATTGATAGATGGTATGTATCGCCTTTTGGAAATAGGCATCGTTCACGACCAAGACCACGCATTTTGTAGACATGTATATGGTATTATACACATATCTATTTTCTATATTTATCTATCCTGTGAAATTGTCCACATTTTTGCAATGAATATGTAAATTGAAAATCGGACATGTCATTCCCTCGTTTACCAAGAAAGGGCGAAGGATACCATCATCACCTTTTGACCATGTAAATCCATATTGATTGTATTTGATCACACAGGTTTCATTCACAAATCCTTGCGAATTTCCAGAAATGTTTCTTGGGTCTACTCCTCCCAGATATTGACCAATCGCTGCCGCATCAAATATCATATGGAATTGATCCCAATGTTGGGTTACATAAGTTTGTTCCTCTGTTTTTGCCATAGTAGGGGACGCAATCGGTAAAGTTCGTATCCATTGAGGAAAACGATGGGACAACATGGAAAAATTCGTCATATCATTTTGTTCAAACGAATAATGTGCCAAGACATTCCCTAGAATCGTATGATTGGGTACATAGACGATACTTGCAATGGCTCTATGAAAACTATCCACTGGAATATACATGTACTGTTTGTCTATTTTTTGCTCCAATACATCTGTATGATAATAAATCGGAACATCGTTTTCTAGGTGCAATACATTCTCAATGTTGTATTGTTTCATAAATGCATATAAGTAAAAAAAACGACTGGAAGTAAACATGGTAAACCCATTACGAAACATTTTGTCCAATTGGGTATGTTTGTGGTATTCAAAATCATCATGTAACAGATGATAAAAGATACATGTGACTTTTTTACCGAATTCGGCAAAATGGTATTCGTATTCCTGATTGGTAATTACATAGATGGAGGTATGACCAAGACGAATCAATTGTCGTAGGTTGGATAAGATATATTCTTGGAAATTTCCGATAGAAACCAATACAACATTCATGACGACAATATACATGAATATTGCTTTTTTATTTTATGTGGTTTTGTCAGGTGGGTAGAAAGCCTCCAACAACTAACCGTGAAGGTAATTTCGTTACCGAACGGTTTTGTCAATACAACGTATTCCGTACACGATACATCCGATAGGAATCAGTATAGGAGACAACATAACCATACCTGTTCCGCTTAAAAACCCAAAGATACCGAAAGTAGTCGTTGCTCCAACACAGGTTAAAAAATCTTCCTCTCTGGATCTCATATATCCGTTACACAATCCATACGTGCCGCCGCCCATTCCTCCACCATAAAGCAAACTTGTTATCAAAATCGCATTGACACTGATATCGTCATTTCGGGGGGATCTATTACAAAATGTTCGTAAACGTACCGGAGGAATCGTTGTATATATTCTTCGTAAACCTAACATGATTATATACAATCATTGCTGTTTCATTCTAATTCATTTTTTATGTATAGTACACCCTTGAAGATTTATAATGGGACGCCCGTTGGGCGTCCTACTAGAGATTCAAGGGCAACGTTACCGATAAATGAATTGAAAGGCAATCCACCGAAGGCGGATTGTCCCATTTCAAATCTTCATCGGTGTAAAATGGTATAAAAATATGCACGGTATAATCCAATACAATCATGAGTGAGGATATTACGGCAAAAGAACAGACATTGGAATATATGAAGAATCGTATTGAAAAAATGGGAAAAACACAACATATTGAAATTCTCAACATATTGAAAAAAAATACCACCGTCAAATTGAATGAGAATCGCAACGGGGTGTATATCAATCTTTCGTATTTACCCAACGATGTCATTGAAGAATTGCAAAAATATTTGGATTATTTGAAAGACCAAGAAACCAACTTGGAACAGTTGGAAATACAAAAAGAAGAATTCAAAACTACGATTGAATGTGGTATCCGTAGCGGAGCGGAGGATATCCACGCATATTCTGAAGGACGACGTAGGAGTCCAGAGGAATATGGTATTGCAGCGGTATAATGGAATACGATATAAAAATTACATTTGATAATAGTATGTATAACATTATTATGAAAGAAATCACTCCCTTCCTATACACATCTTTGTATCCTTACGGATGTTTGGACAATTTTGATCAATTACAAACCGCTCTTGGACCTTGGATGTTGACCCACGAAAACAAAAAAACATGGGATTCGGTTAGTCCTACATTGGTTACACAGGAACCATTGCCTTTGGTTACAGAGGAACCATTGCCTTTGGTTACAGAGGAACCTTTGCCTTTGGTTACACAGGAACCTTTGCCACAGGTTTCACCCCCTATACGTAGATTTTCACCAAGAAAACCGGATTCACTGTTTTGGTCCATGTTCGTCGCCCATTATGGTGTGGATTCATTTTTCCAAATAGAAAACAAATACATGAATCGTGAATTGGAAGAAAAAACTCATATCATGGAGTTTCTAGGTAAGAATCGTTCTTTACAAAAATCCATAAAAATCTCTGTAGCGACGGGACAAGAAATCATGGGGGATTTGATGACCAATCGTCAAACCACTCTAATGATGTTATCCGCATTTGCCATGTATTATAAGAAACATATTTTGGTTGTTTCCGAAACAAGTCGTACTTATCATGTATTTCGTGCTCATACGGAAGAAATTACGGATGAAAATGTGTATGTGATTTATAGGTCCAAGGGTGAACGTAGTACACCACAATATGTGACAGAAACAACCGTAACATCAGAAACCATGAACAAGATTCGTACAGAATATTTGCAATTGGATTGTATTATGAAACCACTGAAAGGACCTGGAAATTTTAAAATGGGTGATTTGGAACAAATGATGGAAAAATTAGGTATTAAACGCGAAGAAGATACAAAACTAAAAAAAGGGGAAATGTATGAGGCTATCGTGAAACATTGTGAAGTCGCCTGGATTTAGATTTTTATAGAAATATTTTACGCCCTCTGACCATCATGCACCAGGACTCCTATGTCGTCCTTGCGCATGATTTTATTTCCACCTACGGTGGAAATAGAGGAGAAATTCTCCACTACTTTCGTACCGACCCGAATTTTCCGGCACTACTTTCGTACCGACCCGAATTTTCCGGAATTATATCTTTTGCTTTCTATACAATGAAACACCCATTTTGAAAAATTTATAAATTCGTGAGTATATAATTGACGATTACTACTATATTGTTGTCTTAAATCTAAATAATAATTCAGACCACTATATCGTGTTCTTAATTGTAAATAATAATAATTCATGTCTTCATCATAATATTCCTCTATTTTTTGTTTAATAAGAAAAGCCACTGGATGAAATTCTCTTGAGTCCTCGGCAAGCTCTGCTTGCCTGGACTCAGTTGTTGCGAGCAAAGCTCGCTGACCACTTCTTTCGTACCGACCCGAATTTTCCTTGATTATTTCAGTAGGTAATTTCATTTTCATTATGATTGTTTATCATAATCAAATATCGGCTATAAATCAATTTTTTTTTATCCGCAAGGACGACGTAGGAGTCCTGGTGCATGATGGATGTGGTATCCGTAGCGGAGGATATCCACGCATATTCTGAAGGACGACGTAGGAGTCCAGATGAATATGAAGAATCTTTACAGAATTACAACTCTGAAGGTGAATGACCTATGGATGTGGGTGTGTGTATATTTTTATTAGATTTTGACGATGATGAATGTGTATCGGGCACCATCTCCACAGAACCTTTGGTTAACGTCCCTTGTCGGTATGTCGTATCTAACTCCGAAAAATGCATATATTTATTCGCGATTTCCAATCCATATTCGTCAATTTCTTCGTCTGAATAATTTTCAATAACGTTTCCAAAATAATCCTGTTTTTCAACACCAAATATTTCATGCAAAATTTGATTAAATCCTTTTGTGGAAGACATACGAGATACTATCATATCATAAACGATAGACAATGCTATAGGATCCGTAATTCCTATATTGTATAAAACAAATATAATTACACGTTCATAATATCCGATTGTGTTAGTGTCGTTTATATTACCACCTTTTCTTGCACTTACTCTTGTTTTAATACTTTTTCTTGCACTTATTTTTACACTCTTTTTTACTGGACGTCTTACTGTATTTGGTTTTACACTTTTTTTTATAGTAGATGATTTTTCTAATCGGGGTATTCCTCGTTTCTCATCTACGATATATCTTCGTTTTTTAGTATTTTTTTCAGTTGCTTTTTTTGCGTTTTTTTCTGTTCTTTCTCTAATTTTTTCTAATTTTTCTCTAGCTTTTTTTTCAGCTACCGCAGCACGTCTTATATTTAGATCTTCTGTTTTATTACTATTTTTAATTGCAGTATCAATTCTTTCACGCATGATGTTTTTAAATTCATTGATGTCCATCGCATTTATTTCGTCAGTATGAATATTTTTGATAAAATCATTAAATAATGCTGTGCCTGGATGTAAAATATATTTTGTATCTTTTATGTTTGAGTCCAATTTTGATGTTATGGTAATTAACGAAAATGATTGTTCAAATCTATATTTTTCAATTGTTTTTTCAAATTCTATTTGTATTTTTATACTGGTGTCATCTGTTTTATTTGATAATTGTGTTACCGTGTTTTTATATAAATTATTCAATTCTGTATTTAAATATTCTATTTTTTTTTTTACATCGTTAAATATTTTATCAAAACGCATAATATGGTCTGCAGTTATTCTAAAATCTGCTATTGATTTTATACCAAATGTTTCAATAATATTTGTATTATTTGATATTACTTTCTCAGATGGTTTTGGTTGTCTTTTGTTTGTTTCTTGTGATTTTAGTTCTACATATGCCACATCTTTATATCGTGAATCTATCATTTTTTGTAATGCCAATATTTGTCCATTATTATGTTTTTCTAATGAATTTTTATTAGCTAATATTATGTTTTCATAATTTACAGGTCCTGTTCTAAAATATACAGGTTGACATGTTTTGTCTTCTTGTGAACCCTGGTTTGCAGTGCATATACAAGGTACATTTAAAATAGCACTAATATAAAAAACAACTTTATCAGTCGTAATCATTACCAAATCTCTGCGGTCTTGGTCTTTTATGTTATTTACAATCATGTATGCCAAATACATCAATACTTGAGCAACATCACCTAATTCTTTTGTTACAAATATTTTTATTTTTTCATCGCATCCTAATTTAATATTTTGCAAATCAATATTTTTTAGGTCATTTCCTTTTGAATAATTTTTAAAATTACTAAATCTGTCTTGTATTTTTTCCGCAGATGAAGTGCTATTTGTAGAAATTGGCTTTACTGTACCATCAATTTTTGATAAAGGACTAGTTGGGTATTGAATGACTACATTATATTCTGGGATAATAGGTTTTTTGAGTAATTTTGTAGACCAAAATGTACCTTTTGGAAACCCTAGTGCATCAAAAAACAATTCATCAAATACAATTTCAACATCATTATTTTGAGGAAAATACAATACATTTTCATAATTTGTACCTGCAGTATCCAATATGGTAGCAGGTGTTACTATTTTTGTTATATTTGGATTTTTAAGTATATCATTTGCTGAATATCCTGATTCTTGAAATGCGAATGTAGCTTCTGAAATTTGTGTAGAAATACTGTTATCTGTGGTTAGTCTTAGCAAAGGTGGGTAAAATTCTGTTTTTTTTTGTATATCAGTTTTAGTTCCATTTGTCCAACCAGGCCAGTGAGTATCATATATTGTTTTTAGTAAATTTTCATCAATTGTTTTTTGCATAGGATTCTTAAAACAATTATTAATTATACTTCTTGATGTATTTACATCCGCTGATACTCTAAAATCTTTGTAAATGTCTCCATAAAACCGTTCAATAAGTTCTTGTTTATTCAGTCCGTTTGTGATTATCGGTCGTCCTTGTTCATTATTTTTTTTGTACATAAGTTGACTATTTTCATAAGTAAATGTATATTTTTTTGTATCCATGAAAACTATATCATATCGTGATAAACAAAATTGATTCTATTTGAATACAAATTCAAATAGAAGTATCATATTATTCTATATTATTACTGTTGTCATGGATGTTACAAAACCAAAGACACAATATCCTAAACAAATGAGTCAGGGTCATAGTTTAATACGGAATGAAACTTCTCGTACCATCCATGATAATCCGGCTCAATTGATGGAAAGAATGGTAGAAGCCTATCTAAAATCCAATCCATTCGTTGCGGGTGCCAATTATCAAACTAGAAAAGTTCCTGAATTGGAAGTCCGTTTTGGTACCAGTAAAAGTCCTCTGATGCGTCCTCTGAGTAAAATCAATTATGACCACGTCGTACAAGCCTTGTATTCTTCCGGGTTTCATCCGATTGATGACAACGCGACCGGGCTAAGTATTCTCCGGATTCAAAATGAATATTTTGACCGTAAAACCAATCTGAACAAAATCTCCAACATTCGTGCAGAAATCGTGGGAGCGGATCTTATACAAGAATATTGTCGTACCAATAGTTTACAAAAACTATTGGATTTACCTTCACAGACCAGTGCAAAATCCGACAAAATCAAATTCACACAAAAAAATACGGCAACTCTTGGTGATGGTCCAGGTGGTGAATACATCAAACCCGTGGATTTTCATGATTTCGGATTTCGTGTCAGTTATCAGACAGAATCTTATTATACCCCCCGTGCCGATATTGCGCGAAAAATCATTAGTAATTGGACCAATTCCAAAAAAACATTTCGTTATTTGAATCGTGTACGATTTGCTCATCCCAATTATCCCATTTTCGCAGACATTTCCATTGTCAAAAAATCCAAAACTGCCAATCGTGGTGTTCCTGTGCCTCAATATACACTACAGGATTCCGGTGTACTTACCAATGCAGAATCGTACGAAATAGAATTGGAATTGGACAATCAAAGGACCGGCTCTTATACTTTACCTGAATTGATCGGATTTCTACGAAAAACCATTCGTATTGTTTTAGGCGCATTACAAGAAACCCGTTTTCCCATTGGATTCGCCGAAATACGTCAAGTATTGTCGGGGTATTTGAAATTGACACAAAAAAATGCGGCAGAACCAGGTACGGATGCAGTAACCGATGAATATTTAGAAGCATTGTTGGAACGCAGGGATGCCATGATTGTATTACCAAAATATTTCGTGGGTCCCAGTTCTTACACTTTGCAAGTGGAAAATATTGTACCATTAGATACGACATCCACTACTGGAAACCCATTGCCCAACATTCGTCGTAATTATACCGTAACGGACAAAGCCGATGGTGAACGTCGGCTAATGTATGTAGCCACCAATGGACGTATTTATATGATTACTCCTTCCATGCAAATTATCTTTACAGGTGCACTTGCTGTCCGTGACACACAAATGTCCCCAGAACAAGGTAAAAATGACGAATTGGTAGACACTTTGTTGGATGGAGAATATATTTCTTACAATCGGCAAGGAGAACCGTTGAATTTGTACATGGCGTTTGATTTGTATTATTTGCACGGGGTCAATGTACGGAAAGAAGGATTTTATCCCATAAATACGGAAGAACGTTCTCTTGGAAATTTCCGGTTTTTGTATTTGGACAAATATTTACAAACCTTGAAATTACGTTCTATTATGGACATGGATGTGGATAATAAAGACGAAAAATTGTCCATACAAGGTGGTGCGATTGCCAATTTACAAAAAGGGAATGAGCGAGCGTGTGGATGGGAAATCCAAAAGAAAAATTTCTATGTTGCTACCGAAGAAAATCAAATATTTGAATCCTGTACCATGATTTTGTCCAAAATAGAAGAAGGTCAGTTTCCCTACAATACCGATGGTCTGATTTTCACACCGGCGAGTATGGGAGTCGGTGCGGACCGTATTGGGGTAGCGGGTCCACCAAGAAAAGAAACGTGGACACATTCGTTCAAATGGAAACCTCCAGAATTCAACACCATTGATTTCTTGGTTTCCGTTCAACACGACAAACGTGGACAAGAAGAAATCAAATATTTGTATGAACCCGGACGGAACATTCAGGACGATGCGAAATCCTTGCCCTCCTACAAAACACTCATTTTGAAATGCGGATTTGACCCGAAAAAACACGGGTTTTTGAATCCATATAGTGATGTATTGAATCTACGATTCCCAGGAAATGTTGGGGAAGAAGACGACGAAAAATACAAACCAGTGGTATTTCAACCCACCAGTCCATACGACCCCAATGCGTGTTTTTGTCATGTGACTTTACGAGATATGGGGGGGAAAGAAGGAGTCATGATGACCGAAGAAGGTGAATTCTTTGAGGGTAATATGATTCTGGAATGTCGTTATGATATGGAACGTGAAGGCGCATGGAAATGGGTTCCTTTACGTGTACGTTATGACAAAACCGCGGAATTACGTTCTGGCCAAAAAAATTACGGTAATAGTTACCATGTTGCCAATAGTAATTGGTCTTCCATACATAATCCCGTAAAAAAAAGTATGTTGACCTTGTTGGAAGACATTCCTACCCAATCCTATACACAAAATGATGTATATTACAATCGTAAAACACGCAATACGAATACACAAGCATTACGTAATTTCCATAATTTGTATGTGAAGAAGAAATTGATCGTAGGTGTATGCAATCCGGACGACATCTTGTTGGATTTTGCATGCGGTAAAGGTGGTGATTTGTCTAAATGGCGAACAAGTCGTCTAAAATACGTACTGGGATTGGATTTGTCCAGAGACAATATTCAAAATCAGGTAGACGGCGCCTGTTCCCGATATTTAGGAGATTGTCGCAAATATGGTGAAGCCAATATGCCCCGTTGTTTGTTCTTTGCGGGTGATAGTGGTAAAAACATACGTACGACAGGAGATGCCTTCACGAATACATCGGAACGCACGTTTGTCAAAGCCATCTTCGGTCAAGGAGACAAAAATCCCAAAGAATTGCCACCCGCTGTATTCAAATCATTTGGTATAGGAGAAGCCGGGTTTGACGTTGGTTCGGTACAATTTGCGATACATTATTTCTTTGAAAATGAATTGACACTACATCAATTTCTACGAAATGTCAGTGATTGTATTCGTATTGGTGGGCATTTCATTGGAACTACGTACGATGGTCAAACCGTATTTGATCAATTGCGTAAAAAACCAAAGGGTGGTTCTTGGACCATGATGAAAAATGATACCAAGATCGCCGAAATTACCAAAGATTATGATGCGACAGAATTTCCTGATACTGACGCATCCATTGGTTATCGTATTCAAGTGTACCAAGAAACCATCAACCAAGTGTTTCCCGAATATTTGGTGAATTTCAAATACTTTGTACAATTGATGGAACAATATGGATTTCAATTGGTGTCCAATGAAGATGCCCATCGTATGGGATTACCGGGTCCTACGGGTATGTTTGAAGATTTGTTCAAAAAAATGATGCAAGAAATACGTGGATTCAGAACGGCTGAGAAAGAATATGGTACTGCCTTAGACATGTCCGAAGACGAAAAGAAAATTTCCTTTCTTAACCGATATTTTGTATTTAAGAAAATGCATACGGTCAATACGGAGAATTTGTACAAGATCGTGCGTAATCGGGCATCCATAGAAGCTACGCACAAAACTATGGAACAAGCGACTGATATCAATACACGTACCGCTATGTTGACAGAACCAGATGCCTCCACGGATACAACATTGACGAATCCTTCACAAATTCATTCCAAGAAATTGAATAGCAAAATTACCATAGAATGTAAAACGGAAGAAGTAGAAAAAATGAACGAAACGCCTAAAGCTTCCATCCTGCTTTCTCAACCCGACGAAACACAAATTCCGAAGGATGACGTAGGAGTAGACGAAATCTCGGATGATCTGAGTCCTCGGCAAGCATCGCTTGCTGACCGTAGGGATGTCTCCACTACGTTACCGACATCCCAGAGGAATATGGTGACCATATTACCATCATCTCAACGCACCATTCTAACAAAAAGACCTACAACAAAAAAGATATAAGCAAATAATCATAACATAAACCAACTGTATGTATACCCATTTTTTATTACCACGTTTACCAACGACACTTTATACATTTTTAGCCATTCAGGAAACAGATACCTTACCGGTGGCAGTTATTAATGAATCATTGTCGTATTATTTGCATGATATCAAACATCAAATACATCTATATGAGAAGTTGTGGGAAACATTCAAACGTTTTACCAACACATATGAATACATTCATACGGTCATTCCTTTTAAGAAATATTGTATATCTAAATATCGTCCACTGTCACGTTCCTTTTTCAAAATGATTGAATTGATTCATTTGTTTGGTCTGGGTACCGAAAAAGCAGAACCAATACGTACGTTTCATTTGGCAGAAGGACCCGGAGGATTTATTGAAGCATTGGTAAAATTTCGCAATCGTTCGGATGATAAATATGTAGGTATGACCTTGCAAGACATTCATAACAATGATTATAACATTCCTGGTTGGAAAAAGTCACAACATTTTCTTCATGAAAATCGCAATACAGTTTCACTGGAACATGGTTGTGACCAAACCGGAAACATTTTGTCTTTGGATAATTTTGTCTATATTCATGAAATGTATGGGTCTTCCATGGATTTAATTACCGCAGACGGTGGATTTGATTTTTCCACTGATTTTGATAACCAAGAAATCAATATGACCAAATTGTTATTTGGACAAATTGCGTATGCATTGTGTATGCAGAAACAGGGTGGTTCATTTGTATTGAAAATATTTGATATTTTTATGCAACATACCATTGACATGATTGCATTGTTATCATCCATGTATGAAAAAGTGTATATTACCAAACCGAATACCAGCCGTGCTGCGAATTCCGAAAAGTACATTGTATGTAAAGGATTTATCCCCGTTTCGTCTTACAAATTTTATCCGTATTTGTTTCAATTGTTTCGTAAAATGTTGCATCCTGTACCGAAGGATCCTCCATCCACGTATATTTTTCGTATTTTTTCACCCAATGTCCCTATACACCAATTTTTCATGGGAAAATTGGAAGAATACAATATCATCATTGGGCAAACACAGATTGAAAATATTTATGTTACCTTGTCTTTCATTGTAGGAGAATGTATGCCACATTGTCGTATAGGAAATACAATGGATTCGTCCACAGCAGTCTCATTGAAAGATTCTGTCATTATCAAAGGAATTGACACCATTGATTTTCCGGAATCAGGAAAAGGACGTGTATCCGATACTCCCAACCAACGCATTTTTTATCGTTCTAAAATCCAAAATTTAATCAAAATGAATATCCAAAAATGTATTCAGTGGTGTATTCAACATAATTTGATGTATAATTACTAAATCACATAAACATATCACAACAATATTATGTAGAAAACGTATTTTACATAATACATGGAACAGAAAGACGATGTACCGACAAGGGACGTTACCCATATTCCTCTGGACTCCTACGTCGTCCTTCAGAATATGCGTTGCCACATGCAAACTCTTCCTCGCTGCGCAGAGACGAAGTCACCTTCTGAGTTAGTTGTTGAAGGCTACGCTTCGCAAAAGCCCTCTGACCAGAGGGTAGACAGAGATGAAACTTCGTGTACCATTTGTGCTGAATCCTATAGTAAATGTATGAGAGCATGTATAAAATGTCCCTATTGCCCGAGCAAGGCATGTTTGCAATGTTACCAAACCTATTTTCTTTCCGAAAACACGCCCCACTGTTTTTCAACAGAATGTAATCGTGAATGGTCACGAAAAATGTTAACCACTACATTTTCTGCCATGTTTTTAAATAAAAAATTAAAAAATCATCGGGAACAAATCATGTTTGAACAAGAACGTGCTTTGTTACCTGAAACACAACCCATCGTAGAAAACATCATTCGTTTGGAAAATAACAAGAAAAAAATATCGGAAATCAACCATCAAATTATAGAATTATATAGACAACGTTTTGAATGTCAAAGAGATATGCACGTAAATACTACAGAAACTACCGAACGTAGAACATTCATACGTTCATGTCCCAGTGAAAATTGTCGGGGGTTTTTAAGTAGTCAATGGAAATGTGGACTATGTGAGCAATGGACATGTCCCACCTGTAACGAATTAAAAGGTACCAATCGTGATGATCCTCACGAATGTTTACCGGAAAATGTTGCCACCGCTACCCTATTACGTCAAGACACACGTCCGTGTCCTTCGTGTGGAATCGGTATTTTTCGTATCAGTGGGTGTGACCAAATGTGGTGTACGGAATGTCATACCGGATTTCATTGGATCACTGGACGTGTTGAAACAAGAGAATTTCATAATCCACATTTTTACGAGTGGTTACAACGTAACAATCAAAATGCGGATGAACAACTTCCGGAAGAAAGAGCATGTGAACAAGTCATCACTACACGATTCATACGATATTTAGATCGGGATTTGAATTTGAAAAGAACATTATTAGATCATGTTTCCACTGAAGACATTGCCATACACAAAACGCAATGTGATAATGTGGTGGAAATTTGTCGTGCATTGATTCATTTTCGCGAATATGATTTGAATCATTATCAAGTAGACCATGTATTAAACAACCAAGATTTACGTGTTCAATACATGCGTAATCAGATTTCCGAAGACAAATTCAAACAACTGTTACAAAGAAAGGACAAAAAAAATCAACGATATCGTGATATATATCAGGTATTACAGGTGGTTTACCAAGCGTGCACAGATATTTTGTTTCGGTTTTCAAATGAAATTAAAAAAGAAGAGTGGAAAGATGATTTTAGTATCATAGACGAAATTCCTAATTTGGTTTCTTATGCAAATGAATGTTTTTTAGATATTGGAAAAATATATAATTCTGTTCCATTACGTATAACCAATCAAATACAATTAGGCAGAACATCGTTTCATTTTAATTTCTAAGTTTAGAGACGACGTACCTGTAAGTGACCTTCTATATGTGACCTTGTGTCATCTCTTTATCCGAAAAAATTACAACAGAGATCAATATAACAACAACAACAACATTGATAATAACATAGATCAATACATTGGTTTTGTACATTTTTCTTTGCAATTTCTTCACGCGGAATGGTTTCCTCAGTGCTCACTCCGTGGGCAAAAGGTTGCGACTGAATGTCGCCGACCGGTACGTCGTCTCTATTCATATCACGATTGATTTCGGTATCCTCCGCTCCGCTAAGGATACCACATCCATCAGGTACTCTGTACCTAAGAGAACTATCAGGAGGGCGTATTACTTCAGAATAATCCGGGATGTCGTGAGTGAACGCAGAGACATCAGACCCCGATTTTTCTGGAAATGTTGTTAAAATATTGGGCGAAAACTCGGGAGATTTCATAGTGGGGTCTACAGGTTTGGATGGCGCGATTTGCCAAAAACTCCGATACATTTCTATATATTATGGAAATGTATTAGTTGTTTGAGGATTTGCTAAATAATTTTTGAAATGCATCTTTAGGTTTACTACGTTTGTGTTTGGTAGTTGTTTTGGCAGGGGTTTTTTGTGATTTCTTGGTTTTCTTAGATTTCTTGTTTTTTTTGGTTTTTGGTGTTGTTTCCGAAGATGGGGGTGTTTCTGGACTATCGGCTTCTTCCGTGTCTTCTTCTATAGATTTGGACTTTTTTGAAGTGGATGGATTGTATTTGAGAAACCACGAATTATATTCCTTTGTACCACGTTTGTTCGCTAATTCTTTGAATTTTTCGTTTTTTTCAACACGTATATCATCCAGGGTGAGTTGTTTTCCGACACAATTGATGGAAAAACGTTTCAAGATACCGCGTTGTTCCAAACGATTTTCTTGTTGAACATCAAACAAAAATTTTGCCATACACATGAGACGTTCTGGATTGTAATAAGGACGATTCACATATTTAAACGCCAAATAAAATGTCAACAAGGTATCAATCGTACCTACTCTAATTTTACGTCCGTCTATTTCTATTTCGTTGTAACTATGACATGCCAATGGTTCATAGACATGTGCTAATAATTCGTTACCAATACGAATTTGATAATGTACAGGAATAATCTCACCACAGTCGTCCATTTTGTTAATTTTCACATTTTTCACGCCAATATCACTCAAACGTTCTTGGATAATCAAACATACGCGATTGGGATTTTCGTACAATACATCAAAATCCGGAACTTTTTCTATCAAACGACGTTGTTTTATCGGCATATATTTGGAATACAATCCACTCGCATAACCACCAAAAAATACCACCCCCTGGTCTATAAACGCGTCTCGTATCGTGGTATATATTTTTTGTTGTATCTCCTCTTCCGAATCTGCACTATCGGTAATTTTAGGAATATCTGTCATACGACGTTGAAAATCCACCATATGACAATCATATTCCACTTTGAATGGATAATGTTCATTCAATATGGTCAAACGTTTCAATACTTTTTCCCATCGTGACACGTCGCCCTTGGGACGTGACAATTCCAAATACATATTCATTCGTAAAAAATCCGGGGGAGAGTATTTGATACCTGCCACCGAAATAGATTCCTTTTTTACCATACTGAACAAACTTTCTGGTATATAGGTAATATCTGCAATCGGTGTAAAATTGACAAACACTTTGTAAGTTCCAAAATGTACACCTGCTTTGGCTTCTACTTCTGCGTATCCTTTTTTTGCGTAAATATCTGCCAATTCTATGGCATCTTCCATGGCATGGGGTGAATAAAAATCATAATCCGGTATTTCTATGTCACGATTGTAAAATTGTGCTTCTCTTGGTAAGATATTGTTGATCGCTGTACCGCCATAACATACCAATTGTTTACGAATCAAAAAATCTTCTAAAACATCTATGATACGGTCAATTTCCGCATTACGAACTCCCACGGCTCTCGCCTGTTCTTCACTCTCATCTACCGCATGACGTAAAATCGCTAATTCACAATCCTGAAATGTCATATTATCATCACATACTTTGGTTTTGTATTTCATATGAATTTCGTAAATATTATGTTTCTATAATATTTACTCTTATTTTTTGTTATAACATTCCATGTTTTGTTTTTGCAATATAAGGTAATGCCAAATACATAGGTACAATCGCTGAATTTAGACCCTCAAAAAACGCCTCGTATGCTACCAAGGAATCCCCCCGTACATAAAACGGAAATTCTACAATTTGAACCCCATAGTTTCGTATAAAAAAGGAAATGTTTATTTTTTCTACAGGGTTTACTGGCATCAACCAATCCAACAAAGGTATCATAGAACTCGGTGGGATGGTAGAATCAATACTACCTGGTTCTACCATAAAATATCCTTTGACGGAACTGGTGGTTTGTCCGTCCACGATTTTCGGTATACTCACTAACATTTCGCTCATTTGATCGGGACTAAATTTCATCACAGACGTTCCCCCAGAATACATATTGATGTAGGATTTCAAATCTTTGTTTTTTTCAGTAGACGGATTCGGAATTTTTTTATTATTCGTATCCACAATTAATACAATTTGTCCCATAATATCGTTGAGGGTATTGATATTGGCATTGATCATTCCTTTGTGTAAATTTTGTGACAAATATTGTGGAACCAATTCTGCAATGTCTTGGTATATCTTGGGGTCTTCGGAAAAAATACGTAATTGAACCAACAAGGGATCCTTTGGATTCGGACTAGGCGCTTGGAAACCATAACTATGTATGGCTTGGAACACTTCGGACAATGGCAAATAATTCTTGGACTTCATGGTCAATCCGGTAGAATCATTGGAAAATGCCACACATGGCTGGAACAATTCCGAATTCACAAAACTATTTCCTTTAGCCAAGGTATTCAAATAATATACTTCAAAATCCAAAAAACGACATCCCCGTGCTAATACATATTTGATCATGTCTATGGTTACATACGTACCTGTACATGCGGAATTGTAAGACGCCTTGATACAATATTCACGTAATAACATGTTTCCCGTATCAATCGCCACACACGATTGCACTCCGGGTGAAATCGTAGTAGAAGTCACTTTTCTCAATTCATTGATTTGGGATGTACCCATGGTAGTAAACCCTTCTTGGTATTGTACGGCTTCTTGGACATTGGACGGCAATTGTTGTAATTTGGCACGTTGTAACAAAAGTATCCATAAAACAAAAACGGATATCAATACAATACAAATAATGATTATTTTACGTAGGGGTTTCATGTTTTTATCCTATACTTTTACTTTACACTAAACAGATATAATACTTTGACAACATATTATATCTATTATCTATTAGTTCTATGGCTGGAGGATTATTAAATATTATTTCTGTTGGAAATGCGAATGTAATTTTGAATGGAAATCCCACCAAGACCTTTTTCAAAGTGGTTTATTCTAAATATACCAATTTCGGTCTTCAAAAATTCCGTTTGGATTACGAAGGCTCACGTGATTTGAGAACCACCACCTCTTCGCAATTTACGTTTAAAATCAAACGATATGCCGATTTACTTTTGGATACCTATCTAGTCGTCACTTTGCCCGACATTTGGAGTCCTATTTACAATCCTTCCCAAGAAACCAATTATCAATGGGTAGGATATGATTTCCGTTGGATTAAGAATATTGGTATTCAAATGATTGAATCCGTGGAAATCAATTGTGGGTCTACACTCATTCAAAAATATACGGGTGATTATCTTGCTGCCATGATAGAACGTGATTTCAATGCTACCAAGAAAGATTTGTTTAATCGTATGTCAGGAAACATTCCCGAACTGAATGATCCTGCCAATGCTTTTGGTAGAGTCAATATGTATCCCAATGCATTTTATACGAATACGTCGGCTTCCAGTGAGCCGTCTATCCGTGGTAAAACACTCTATATCCCTATCAATACATGGTTTACTTTAGACAGTCGTTGTGCATTTCCTTTGATTTCGCTCCAATACAATGAATTGACCATTACTGTCACCATACGACCGATTCAAGAATTATTTCAAGTACGCGATGTCACGGATTTTGTCAATTCGTTTCCCTATATTCAACCGGATTTTAACAATGAAGTGTTTCAGATGTATCGTTTTTTACAAACGCCACCGGATGTGCGTATTGATACCAATTATCAGACCATTTCCGATGTATACGAAAATAAAACCATGGTTTGGAATGCCGATGTGCATATGATGGCAACGTATTGTTTTCTTTCCAACGAAGAAGCACAATTGTTTGCTGCTGAGGATCAAATCTATTTGATCAAAGATGTATTTAGATATCAATTCTTGAATATAACAGGGTCTTCACGTGTCAAATTGGAAAATTCCATGGGTATGGTCTCCAATTGGATGTGGTATTTGCAACGTAATGATGTAAATATGCGTAATGAATGGAGTAATTATACCAATTGGCCTTATGAAAATTTACCTATCAATGTACAAAGTGCTCCAAAAACCATTCCACTTCCACCAATGTATCAAGGTAGTTTGGAAAATTTTAATATAATTTACACGGATATTAATAACAAATATTATAACAAGAATATGGTATTAGAAACTGGACCATTCCAGAGTCCCAATTATGATCCGAATAATTTCCCCAACAATCAATATGGTACAGGTTTGTTTATTACTGGTGATATAAATTCCGACAATCAGAAAGAAATTTTGACCGCTTTAGGTATCCTTTTTGAAGGTGATTATCGTGAAAATTTGTATCCGAGTGGAGTTTTTAATTATTTAGAAAAATATGTGAGAACGGCTGGCTCCGCCAAAGACGGATTGTATTGTTATCATTATTGTTTGAATTCTGATTCCAGTGAATATCAACCATCTGGCGCCATCAATTTAAGTAAATTCAAAAACATTGAATTGGAATTGACCACGTATTTACCCCCAAAAGACCCTAGACCGTTTGAAACTGTTATTTGTGGAACTTCGGGACAACCTTTGACAATTACCAAAAATAACAATTGGAGTTTGTATGATTATCAATTCAATTTGATATTATTTGAAGAACGATACAATATTTTGTCTTTCATTGGTGGTAATTGTGGTATGATGTATGCGCGCTAATACAGAAACCCAAGGTTTCTGTACGACTTCCTGGGTAACGAGGACACCACCACTACGTGGCGGCGCCCTCATAAGGTTTCTTAGCTGATTAGTTGTATAGGATCCTATACAACCAATTTGATAAAACGGTTTCAAGGAAACCTTATGAGGGCGCCGACCGAAGGTCGGTGTCCTCGTTACTTAAGGGAGGTTTTACTGGAACCGTAGGTTCCAATACCAATATGTGTTTAGATTATATAAGTATAGGGTAATACAAACAAATGTGTAAAACAAAATGGAAAGGCAAGCAAAAAAGTCCCTTTACGAATCATAGAAATGATTCTTTGGGGGTAATTCCTTCCAATTTTACGCAAAATCCATTGAGTATATTATCTAAAAAATCAACGGTTCAAGAAGGATTCCAAGAAGGATTATTAACCGATCAATTAGGTCAAGGACTTGCAAGTGGTTTTGGTGGTCTTGGTAAAGGGTTTGAAACGGCAGGACAGGCGGGTGGACCAGGCATACAAAAAGGAATGTCCGGTCAAATACCCGGTACGAACCGTCATGTGGCAGGCAGTCCGGGTTATAATGGTGATGAAGGTACATCTTCGTTTAAAGACTCTTTACAACAATATTTTGATTCCACTCAAGCCGCTGCAGAAGAAATGGACGGCTGTCAGATAACTGCCATTGCTGAAGGTGTTTATGGCAGTTCTATGTGGTCATCCACCACCAGTGGATTACAACCTACCTATAATCTCAATGATTATCAAGTCAAATCACTGGATGTAAATTCCACATTGGGAAACATCAATGACCCTAACGGAATGCTAAACGAGTTCAACATTGATGATATGTCGGGAAACATGGAGAAAATTTCCAAAACGATTGTGAGCACAATCAAAACGGTCATCAATGCCGTAGCTTTTCCGTTTTTATTTACCAACCAAGCTATTTTGAAATTTTCCAATATGATGTGTAGTTCCTTTTCATCTATTGGATTTTATGAAACGGTAGAACCATCTTGTTCGGACAAATTCTTTGTATTTAGTGGAGTACAAATGATTGTATGGTTTTTCATTTGTATTTGGTTTTTTTTCAATTGGTATTATATTCTGTTTTTTCGTGAAAATGGTTTGCCAGTAAAAACCTATGATATTTCTTGGATAGGATTCAGAAACACGAGTTTTATATTGAGTTTGTTGTTCAAATATCTGATTTGTCAATTGTCCTTTATCAATGCTATACTGATGTTTATTCAACGTTATGCGAATTTTATCTTAGGCAATGTATGGGCGCCTAAAGTCAATGCTATCTTGTTGTTTATCATCATTCTGGTTTTGGTTTGTTTTTTTCATGTAACGTCCGCGGTTGGACAATTGTTTTTTAATTCCATTACCAACAATTTACCCATGATATATGTTGCAATTTTCATTATGATGGCATTGGTTTTCGCGTTGTATTCGTTTATGATTGAAGACAAAATATTGATGGCGTTACGTTTTGCAAGTATTATTTTGGCGATTTTTCATATTATATTGTTCGTTATACGATTCATTTGTTCAATCATTTGTATTTGTATTGCAGGAATTTTCATTTCCCTTTATTTTTTTATTTATTCCTTCTTTGGAATGGCACTCTATTCAAGTCGTTCTATTCCGGAAACCATCAAAGAAATTCATCTATATATGGCTCACGGATTTGAACCCCCATCTCCCTTCCGATATAGTCTATGTAGACCAAGAACGTGGACCGAATGGTTGTCCGAAACGATTAAATTCATAATACGTATTTTTATCGTATATTTGTTTGAAATCATGTTGATTATCATGTTGTTGTACAATATTTATGTGTATCTTATCACGTTGGGTGACAATCCCAATTTACGTAATACCATGATCGTAATCACTGCATTTGTGATTTTTGGTGTATTTGGATATATTTACCGAAAAGCATTCCCAAATACGGTGCGTTCTCCACCCGACGAAATCAAAGAAGTACAAAAAGCATTGGGAGTATACAATCCTATGGACGAAAAAACCAATGATACCGATTTGTTTCCTACCATGAGCGGCATTGCCTCTTATTTTACCAATTTGTATTTACCTACCAAAGGATCAGGTGGCGCACCACCACCACCACCTGGACCTGCACCGCCTGGACCTGCACCGCCTGGACCTGCACCAGAACCTGCACCAGAACCACCAAAACCCCCACCACCACCGCCACCCCCACCACCTCCTATACCTAGAATAGGACCACCGCCAGGTGGATTTGGTGGATTTAGACCAGGTTGTAGTGGTAGTGGCTGATCACGTTAAGGTAGTATCATACAGATAATATGATGGTACTGCCGAAAAATCCTCCTACGTATACCACAACCAATAAATATTTTTACGCCAATATGGGATGACTTTTCAACATGAAATATTGTGTTTGAAAACGATATATATCGGTTTAAAAATATACCGCGAAATTCATGTATAAAAATCTTATACATGAAATTTTATGAAACTCATTTTGAAGATTATTGCAAATCTTGGGACAAATTGCACGAAAATGAACCCGAGGCAGAAAAAATGTTAGAATTCCCCGCAAAAACCCCCCAAGATATCATTGTGTATGGTTCTTCTGGGGTGGGTAAATATACCCATGTATTGTCCATGTTACGTCCCTATAGTCCCAGTGGATTAAAACATGACAAAAAAATAAAAGCTACTACGGACAAACAATCCTATACTTATCGTATCAGTGATATCCATTATGAAGTAGATATGTCACTCTTGGGATGCAATTCCAAAATCATTTGGCACGAAATCTATAGTCAAATTGTGGACATTGTCACGATCAAACCCGAAAAAATGGGATTCATTGTATGTAAAAATTTCCATGCTATACACAACGAATTGTTGGAAATCTTTTATAGTTATATGCAGCAACATTGTTACGGTTACGAAGGAAAAAGCAGAGAAGTACAAATTTATTTCGTGTTAATTACTGAACACGTCAGTTTCTTACCCAATCCATTGTTAGAACATTGTCATATTGTACGTATACCAAGACCTTCTAGACAAGTCATTTCTTCGTTTGCGCATATTCATAAATCCAAAGATGGAGTTGATCCTATATTAAATACCATTGAAACTGAACATATCATCAATATCAAAGAAGTATATTCCTTTTCTTTGATTTCTTCTTTGGACAAATTACCTACGGATCATTTTAATATGGTATGCGACACATTAATACAAGAAATGATTCTTATTATGCGTCCTTCTTCCGAAAAAAAAGAACCTGTCAATGAATATGACGAAACCGCTTCGCCGGCTTTGTCAAACAAAATTCTGGTATCATCACCTCCGACCGACCAAATAGTTGAAGGACTTCGTCCTTCTGACCAAATGGTTGAAGACCGTCGGTCTTCTGACCGAAGGTCGGTCAAGGTTGCACCCGAAGGGAGCATACCCCATGAAGAAGTAGTGGGTAACAATATGGTACGTTTCCGTGATTGTTTGTATGATATTTTGATTTATAATTTGGATGGTTTGGAATGTATATGGTATATTTTGCAATATTTTGTTCATCATGAAATTATGGACGATTCCCCAAGAATGTCTCATTTGTTGTACAAATTGTCCGTGATTTTTAAACAGTTTGGAAACAATTATCGTTCTATTTTCCATTTGGAAAATGCTATTTTTTCTATGATGTCTAGCAAAAAACAAAAAATATAAGATTAGATGTTGTGAGGACGTGCACCATACAATCTTTCATCAGGCATACAAACGGATTGATTCATGTTGTTTTTGGTACAATGATAATTGACTGCACATTCCGGATTACATACTAATCCACTGATAGTAGGGGTAGGAGTCGGTAACATGGTAGGAGTCAGTGTGATTGTTTCCAAATTGTCACATCGGTCCATGAGTGGATACTGTTGATTGTATAAGATTTTACGGTCACTTGTGGTATTGTATATCGGATTCAATGGATTATAATCATTCGGTGATTTTGTACCGGTTGATGCCGGTAGACTTCTCTGGCTTCGCCAATCATCTGACCACATCGTAGAAGCATGTTCAGGAACATCGGGAGGATTTACTTTGTTGTACATGTTTCCAGTAGTCAAGATTCCTGCGGAAGATGAAGTATAGGAGCTATTATTGACTAAATTGGACAATTGTATTGGATCGGGTTTTTTGTACGTGGGGTTCCATCCAGAACATTCGCCATAACATTTTCCATCTCGGTAATAATAAGACAAATCGGATTGTGGTAATGTTTTTGTTTCAAAGTTGTTGTACATTCGTGCATCCGTCGTATTCGGAAAGGCACTTTTGCAAGTATCTCCATTGACCAAAATACAATATTGAGAAGATTGACAATCCGTTTGGCTCAATGCATTACATGCACGGTCCAAGGTATCCGGCCAGGTTCCTTCTAAATGATGTGGTTCTGGACTACCAAAATCGTCATAGGGTTTACTTAATGAGATGGAGTAATCGCTCAATATACCTTGTCCTGTGGGAGGGGCGATCCTGTCCGGACGTGTAATCCCCTGACCAGGAAACGGACCCGTATCCATGGGTGGATCCGTCATGGGTTGGAGATCCAGTCCATTGACCGGTATATCTCGGGTGACGAAAGATTCCGGGATATCTCGGTAATACAAATACAATACATAAATCAAACATATTATCAATAATACAAATAAAAATAATATTCCACTCATAAAAAACGACTCATATACAAGTTATATAGAAGATAAATTGTATATATTACAAGTAAAAAGTGCATGATGAATGAACAAGAAGCCTGTCGTATCTTGGAATGTACCCTAGAAATAGGAATGGACAAGGACCAATTAAAACGACAATATCGCAAAATGTGTTTGAAATATCATCCGGACAAAAATCCGGATCCGGCGACAAATTCTCATTTTCATCAAATTCTCTCCGCTTACGAATATTTATACGCAGAATTGGAAAACGATGAAACCTTTCTACCAGAACCGACGGAAAAATCAACAACAGAAACAATTTCAGAAAAATACATATTTCTATGGAATTGGATTGTACAGTATACGACCGATGCCTTTCTACCCAAAATAATGCAATGGCTGGATCGTATTGACAAAGATACATTGTTAGAAATGTACGAATGGTTGTGCAAAAAACGCAAGGATGTCTCTGAGGAAACTTCGTTGATTTCAAAAACCGACCTTATTTTGCAACATATTCGTTCCTTGTTACAATCTTCCTTGAAAAAACGAATCCAACATGACAAATTTGTGATCCTATATCCATCTTTAGCAGATGTGTTCGCTGCCAATGTCTATTGTCACGTAGAAAATGATCATTCGTACATGATCCCCACCTGGATGGAAGAATCCATTTTTGATTTGTTGCCTGAAACCGATTCCACGATGGGGGAATTGATTGTACAATGTATTCCCAAATGTCCGGAAGGGGTTTACATTGATTCCAAACATCATGTCCACAAACATATCACACTGGATTTTTCGGAACTATGGGATCAAGACGATTCTTACGAAATTTCCACAGAAATTGTAGGAAATTTGTTTACATTTACCAAGGGCGAATTGTTACTACGAAAAACACAAACCATAGTGATTCCTAGACGTGGTATTCCCTGTGGAAATCCACAGGAAATCTTTGATATATCCAAACGAAGCAATGTGGTGTTACATATTAACATTAAAACATGACGGGATCAATCGGTGGGGTAGGTTTGACTTTTTCGTTCGCAATGGCAATGGCTTCATTCAAAATATTGATAAAATCTTCGTTAATACCCTCTTTGATGGGTTTGTTATTGGCTTGAATTTTTATATTTTTAACGATTCTCTTTTTCTCTTCCTCCCTCACTTTATCATATTTCACTCTATCAGGACCATTAAAAAGTTCAAATGTCCATAGTTTATGTTCACTACGTTTATAATAATACAAATGTGTATCATTATGAGTACTTACCACCGGTTTTTGTTTTTGTCCACTGGAAATATTGTACATCACCACATCCGCATCATTTGCATAAAATTCTACTAAATTGGCTGTATTAGGTGCATATTTTGTAGGTTCTTTTGGATTAAAACCGTTTATACTTAAAAATATATGGGAAAATTTGTAATTTTTATCTCCTAAAACCACCGCTTCTTGGAAAGATGGCATATGATTTACTTTACATTATCGTTTGACTAAAAAATCAATCGTTTTACGTTTTTCCAAGGTAAGTGTTTTCGTAAAATATAATAAATGGACAAACCTCATAATTTGGATGTGAAAACCTATAGTTTCCAAGAAATTTTGTCCTTGTTTCATTTAGAAACATGTACCCAAATTACCCTAGAAGATATGAAACAGGCTAAAAAAATTGTGTTAGGTATGCATCCCGACAAATCCAGACTACCTCCTGAATATTTCTTGTTTTACAAACGTGCTTTGGACATTGTGGTTGATTTTTACCAAGAACAAACACGTACACAGCAAACGGTGCCTACGACCAATCCCGTCTATGTACCTCAAGGTTCTAAATCCGGTCCGGATGCAGAAACTCAACAGGAAATACAAAAAAAAATCGCCAAAACGGATACCAAGGAATTTCAAAAAAAATTCAACAAATTGTTTGATGAAAACATGCTAAATACGGAAAAACGGAAAAAGGACCAAGAACGAAATCAATGGTTTTCCCAAGAAACATCCGATATTCCTATAGATACACATCTTCAGGGGGATGTTCATCATAAAATAGAAAAAATCAAACAAGCAAATCTGTCACAAAATATGATCAAATATCAAGGTGTGCAACCGTTGAATATGGCTTCTGGAGGTCCCATCGGAAATTTGTATGACGAAGACATGGACAATGTATACGTGTCCACCGACCCCTTTAGTAAATTAAAATACGATGATTTGCGTAAAGTACACAAAGATGAAACTGTATTTTCGGTCAGTGAAAGTGATTTACAACATATAACACAATATCAGTCCACGGACCATTTGCGACGTGTGCGAGGTTCTCAATCACTGACACCTTTAGACAAAAATGGAGCCATGCGATTGTTGGCAAAAAAACAATCCATGGAACAAGAACAAATATTGAAACAAGAGTATCTGGCAAAACTTTCCAATATGCAATATGAAGAAAAAAACAACCAAGTCCTTTCCCAATTTTTGTTGCTAAAATCTATTGGAACCTACGATATTGGAACCTACGGTTCCAGTAAAACCTCCCTTAAGTAACGAGGACACCGACCATCGGTCGGCGCCCTCATAAGGTGTTCTTATTAGGAGTCTTGGTTAATTAGTTGTATAGGATCCTATACAAATAATATGAAAATGGTCCCTAGAAACCTTATGAGGGCGCCGACCGAAGGTCGGTGTCCTCGTTACTTAAGGGAGGTTTTACTGGAACCGTAGGTTCCAATATCGTAGGTTCCAATATCGTAGGTTCCAATATCGTAGGTTCCAATATCGTAGGTTCCAATATCGTAGGTTCCAATAGGTCCATAATCTTGTCTATTTTTTCTTCAAGTTGTTGTATTCTGGTGAATATTTGTTCATATATCACACTATGTTGTGTATGTGATTCGGAGTCGTCTAATGCCGGTAAATCAAATATTACTTTTTTTTTGGAAAGATCCAATACATTGATTTGTACATTTTCCGGATGAATAGAAAGTAGACCGTTCGGCGCACGAGCTTGCTCGGAAGCAGAAATTTTTTCCGACGTTTGTTTTACAGGTTCCATTTGAAGAGGAACATAAGACGGTTGTAAAGAACCGGAAGGATCCATGGTAGGAATATCCAACTCTCGTTGTCGTAACTGTCTTTGCACAAGTTCTTCCATATTCGTAATCGGTTCATCTATTTCTGTAATTTTGAATTCAACATTTTTGGGTGGTTGTAAATGCAACAACGACTCCATTTCTTGTTTTTTTTCTTGGAAAAGTTGATGCGTATCTATCACCTGTTCCTTACGGATCTGTGGAACAATGGTAGGCGGAATTCCCAACATGTTTATGGTTCCTTTCCTCTGCTCCGCCTCGTAGAGTTGGTCAGGTATGGGAACATTAGACGAAAACTCGTGCGACCGAAGGTCGGGAGAGTTTCGTAGGGATGCCGTGAACGTAGTGGAGGCATCCGTATGGTTATGAAGAAAGTTTTGCTGTAAATCTTGCATCATTTGTCGCAAAGTAGTTTGGTTCAATTCGTTCAAATTTTCGGTTGAAAGTGGTGATTGGAACCAAGTAGTAGGTATTTTTTCATACATGGTTCGTATGTGATTTTTGAACCAATGGGTACGTTCATGGACAGGAATGACGCTGATATGTGGATGTTTTTGTATGGTTTCCCATAGAATGGTTTGATTGTCAAAATGTACAAATAAGCTCATATCGTTTATTGGTACTGATACGTTGTTTTTACACTGTTTTATTTCACTTTGATCGTTTTCGTCCAGACTCTTGGTGGTTCTTGGGATGTGATACTTCTGAATAAATTTTCTACATTTTCTATTTGGAACAAATCATTGGGGTTTTTATTTTTGACTTCTAAGTAGGACATGGCGGATTCTTTGTTGACTTGATTCGGATAACCAAATATGTAAAAACTGACCTCATTCGCGCCGATTTTTCCGCCAGATATGCGCCGGGTTTTTGTAGCGGAACGTTGTTTTTTTTGTTTGGTTTTACGTAGGTTATTTTGAAAATGTTCCGCGATTATCTTGGGTTTTCCAACAATACGCACAGATGAAAATACCATTACTGGATTTTCTGTATGTTTGGGGGATGTATATACATGTTTTGCCTTGAAAATACGACATATTTTCTTTCTCAATTTTTCTATTTCTATTTCTTGGTTCATTCTTGTTATATTACTGGGCGATTAAAATAGTAATTTCTAAATTTTTCAACCACCTTGTCATGAATACGATGATTACTTATTTTTTGTAAACATTGTGGAACCGTCGTGCGTTTTCCATTTCCTCCCCATTTTTCGGTAATTAATGTAATCAAAAAGAAGAGAGCATACATACCACATTCAGTATTGCTAAATTGATGTTGTATTTTGTTCTGTTTGTACGTATATGTTTCTTGAATATTGGTAGCTTGTTTCAAAATACGTTGCGCCAATACATCAATTTCGGGAGGTATATCGTTCAACGCACTATCAAAATAAAATACGATTTTGTGAGATATATCTATATACAATGACACCCAATGAGAACCGGCTTCGTCGTGATCATCTAGATTAAATATCATACCAATCTTCTTGGTACCTTTTTTGATATAATTGGACAATTGGAAATTACATACTTCCGAACATACACATTTTTGACCACCTAGTCTTTTGTCAAAATCTATGGGGCACGGACCCAGAAATTCAAATTCCGGGTAGGATTGTTCGTATTGCTTTAATACTTTTAATATATCAAAATTAGACAACCATTCTCTCGGATTGTCGTTCCATTCTTTGGGATGAAAAGGACGAAATACACGTTGTTCCAAAAAAGTTCTTTGGGATGGAGGTAGTAGTTTTAACCAGCAATTTTCACTTGCACATTCATCCTTTAATCGGGTTTTCAATTCATCCAAGATGGTCAATGGATTGGAGGTTTTGATTTTGTCCGGATGAGATTGATTGTACGCCATTTTGATTTTTTGCAATATTTTCTTGGTATAACAGGTTCCACCATTGGCATTTTTTCCATCTACCATAGGACCACAATTCAATTTATGATGGATATTTTTCTTTGTACGTTTCATGGAAAAAAAATCCATAAATCCATTTCCATGATATTTTCGTGTATTACGCATATGCGAATACGGTATAAAATAATGCCTGTATTATAATATATTATAATATTAAATTCACCTTTTTGTATTCCTAATATGGGTTCATTATATTATAAATTCATCGTATTTCTTCCTTGTATGACCGCGTTTCATTCATTTCATATACCGGAATTTTTACGACAAAAGCCGTCGTCTCTTTCCCCCCTACATGCTTTACCAGAACCATTGTCGGTAAAACAATTGATTCAGGGAATCAAAAACCATGATTTTCAATCCATCTATTTTAAAAATTATCAAGTAATAACTACCACGGAAGACAAGGAACAATCCTATGTGACAAATATTTCGCCTTTAATTACCGACAAATTGGTGGATTTATCGCTCACCTACAATATGGACCCCGAATTTGCGCCTACCATAATTTCACAACCCCCACCGGATATCTTGGGTTGGGCATTCAATGTCGTAATCTTTTCCATCATTGTACAAAGTGTCATCTCGTTTTACAGAAACACCGTCAATGGAAATCGCGTTGGTACTAACAATTCACAATTTATGAATATGCCTTTTTCCAATCGCGAACCTGGAAATATCAAAAACAACAATGTTACCTTGCAAGATTGGGCAGGTTCTCCGGAAGTGTTGGAAGAATGCACCGAAATTGTCACGTATCTGAATCATCCCGACAATTATCTTCGTGCCGGAGCAACGATACCCAAAGGTATTTTGATGGATGGACCTCCGGGTACCGGAAAAACACTTTTGGCAAAAGCCATTGCTAGCGAAGCTAAAGCCCATTTTATTGAGATGTCAGGTTCCGAATTCATTGAAATGTATGTTGGATTAGGAGCGCTACGTGTACGTAATTTATTCGCCGATGCACGTAGACACACGCCCTGTGTTATTTTTATTGACGAAATTGATGCTATTGGAAAAAAACGTAATGGCGCCGATAGTCCCGTATCTGGAGGTAATGATGAAAAAGACCAAACCCTGAATCAATTGTTGGCGGAAATGGATGGATTCAAATCCAATTCGGGTATTCTTATTTTGGCGGCAACCAACCGTAAGGATGTATTGGATCCGGCACTGTTACGTCCTGGTAGATTTGACCGTATTGTTTCTATACCTTTGCCCGATTTACGTTCGCGTGTGCAAATATTTGATTTGTATTTGAAAAATCGCAATGTCAGTAGGGAAATCAATTCACAGGAATTGGCCAAAATGTCGGGGGGGTTTTCAGGCGCCGATATTCAAAATATCATGAACGAAGCCGCTGTATGGATCGCACGAAAAAACGAAACTGTCATTACCCAACCCGCAATTATGGAAGCATTTGAAAAACGTATCATTGGTATTAAAAAAAAGGTGGACGACCGTAGTCCAGAAGTCAAACGTCGTGTTGCCATCCATGAACTTGGACATGCATTTATGGTCACACAATTTTATGAACATTTTGATTTGCACAAAGTTTCTATACAAGCCTCATATTCAGGTATCGGTGGTTTCACTCTTTTCAATGAGAAAGACCATATTCGTGAAGGTGGATTGTATACCAAAGAAATTCTAAAACAACGTATTATGATTGCATTGGGCGGCAAAGCCGCCGAAGAAGTGTTTTATGGAGAAGAAAACATTTCAGTAGGAGCTACCATGGATTTAAATCAGGCCAATGCACTTGCCACGGATATGATTGAAAAATACGGCATGGGTACCGAATTGAATGTATTCTATAAGAGCAATTCCCCATCGTTGTACAGTACTTATTCTGAATATACACGTAAAATGATTGACCAAGAAGTCGCCATATTGGTCAAAGATGCTTACAAAAATGCCTTGATACTTTTGCAGGAAAAAAAAGAGTATATCCATCATATTGCTGACCGATTGATGTATTCGGTAGTAATGTCTCATGAAGAATTAGTGAATTTTCGGGTTGAACCTAAACCAAAAATGATTAGTTCATGGGAACATGAATGGAGAATCCGAAATGGTTTGAGAGTTCCATCTAAAACGCATGATATTACAGGAAATATATCGGATCCTGTGGATAATAATAATGAATCTATACCCAGTGACTGTGAAACTGGGTGCGAAATTGAGTAACAAAAAATTGAAATACATTGATATGTACAGTACATGAAGTACGTATCAATTACAATATGCACGATTTCTTTCACCGTTTACCACCATTTCTTGGAAAGGAAATCTTTTCCTATTTGATTCCTAAAGATGTGATATTTATCAATCATCGTTGTTTATCCTCGGAAGACCGCCACGGTTACAAATATCAAAATGCAGTCATCGGAGGACAATATTACAAAAATGAACAAGGGTTATCTTTATCCAGAATATGGAAAGAAAAAGGAAAACATCGGTATTATCTAACCCAACATTTTACAGATGAAGCTACTATAGAATATTTTGACCGCAATATTGTCATATATTGTTATGATTATTCGTCCATATATATTGGTAAAAATTTGGAAAGTGCCTTATTACAGCTCCTATACAATGCTTAAAACAAAATAGACAACATTGCATACGTTTCAGGGGACATCATACTCATCCTTTTTTTATCAGACATAATACCTTCGGTCTTCTGACCAATAGGTTGAATACCTTCGGTCTTCTGACCAATAGGTTGAATACCTTCGGTCTTCTGACCACCGTGACGTAATACCAATTCCAACAATATGTTCAAATTTCCCTGATTATATTTGGATACCGAAAAATTCTCTTTTTGAACCAATTCATTTTCCGGATATATATCTGCCAAAGCCAATTTCAACAATTCCACTTCACGTATTTTTCCCGCTTTTTTCATATTCTCTCCCTTGGCATTTCGGGAAGTGGTTTTCTTGGTAAAATCCTTGATTTTGAATATAGGAGCCTGTGTCATACGTTCTTTGGTCATCTCATACAAATATATACCAAGAACTTTTCCCGTATGTTCTTTCAATGGGGTCATAGAAACGCGAAAAGGTTCAATGATGGTACGTTGTACCATTTGAATATCTGTATATTGTGCGGCATTCCATGTGTTTCCTTCACCTGATTTTTTAAATATTTCTACTTGGTTCTTTTCATTGGCAAGTACCAAGTATTCACGACCCGACTTTTCCTCACGATGTATACATGTATTCAAATATTTATATACTTCGGTTTCTACCACGGAATCACCTGAACTTTGTACCAAGAAATGGTTCAGTAGAATCAGTTTCATAGACATGGACATGGAATCAATGGCATGATGGATCATATATTTTTGTATTGTTGACAAATCCATTCCAAAAATGTCTCGCAACGTACTGAACAAATCACCTGCATGCATATAATCATCCCATGATTGTTTGTTCGTTTTACTACGTGCTTTGGAAGAAACGGTTTCTATGGTCTCAATGTCCGTTTGGATTTGTGCCAATATGGTTTCATAAGACATGGGTGTTTCAACTTCCTCAGGAACCGTAGGAAACGTAGGAAACGTAGGAAACGTAGGAACCGTAGGAATGGTGGCTTCTTCTTGTACCGTTTGTTTTGGTGGTAGGGTACCTTCGTTTCCTACGACGGGTGCAAACGTAGGTGACAAAGTAATATGAATTTTAGGTATCTTGTATTCCACGGGAAAGGTACGATCAAATACCGAAATTCGTTCATCGGTAATTTCAATGGGTTGAAACGCATAAATATCCCCACGATTGATTAAATGTCCCAATCTTCCATATTTATCCAACAAATATTCGTTTTTATTTTGGATCAAATACGTCAAACTATAATAAATTTGTTCTATAGGATAATTTCGTTCTTTTTGTATTTCTTGTACCAAGACATCCACCGGATAATAAATCTGTTTGGAAAACAAGGAACGAACGATTTCTATGATACGTCCTTGGTTGGCTTTTAAAAACGTAGTAGAATAGGTAAATTGATTGGTTCCAAGGGTCTTTTCCAATGTTTCTTCCGGTACATTGGATTGGCATTGTAAGTCACATTTGTCACTATAATCACATATTGCCGTATAAGATTGGTCACCAACTTGATAATCTATGTCTCCTTCGGAAGTAGACGTATGAATACGTAAGGATTGATTCATTTTTTCCACCGTAAAATTGGCTTGTCCACGATTCAACACACAATCTACGGATGTTTCTTTCAATACACGACTTACACGTCCGATTTGTATCGCTTTTTTAAATGACAATTGATACAAATACATATCCGCCGCAGATATTCCTTCTTCCATTTCACTCGCATGCATATAAATTTCCACATTTCGTTCTTTGATCGGTAAATTGCAATGACTTAGGTTACGTACTCCGCGTCCAATAATTTGTTCAATACGACTCATATTGTACCACGGTTCCATAATATGGACTTGGCGTATATTTTTAAAATCCAATCCTTCAGCACCTGCACGTGAAATAATGACTACTTTTACATATTCTCCATTGCGATTGTCCGGATGATTGATTTTCGCCAAATCTTCTACATTGTTTGGTGAATAATCTTTGTCTCCCGTAATCAAAGTATAATACATTCCAGGAATGGGAGGGGTCGGTGGTTCCAAGAACAAAGAAGTACTTGGCTTCCCTTGACTACGAGATGCGCGTGCAAATCCGGATTCTTCCAATGCCAATGCCATGGGTATGACACCACCATAAATAAATTCAGAATAAATCATCACAATTCCGGTAGAACCATGTATATGATCCAATATGGTTGATATTTTTTGACTATAAGGACGGAGTTTTTGTTTCTCAAAAAAATGGGAATGATTGGATTGATATTTGTAACGTTTTTCCGGTGTTATTTGTACGACTTGTTCTAATCCCAATTTTCCTACGAAAAAATCCATATTCCTCTGGACTCCAAGCTTCGCAGAGTCGTCCTTCAGAATATGCGTTGCCACATCCATATTCTGTTGAGTATCCATTTTTTCGGCGGGAATGTCTTGGTAGACAATATTGAGTGTTTGAATAGGAACACGTAATTGTTCATACCCCACGTTGTCCAAGGTCTCCAAATAGGTCATCATATTCTTCTGGACTTCTACGTCGTCCTTCAGAATATGCGTTGCCACATTCATATTCGTGGATCCCACATCCATCTCGGACGTGGGCGTTGATGCATCTACTGCCGGAAAACCGGAAGCGCTAGCGGAAGGTTTTGATTGCACAGTGGTTCTACGTTGTTGTATTTGTTTCAACGCCATTTGGTAGACACGTTTTTGAATATCACCGATTTTAGACATAAATAATGGTGGGTATATTGGGGGTTCATTACCGGATGGTTTAGGTAGGTTACTTTGATAAATACGAAATGGAAAGGTATAGGGATTTTCTCCACGAACGTACGATACATAACCCATGAGTTTTTTACGTAACAATGCTTCACCTACCAATTCATTACTGGATACTGGTGTACGGAATTCGCCGGTCTTGGTAAAAATTTGTTCATTGGTGATTTCTGTCCGACGGTCATTGACATTCATCAAATTGGTAAGCCATATGATTTCTTTGTAGGAATTGTACATGGGGGTTGCGGATAATAGAACAAACCGAACATTTTTAGCATACTTTGCGATCATATACAAATAATTGGCGGTGGTTAAATCATCATTGTCTCGGGTTAACCGAATATTATGTACTTCGTCTATCACGAACAAATGATTATTAAACATGGATTGTATTTTACGTATTCTACGGGGGTCGCCTTCGGGAAATGGTTTTAAAGCGTTGGATATTTCGTTGGAAAATTTTACATATCCTTTGAAATCATAGTATGTTTTGATCAATGCTTGCACATTTGCCAAAATTCGTGATTTACTCATGTCTTTTAAATGTGTTGGATTGATTTCATCTAAAATGGCTTGCGCAATACTGGAATTGATGGTCCAAATTCCATTTTCCAATCGTAGTTTGGATTCGTCAAACAATTGTAAACGGAAATTATTCACTACATTGGGTGACGCTAACACGACAATACGTTTATGCACACCGACTTGTTTCATATATGTTCGCATTTCTTCAGATACACCGATGGCAGTCAAACTTTTTCCACTACCTAAACCATTGTATAGGAGCAAACTATTGTAAGGTGTCTGCATGGACATGAAATTTTTCACAAATAATTGGTGTGGCATCAATTCAAAAGGTGCATTGCACCTTTTTTCCGATTCTTCTTCAATGTCCAATATTCTACCATCATATCTAGTGTCCGCGAATTCCTTTTTTTGGGCAATTTTGTATTGAAAATCCTGGTCGTCAATGTTAGGATATAGTACATTTTCTGGAACATTTCTTGATTTAGGCAAAATACGCCCGATTCCTACGTCATTGTCCGTATTTTGCCGGAGAAATTCTCCACTACTTTCGTGCCGACCCGAATTTTCCGGCAATTCAGGACTGGACTCTTGGGTGGACCCCGGAGCGGATTCTTGAACTGTATTTGAAATGGGTTTTGGTGATGTATTTGGAACGGGTTCTTGAACGGGTTCTGGTGCTGTATTTGGAATGGGTTCTTGGGTGGACTCTGGAATGGGTTCTTGGGTGGACTCTGGAATGGGTTCTTGGGTGGACTCTGGAATGGGTTCTTTCTTTCTTCGTTGTGTTTTTCTAGGTGACTTGACCGTTTGTGGTTGATCCTGATTTGTTTTTTTTTGTGTTTTTTTTGTCTTAATTGTTTTGACTGATGGTTGTGTTTCCATAAATGTATATTACAGTCTATACATTTATGATACGATAATAAGGATGTGTCCACTACTTTATCGTCATCCCTACCATATTCCTCTGGACTCCTACGTCGTCCTTCAGAATATGCGTGGTTATCCTCAAAAGTCCCCAGCAAGCGAAGCTTGCTCCGGACTTAGTTGTTGATGACCTACGGTCATCTGACCGCTACGCTACGGATACCACATTCAAACCCGTACGCCCTTAGCGATGCGAATATGTTTTTGGTAGTCCAGTCGCTGTATGGAAATAGTTAGACAAGGTAATTTCAATATTTTTGATTAGTCGTTTTTTTTCTAAATTATAAGGTCGTATGGATAACAAACATTCTTCGTAGGTTTTCCATCGCATCATACTTACTTCACTTCTGTCATATCTGTCGGTAATGAGTGAATCTTCGTAATTCATATACATCAAATAATAACGATGTTTGTAAGATTTGTAATTTGAACCTAGAAATATTTCATCAAAAGGTAATATATTTTTCATGTTTTTCATCAAATGCAATGGATATCCGGTTTCTTCAGTCATTTCACGCAAAGCACAATCGTAATCTTTTTCTTGAAAATTACGTCGTCCTTTAGGAAATCCCCATTCTGGTTCTGTCCAAATATTTGAACGTTCATCACGTATCCCATGCGATGGTAGTTCTTCATTGAGATCTTGTATAGGATCTTGTTCTTCGTTTGTTGAATTTTGAATACTTAATTCAATTAAATAATGTAAAATAGATATAGCACCTTTGTCTTCTCTAGATTCCCAAATTTCTCCGGTAACGAAGTTATCTTTGAAATTAGTTGTATTAGGTGGGCGTAGCTCACTGTGCGAAGGACGAAGTCTTTCTGACCAATCCGTAACGGGAGTCTCATGATCTTGATCATGTTTACAAGACATTTTTTGTAAATAGGGTAATAAATTGGATTGATGTGGTATATCTTTAATATATTTGGTAGTTAAATAAATAAACTTGTCACGTGAATTCATTTCTTCTTGTTTGTATGTTTGATAAATCGTAGATGTATCTATGATCGTCTCTTCGCTTAGTAGAGGCTTCATCATATTCTGAAGGACTCCTACGTCGTCCTTCAGAATATGCGTTGCCACATCCATATTCCTCTGGACTCCTACGTCGTCCTTCAGAATATGCGTTGCCACATCCATATCGTCCAAATCTTCGGTCAATGCATCTCCTGACAGACAAGTTTCCTCATCATGCATCAGGACTCCTACGTCGTCCTTGCGCATGATTTTATTTCCACCTACGGTGGAAATATAGGAGAAACCTTCAGCTAGCGCTTCAGGTTTTCCGGCAGTGTCAACTACGTGGGCACAAGGTTGCGACTTTCGTTCCGTATGGTCGCCGACCGGAGATGGCTCCGTACATCCAACCCTCCGGGTAATGTCCCTTGTCGGTACGTCGTCTCTATCAAGAACTAACTCGTCTGCTGCTTCACAAAAACGTGGCAATGAAGTTTTTCGGGACGAAGAACGAGTTTGGTCAGGTGGCTGTAGTACATCTTCCGTTGAAAGTAATGAATGTTCTTCAATCCATAAATCATGCCATAATTCATCAAACGTGTATTTTTTCAGTTTGTATTTTTCTTGTATAGTCATTTGTTCAATCATATTAAAAATATATTTTTGATTGGATGCGGAATATTTCCCACGCATAAAATCAATATAACCTAATGTGTCCTTTCGCCGTATCATCAAATATTCTCTTTGTTGTAACGGATTGATACGAAACACGATCACGCCAAAACTTGTGATGGGATTTTTACACTGTTTAAACGTATGACCTTGTTTGCCACAATTATTACAAACATCAAAGTATTTTTTTTTTTCATATTTTACACCAAAATCATCCGAGTCAGCGCAGCAACTTGGAACCCGCTTTGCGGGTTCTGAGCGCGAAGCGCTCTTCTGATTTAGTTGTTGAAGGCTAGGCTGCGCAAAAGCCCTCTGACCAAACTTTTCATCTCCGCCAACCCTCCGGGTAACGTCCCTTGTAGGTACGTCGTCTTTATCAATGTTCTTTGGGCGTTCGCCCATACTAAATGGATATGAGGCTACTTCTGATGTTTGGTTTTGGTTAACGTCCATTGTCGGTACGTCGTCTTTGTTCTCATTTATCATATCAATTATCTAATGATAATTGATATCATTTATTTATGTAGATTTATTATATGAATGGAACAAACACAAGAAGAAATGAACCAAACAAAAAAACGAAAAGTTTTACATAAACGCACTGAGGAACCAAAATTTATCAATGAAGGTACTTATGGATGTATTCACCGACCCCCTTTGCGTTGTGAAGAACCATCCAATATTCATTCTTACCGAAATAAAATTTCCAAATTATTGACAAAAACACATGCAGAAAAAGAGATACAAGAATATGAAAATATACAAAGAGCAGACCCACATAATTTGTATCATTTAGGAGAACCCGAAACATGCAAATTGGGAATGCAATCTACCAATAAAAACCCTATAGAAAAATGTACGATGGCACCCGATGTTGAAAATTCACCTCAAGATTTTCAACTAATTCTTTTGAAAGATGGTGGAAACGACTTGGATCATTTCATAAAAAATATACATAGTAGTACGAACAAACCCCAAATGTTGGAAAAATGTTGGATTGAAATGCACCGTATGTTGAGAGGTATACGTATGTTTTTGATGAATGATTTGGTGCATCACGATGTGAAATACACCAACATTTTGTACGATACCCAGAAAAATCGCATGAATTATATTGATTTTGGTATGATGGAAAATATCAAAGACTCCATCACCCAGTGTAAACATAATGATTACGATTGGACCAACAATTGGTGGTATTTTCCCTACGAAACAAACTTTTTGGATGTGCAAAGTTTCCATCAAGGACAACGAATGAACCGGCGTGAAATAAATACCTATGTGAACGGAAATTTGAACAAAGATGTGTGGTTTCCGACGTTGATACGAATGACAAAATTGACCAAAGCGGAATCCGAAAGGTTGTTATATGATTATAAACAATATTTGAATACAGATTTCAAAACGATTTCTCATCATGGTTTTTTGATTCGTTATTTTTCTACCCTAGATATTTATGGATTGGGCATTTTGTTTTTGCAAATATTGCAAAATTCTGTCAACGCAATGAGTCCTACGTTCAATGAACGTATGAAGGTCTTGGCATTACGAATGATTTCGTTCAATTTGAAACGTCGCATTTTGATTGAAGAATGTATGACTATTTTTGAACAAATATTGGAAAGTACCGGAATCATGGAAAAATATAATCTACGGTTTCAATCCCATAGAATCGTTCAAAATACAGCTTCACGCAACAACATTACCAAGAAAAAACGAAATATACTCGCATAAAAAAATTGAACACAGAACATGTATGATACATTTGTATATCATACATATCATGACAAACACATTCGTAGGATTCGCCGGGTCAGTGAGGAACGTAGTGAAGACATTACATTCCGTATTTCCAGAAGATATTTGCAATCACATTTACGAATTTTACCATCCGTACAAAAATGTATTTACAAACAATATTATCAAAAAAAATGAAATATGGAAACGCGCATGGATACGATTTCATCAACAACAAATAGACCCAAAAATCAAATTTGTTATGGAATATATGTTGAAAGAAATCAATATATACCCGTCGGATCTTTGCGATTCCATGGATTCACAAATCTCCTTATTTCCGGATACATGTTGTATAGGATACTACCCAAACAAAAACATTTGTTCCATTGTCATTGTGCAAATGGGGTATGATCACGAAATATTCAAAGAATTTGAATTGTTTACTACCAAACAATACAAACAATGGGGGGTAGAAGAATGTTCTTCTACAAATCATAAAATAACCGTTCATTGGAATGAACAATTTTGGCTAGTTCAAACCATCTGATTGCCGGAAAATTCGGGTCGGCACGAACGTAGTGGAGAATTTCTCCGGCAAAATACGGACGATGACGTAGGAATCGGGCGTATTTTCAAAGATTCATAGATTCATACAACCATATCATATTGTTTCGTGCAGGTAAAGATACTTGAGTCAATGCCGCCAAAATATACAATACAGCCAACTTTCGGTCTTCAATGTCATATGCAGTATATGCCAAACGTTCCATGACTGTGATACAATTGAAACGTAATTGTTCTTCGGTAATTTCGTTCATCCTCATTTGTATATGTGTGATACCTAAAAACGGATCTCCCAAAGGACAAATACGTTTTTTTACTGCATTGGACAATTGACCACGGTATCTCCAATGGTTGTGTAAAAATTGGAAAAACACGAAACAATCGCGTTTATTTAATTGATGAAACCAATCTACATTGGTATAATTTCCTAATTGGTCAATTTCCATAAATAATTCTTGTGTACGTACAAGAATAGGTTGTTGTATAATTTCTCGCATTCTATTTTCCATGGTTTGAATATGCATAGTTTCCTCGGATGTCTCCATGGAAACGATGGGTTGTACAGGATTATGTGTCCTACCAAAGACCTGAGATCGCCGACCAGAGGTTGCTACTGGAGATCGCTGACCAGAGGTTGCTACTGGAGATCGCTGACCAGAGGTTGCTACCGGAGATCGCTGACCAGAGGTTGCTACCGGAGATCGCTGACCAGAGGTTGCTACCGGAGATCGCCGACCAGAGGTTGCTACCGGAGATCGCCGACCAGAAGTTGCTACCAATGAATGTTGATCCGTCCTTATTTCCAAGTTATCTAATACTCTATCTACGCCAAACCTACTGTTCACGTCCCTTGTCGGTACATCGTCTCTTAGTGGATTTTCCGGCAATTCGTCTTCAAGTTCCTCAAATGGTGGTACATCTTCATCAGTAAACCGAATATGGGTATTTACTCGCAAAATACGTCCGATTCCAGGCGTCGCAAAGTCATCGTTCGTATTTTGCGCTTGGATTATTGGATTTACAAACCATGCTTCGCTACCAGAAATGTCTACTGAATTGGTCAAAGTAGTATTCTGATCCCAAACTCGTTCTTCGTCACGAAAAATGAAATTATCATGCGGCTCAGCACGACCGCCCTCTGACCATCCTACAGGCAAGTAGTTTCGGCTCGGTGCCAACATTTCATTTAACCACGTATTTGTAGGAGTATTCAATATACGATTGATCCATTCTTCGGATGATGTATCCACTACGTTCCTCGGTACGACCGAAGGTCGTATAAGGTTGCGACCTTCGGTCACTGACCCGAAATCCCTACCAACCCTTCGGTTAACGTCCCTTGTCGGTACGTCGTCTCTGTCTGATTCTGTATTTGTGACGGTTTCCACATTTTGGACATCCAATATGTTATCAATCATGTCACCAATACGTGTATCTTCTTCTTCTGGAGAATTATCAAGCATTCGTGGGAACATTCCTACTCTTCTTCGTCGTGAAATTCTGGTTCCACGTGGGGTATCGTGTGTAACAGAATTCTGGTCAGAGGGCAGAATGCCTTCAACAACTAACTCGGCAGGTAACGAAGATTCTGCGAAGCGAGAACGAGTTTGGTCAGAGGGCAGGATGCCTTCAACAACTAACTCGGCAGGTAACGAAGATTCTGCGAAGCGAGAACGAGTTTGGTCAGGGATGACGGTCTCCGTTCTATTTCTTGACAAAGAATTCAGATATCTTTGACTACATTGAAATCCATAATAATAACCGCGCGCTATTAAGATTGGATTTGGCGACTGAATATATACGTTTCGCGTGCGTACACATTTGTCTTCATCGTTGATATGTTCCGGAAAGAAAATAACGGAATATACGTACAAACGTATCATATCACCAACCACCTTTTCTGGTATTTTGGCACGATTGTATGGATTCAAAATAGAACGTCCTTTACGTACCAACAATGCCATCAAAGAACATACATTGAACCCATAGACAAAGGATTGTTCATCCTTGTAGGAAAAAAATTCTTGAAAAGGAATTTCTGACAAAGGTTCCAGGGAATAAAAATCCGTGTCATTCACACAAAGACTACGGTCATGATATCCCGGTCCACGTAATTGAAAAGATCGTTTTACAAAAAAAAGTCGCAAATTGGATTGTATTTTTAGTGCTGACATGTTCCTCTGGAAATATGTGGAAATACGTTCAATCAACACCGTCTTGTTTCCGGAAATACGTAACCGATTATGTGAGGCCACCGATTTCAAATCCACAATTTTATAGGATTTTAAATCTACACCGGTGCGATAATATTCCAAAAACTTTAATGTTTTATTTACCGTTTTTGGATTTTCTTTTCGTATGATTTTACGTTTTTTGATGGTAGGTTCCACCGGGGTTATCGTGTTGGATATTTCGGAATCATTTTCCTCAATAAAGGAAGGATTTTCACAGGACAATGATATAGGATCATCATCACTATCTATAAGCATATTTAATTAAGAAAAACGATACGTATAAGTCTAAAGTATATATATCTTGGACAATATTTCTATATGTTTTTATGAATAATCGGCTTGTAATACAGTTGTATTTTTTTTGAAATATAACGCATTCTACGCGCACAATCACCAGTCTTCCTTCAATAATTCCGTTGAATCTATTTGTATCATACAACCCTTTGGCACGGTGTTATTGTCGTCTTCCATATAAGACCCCAATGTGGACGTTCGTAGAACGGTAGCATTGGGGGATGATGCCGTGAACGTAGTGGAGGCATCCGGTTTGTGATCCACATTCTTGGGCTCATATACGATTTTCCAATGGGTTCGGTCTTCACTGGTAGAAGCATGAATACGGAATCCACATTTTTTATAATATGCCCGTCGTTTTCGCCACTGATTTTGAAATACATCGTGTTGGTCTACCACATCCACAATCAAGGGACGGTCATGTTTTTTACGGAAAATACGCCCCACGGATTGAATGATGTCGGTTTTGGGAGTCACCATGACCAAAACCGACAAATTTTTATGGTCAAATCCCTCGGATGCCATGGCATAGGTAGCCAAAATAATCTGTTTTTCCGTGGAATCTTCCAAGGCTTTGGCTTTCATTCCTCCCAAATAATACCCCACTGTCGCAATTTCTTTCCCCACAATCGCATCATTCAATTCCACCAACAAACTCCGGTTATGTCCTAATACGAGTATTTGAGCCTCCGGAGTCTCTTCTACCAAATCCGCCAAAATTTGTACCAAGAACCGAATACGGGGTCCATGATTGCATAATTTGGTAATCATGGTACTGAACATGGTATTTCCACGATAATCGGTAGCTACATCGTTGAATTCCGCATCTTTGGACACAAACGTCATAGAACGTACCAAGACGGAACCGTCTTCATTTTTCAGTCCTTGGGTATCTGAATACACGGTCGGTCCCATAAAATGGTGAATGACTTTGGTCAATCCATCTTTTCGTTCCAATGTGGCGGTCACTCCCAACATCAAAGGTATTTGTATTCTCAAAAGTGCTTTGGAAAATTGACAGGATCCGATACGATGTACTTCATCTACAATCATCAAACCAAAATCATCAAAGGAGTTTTCTGGGAAATCACGATCGTACAACGTTTGCAACATACCGATCACAATGTCCTTTCCTTTGGATTCAAAGATGGGTCCTTGGATACGTCCGATCTTGGCGGTGGGTAGAAATTCTTGAATACGTTCTATCCACTGATTCAACAGAAATTCTTTGTGGACCACAATCAAGGTCTTTTTTGCGATCATTGAAATGATTTTGATTGCCATGACCGTGTTGTGGGTTACGGTAAAATCACCCAATACAAACCGACGATTCCCATCAATTTCAAACCCATAATAATCGTCTTCAGGTAATTTTTCCAAATGAATACGATATTTGAGAACATCTTTGATTTGTTGAACCGATACTTCGCATGCTTTTTTTGTTGGATCATGTACCGGAATTTTGTCTAATCCTGTACCATAAATGATAATATGCCAATGTATCCCCATGAAATATCTATATTTGTCTTCCATTGGTTTTTCGTAACTAGCGAATCCGAGAGAACGGACCAAGAACATAATATCATCCAATACCTTTTTATTTTTTTGTCTAATTTCGTAACAATTGTTTGTTTTATCATAATATCCAATAGAATCAATCAAACCTGCTAATAGTTCCAGCTGATTTTTACGCGAATTGCATTTGTAATGCAACGGAATATGTTCGTATGTTTTGGGTTTCAATAATCCTTTTATGGAATCTTCTCCTATATTACATCCCATCAAATATGGATCCATTTCTTGGTATGTTTCGGGGAAAAGAATCGGAACACGGTATCCGTATAAATGTTCTACAAGTTCTTTGTCATTGCTTTGTAATAGAGACAAATAATCCAATACGGATATATCCAATACTGAATTTGTTATATTGTGTTTTAACGACAATATATGACTTTCATTGACGGTATATCCTTCCCCTCTCTTGGTACACACTTTGTACATGGTTTCACGACCGCGTGCCAAAGTTAATACATTACGAGGTCCGGAATCGTCTCCCATCAATTGGTCACCCACCACAATGTCCTGTACAGGTTTGATAGTTCCATCAAACATGAGTATTTTTGTGTCTTTACTTAAGCACTTACCTGCACCACATTTGATGGTGATAATTCCTCCACTCACATGATGCAGTGGATTTTTTTGAACATGAGATAGATACGAATCCACTACCACTTCTTGATAATCTCGCAAGGATTTGTCAAAAGAACAAGATATAGGAGCCACACGTTCCAAGTTCAGATCACGTTCTTGTGGGTATCCGTAACGGGCGATTCCGTAGAATCTTGGTAGATAGATTTTGTTGGCATTTTCCCTGTATATGGGAAATGCGGTATTGTCGTCGGTAGGTGCACCATAACTCGGACCCTGTTTGGCAGGGACCATATGCAAATCTTGGTAGAGGAATTTCAAATCTTGGGGGTCCAAGATGGTTTTGGGGATGGTGTATCCTTTTTTACCTAGATAAGAACCTTGTCGTATTTGTTCTTGGTACGTTTCGGTAGGTACAAATAAAGTTCGTGAATTGGTTACTTTGGATTTGGAAGAAGACATGTTTGATCAGATACTTTCGTCTTCTGAAACGGTAGAAAAAATCAATTTTCTCAGTACACCTTATACTACAAAATAGGATGAAGATGAAGAAAATGGATATGAAAATTTTTGCAATGAAAAATCCATTGGAAATTATTCTCTTGGTTCTCATTGTGATCTATTTGTTTTACCCTGCACCTACACCCCAATATATTTCTTCTGCATTGGATACACCTTTAGGAGTGGTGGTGTTGATTACCGTCGTTCTCTTTTTGTTTATGTATTGTCATATTCTACTGGGTATTTTATTTATTTTGGTGGCGTACAAACTCATGATCAGTTCTGCCCCGGGGAAAGTGGCTGTCATTGAATATACACCCATTCGTAATGAGGAAGCCAAAGACCAAGATACCATTATATTACCCAATGTCTTGGTAGATGCAAACAAAACGGATTTACGATTTCAACAAAGAGGATACGGAAATCAAATGGCGGTTCGTACCCCAAGTCCACCGACGGATACCCATGATTCTTTGGAATTGAACGTAGTCCACCAAATGGCGGCACCTAAACCGGTTCGCCAGGATTATTTAGATTCTGAATACAAACCAGTATCGGAATCTATTCATAATGCTATTGATATTGGAACCCAAGGTTCCAATAAAACCTCCTAGGTAACGAGGACACCTTCGCACGCTCGGTGCCCTCATAAGGTTTCTTATAAGGGATTCTTAGTTAATTAGTTGTATAGGATCCTATACAAATAATTTGATATTAGGGTTCCAATAGTAGGTTCCAATACCAATTATTTGGGTACACATCCATTGGGTCCACATTCCCATTGTATTTCAGGTTCAGTGGAAGGATGTACATGAGGTTTGGGCATTGTCACGGGATTCATTGGAGGGTTCATTGGTATTGCTCGCATTTGTTTTGGTTGAACGTTTTTTCGTTGTTGTAGTTGTCTCTGTCGTTGTAATTGTAGTTGTTGTAGATTATACCTAGTTCTGGTTCTTACTGGTGGGTTTGCACCACCACGTCGTTGATGTACACTACGTGTCCTGTTTTTTTTGGTACGACGATTCCGGAATGAATGGGATTTCATGAGGATACCTATATATCTATTTTGATAAAAAATTTTAATAGAAGCAACTATCAGGTGGTTGATTGTTTTTCACTCCAATATAACCAATGACCCAGAAGATAATCATCAAAATAATCAAGGTATTCAATTGTTTAAGATTCACACCAGGAATGAAAGTCACCATATAAATAATGAAGACAGTGACCCAATACAATGCGTTGAAAATAAACGAAAGACCACGAGATTTGCCAAAAATTCCGGATTGCGGTTTACGTAAATATTCGCCCAAAGTAGAAGTACCTGTATAATTGTAACCGTGTTTTAATACGATACACATCATGAAATAATACAAAAAAGGAGTACCGAAATAGACCATCAAAAAAATGATGAAATAAAATACAATACCTATCAACGAATTGTTCATATTAAAAAATTGTTGTTGTGATGTGTAATAAACGGGTTCTACCGTGGTTTCATCCCCAGGAATCATAGAACATTCTTGGTAAGTATATTCAGGGTCATCAATGATAGGTACTTCTATGGTCATGGTAGGACCTTTGGTGGATGAACAATTGGTACCTTGTCCAGTCAACCAATCCATGGCTTTTTGTGCGGAAGATGCCGCAGTATTTGCTGCACTACTTATGTCTAAAAATACCGCGTCTTTGATATCCGCCAAGGCATTAATCCCGTATTTTTCGGCACGTCCAATATTAAAAGCAACTGTAGTGGTGTCGTAACATTGTCCATTCAAATTGTAAAAAATACTGGCAGGATTGAATCCATAATTGGTAGTAGGACCCAATTCGGCATTCCAATAGTTGTAATAAGGAGGTGCTGTAACACCGGATTGAATCAAATAATTCGTAAAATTGGTTTCATTTCCCCAGAAATTTTTGACATATTCATGATAACAATCTATTCCGGTACCTCCTGTTTCTGGATTGGTACCACTACCCCCAATGAATGGATTCAAACCATCATTGTTTTGACGATAATCAAAAATTCCTTGTAATATATTTTCTACACCCGACGGACCTTTGGACAGAACGTTGTTGAGATTGGTTTGCATGGCTTCATCAAATACTTTGCATGTGGCATCGGAATTGATTTTTGCCCCTGCAATGGGACTAATTTTTCTTCCCGAATAAGTAGTGGGGGTTTTTGGAATATTGGATCTATCAAAATTGGCGGGTGCTTTTTTATCACAACTAGAGGCAACCTGTCCATAATTTTTAGAATTTCCGTTTTGAACCAAATTTGGAAATACATTCTTTGCTTGGGAAGATTGAACACCACCAATTTTGCTACCACCAGTTTTAAGATTATCAGTAACTTTGCGAATCGCGCCACTACCTACTGCACCAATATTACTACCATTCGGTACACAAATACTAGGAGCACCAGAAAGTATATATCCCTCATTACACGAACCGCATCTTGCTGCACCTGTCATATCGGCTTGTCCATTTTCACAATGATACGAGTTATTATTTGAACCAATACCATTCGGTACACAACGACTTGGAATACCAGAAAGCATATATCCCGAATTACATTCACCACATCTTTCTGCACCGGTCATATCGGCTTTTCCATTTTCACAATGATACGAGTTATTATTGTTATGTGTTGTACCCGCAAGTTCTTTACAATGAGCTGGAATATTTCCGTCAAGCACATAACCACCGTTGCATTCCAAACAGGATTCTTTCCCCATCCAATCAATTGTTTTTTTGCAATTGTCCATTCCTTCTATGATAGATGGGGAACCAAAACCAAAACCTTCTTGCATATTGCAAGAACAACCTTTGCTAGAATTTGCTACATCTTGTAATAATCTAGGGGTTGGTGTCGGATTCATAAGATGTGGAAACCGAATGACAATGGGCGTTTTGTAAAAAAGCACGGTTAAATTGGTATGATTTAATGTAGTTTCACTAATAATAGGAATATCTTGAATAAAATCATTCATAGTGACATAATTCGGTTCCGATTGATTCATTTCTTTCATGGAATCATGAACATCAAACAGGCGTTCTATTTGTGCGGCATCGGGTGACAATGGTCCTTGATTGGTTAAAAAGAAGCAACTATACAATTTGGGAGCATTGGTTAAAGAACGGTGTGAAATCACGATGGCGCCGTGGATAGAGGAGGTATCTTCGGATTGTTGGTGTAAAAAAGAGGAAAGAAACGGAAATTCTTTCATGGTTTCTAGGGTAGGACATAAATACAGTTCCATGGCTTGGTACATGTATTTTTGATTTTTGAAATGATAAATGATGTTGGGTTCGTTGATGTACCCTTGAAAATTGTATTTGACAGATTGATTACGATTGGATTCTGTACATAATATGGAATAATAATTTTGTTCAATTCCTGATGTATGTTTTTGATATTTGTTGGAAGAAGGTACCAAGACGATGGGTGATTGATCATATCCATAAATAGTTCCTCCTTCTAACATAGAAAATTGTTCCTCTTTTATTTTGTTCATCATCCTATATTCTATCATATCATTTCTTCTTTGTGTAAACTATATAAAATTCTTTTGTTGTATATGTTCAAGTACCCCCGAATGAGCATCCAATATGAAATCAAAAACATGACCGAATTTCAAGATTTATTGAATACCAATCCCGGGTGTATCTTTATTAAATTTGGTGCAGAATGGTGTGTACCCTGTAATAAAATCAAAGAATATGTCCTAGAACGGTTTGAGGAAATTTCTTCCGATACTGTCAAATGCATTGTGATTGATGTGGATGAAAGTTTTGAAGTATATGCCCATTTGAAAAATAAGCGTATGATTAACGGTATTCCTGCCATTTTGAAATATTGCCAAGGGAATACAAGTTTTATCCCTGATAAAATTTGTAGTGGTACCAATCGTACCGAAATTGCGAATATACTACACATTTGACGATTTATACCTATTATATACGCTAAAATTAGACCGTTCAGCGTACGAGCTTTGCACGGAAGCAGAACGGGATGATGTCGGGAACGTAGTGTAGACATCGTGTATGAATGCATGTCCATGTCTTCGTAATTGTTTGTTTAATACCCCCCCAATACCAAATGCTGGAAAGATTCTGGATACTCTTGCCATCAGTGTTTTCAAATACTCTTGTTTTATGAACATGAGACGTTCGGAAAATTTCACATTACTACCTGATTTGTTGTATAGGTCAAGTCCGAAAATATGCAATGGGGTTGATAAAATTTGCATGGATACGGGGGCAAGTAATTGTGCGGTTATGTCGGCATGTTTGGGTGTAAATGCCATTTTGTTGACCAATTCTCCGGCAATTATGGGAGGAAGAGTAAATGACGCCAGAATCGTCATGGAATCTCTGGTCGCAAATATACCTAATGATGTGCTTGACATCGGTTTCATAGTTCCCTTGCCAAACATTCTGGCAAAGGCATAATCTTTGGCAACAGACAAAGTCACATTGGTAGCAGCAGAACATACGAATTTGGGATACAATGGATCTATTTGATTACGTCCACACAATGCTTCTACATTGTTGGCTACAGCATATGTACTAGAAAATACACCCCAAATCAATAGAAACGACGGTTGTTTCAAAAAATAAATAGGTCGGAACAACAATGTTTTCAATCCATTTTTCACTGCAGGCACCAATGGTTCTACTCCACTAGCATTTGTGGTAATCGCTTTGTCAATGATAGAAACGAATGGTGATACGACGAATGCAGCAGTAATGCCTGCCATCGTTTCCACTGTTAAACGAACTGATAATGGAGAATTATCTGGTATAACTTCATATTCACCATCTATAGTTCCCACTAAAAGACCCATTTATATAGGTTATGAAAAGAATAATGTATACCTAATTTACCGTTACCATCTTAAATTCTTTATATTTTTACAAATAAGACCCGAAGGGTGGAGGGGATGATGCCGAGAACATAGTGGAGGCATCAAAAATGAAAGTCAAAATTCCGGTGTATCAAAATCTTTCATCAATCCCCCGGCGAGAATATTCTGTGAAGAAAATACGGGTGTTGGAAACGCCTTTTCGTACGCTTTGATTTTATGACCGGGACTTATTGGTTGTTGAAGAAAATCCAATAGTTGTTTTTTTTGTATGTTGTCGCGTATTTTTTCTAAAATGTTGTCAGGAGGAGCAACTTCTCGGGGTCGTTGATCATTTCCAAAATATTTTCGTTTTTTCATTATTTTGTATTTTCTTGGATTCATATACAATTCTTCGTATTGGGTTGGAAAAGGTACCACGACGGATGGGGTGTCGTCCCTATCCGATACGTCTACAATGTTATTGGTCTCTATTACCGATACGAGGTCTTGCAGTAGATGATTAGATTCCTCTAATTCGTTCTCGGTATCTCTACGAAATTTTTCTGACATTTGATCCGAAAACTGATCTTGTAATAACTGAGTCCAGGTAAGGTATTCTTGTGGTAAGGGGGCGTTCATGCCTCCTACTAGAGGACTCGGATATTCGTCAAATAGGTAGTCGTCATAAAAATAATCAGTATACATGCGACAGTATAAATGAGAATCATCGTCATTGGTTTCTTCAGTAAATTCTATCAAAGACATCATATGTTTGGGTGCTTCCACATGAAAACGATCAAATAATAGATTTGTATAACGACGATTTTTTGAATATCTAAAACAAGAATATGTACATAATCCCGTAATAAATGTATATAATAAAAACATTGGCGGTTGTTATTATAATAAGACATATTTTTATGTGGTTTGATTTTTTAGGCGGTTTCTCTGTGTTGCAACTCCAACATACGTTTCATCCAATTTTCTTTCATTGATTGCGGAACAGTCGTATAAAAATGTCGTTCATATTCTTCGGGAGATGTATAAAAAAGTGTTCCGTACGGGTCCTGACCAATATCATGAACTGCCAAAGATACTTTAAAAAACAATCCTTCTTCTTTTTTGCCTACTAAACATTTGTTTTCACGAATTCCACTGATCGCATTACGAATATGTGTACCAGGAGTGTGTTTGGACATATAAAACTCAACAGGAACACGTTTTCCTTTGACAGCACGAAAAATACGCATATGGCCACGGTCATTTCCAATAAAGGCACCATCATTGTATTTATGATGATATTTACTCGTACCATGACGCCCATAATTACGCATACTTCTATGACTTTGATTTCCATCGGTATACAAAGATTCATTGTCATCATAGTCATTATGTGTAAAGGACATATTGCTTAAAGTGTCGTCAAAATAAGGTCCTCGTCCTTCAGAATATGCGTTGACACATCCATAATCATCAATGATATTTTCGGATGATTGTACGTAGTCTCTGTCTTGATTCGTCGTCAACACATCAGCGCAAGACATAATAATGAATTAGGTTTTGAAAGGGGGTTTTTTAAACCGATAAATGCAGATAATACAACGAGTTGTTATAAGATTATAATAACAAATCTTTATATCATCTTATAATAAAAATGTTTGGTGCAAGAACGAATCACAAAGAGACAACGCCTATATTTGCCCTTGTTGGTCATCTTTTAGGATCTATTTTGTATGTTACAGAGTATCTGGGGTCCATCGGTATGAAAGTCTTGGACAGAATCATCAATCTTTTCGGGGGTAGTTACGGATTTATTTTACAAAGTATGAATTCTTCATCATCCAGCATGTTTATTTTTTTCATGATGTTGTTCATTGTACGCGCAATTATGGGTCATATTTTTCTCTCATACTTGATGCACCAGACCTTTGTGGATTCCATCTATGGTGACAAAAGTATGAAAATATTACCTTTGTACGAATTTGATTATGAACCGTTCAATTGGAAAGTAAGATATCCCAACGATGCTTGTGAAAATTTTGCCAATTCCATTCTATGGTGGTTTATTTTTGTGTATATATTTTCCTTGATCATGGTTATGACCAAGGGATAGAGACTACGTACCGACAAGGGACGTTACCCGGAGGTTGGTGGAGATGAATATGGCATAAAATTGAAAAATATTTATAAACTATTTATAAGCATATCATATTATTGAAGATAATGCAAGAAATGAATAGTTTTATCCAATGGCACGATCATGAAATGTTCCCTGTAGTGGTTGAAAACCGAAGGTCTTCTGACCAAGAGGTTGAAACCCGAAGGTCTTCTGACCAAGAGGTTGAAAACCGAAGGTCTTCTGACCAAGAGAAATTTGGAATATTACATATTGACATTCCGCAGGTACCTATGTACAAGGGAACCATTGTGATATTGTTTGATATTGACAAGTCCGGATCTATGAATGACATGTGTTCCGATTCTTCTACAAAAATACAACACATTCGTCACGCTTTGAAGAATTTTCTTTCTGTATTGATTCAAACCACCAAAAATCATCCTGATATCACAGTTCGTATTGGACTATGTGTATTTTCACATGATGCGCATAATTTGTTTCATCTAATCACCGATACAAATAGCGCATTATCATGCGATGAATTCGGTTTTATTACCATTCATTCGGACAACATTCATGCAATTTATACAAAAATAGATGATATTGAACCTTGGGGTCTTACCAACATTGAAAAATCATTGATATATACACAAAGATGTTTGCGAGAATACCATGATGTAAATCCGGATCAGCGTTTAATACATATCCAATTTACTGACGGAGATGCTACTGTCGGAAAAAAAAAATACCAAGAATTGATGGAATTTGTGGATGACAAATACAAACATATTTTCATCGGAGTGGGCGATGAACATGATAGTTATCTTTTGACCAATATTTCACAAAATACATCTTTAGGAGAATACCGATTCATTGACCAGTTGGACCATGCCGGATTGATTTGTGGTGAAATATTGTACGATATTCTATTTCCTTACGCTTTTTGCGATGATCCTATACATTTAATTGCAGGTGATGGTGTAAAAATATATGATTGGCGTATCAATCAATGGACATCCACCTTACTTATTCCACCCTTTTCTGGAAATCGTAGCAAAGATTTTCAATTACGGTTTGAATCGGAATCGGGTCAAGATAGAGACGACATCATGATAGATATTTATAGCAAAACAACACGATTAGACACTGCCATGGTATTACCACAATTGATGAATCATGTAGACAATACTCTTTTACCGAACGATCTTACACAATTCATTTTAAAACAATATACCCAAGAATATTTGTACGAAGCCATTCAATATGAACTCACGTTTCGCGCAGATATGCCCGTGTTACTCAGAGACGATTTCGTAGGTACCCGGTTACAACGTTCCACCGCTATGGATATGGATATGGATATGGAACCCGTAGGAATCGGGCGTATTTTGGAAAAACACATACGTGACAAACTTACACATTTCCATACTATTTTACAAAGATATCAAGAAAGATACCTAGATGACGAATCTTTCAAAAAATTTGTTCAAGTGTTGAAAGATGATATTCGTATTACCTTGAAGAATTTAGGAACACAATTCGGATATTTGTATTCAACTACACGGCAGACGTCACAAGGACATCAATATTCCTATACTCCAACTGGCGAAGAAAACATTTCATTGGATGAAACAGCCGACTACCCAGGTAATTTAGAAAGAAATATTACTTCATACACCAATCCAGATATTTTGGATATGATGACACAAGTTCAAGACACGGTCAGATATGGTGATGATATGTCACCATCTCCGCCAAACCTACGGTTAACGTCCCTATCAGAATATGTGGTATATGACGACGATGCCTCCACTACTCTGGCTTCGCCAACCTCGGCATCATCCTCGGATGCTACCGTTCTACGAACGTCCGCCTCCCAGTCTAATTTACCTACACCTATACGACGTAATTCATCTATGAATACTTTTGGGTTTTAGATCTGACTTAGGTGTGTAAGTGTAAGGACAAAACCCACATAAAATTTACATATATTATCCTATACATGCCTTCTAAAAATCAAAAAAAAGCAAAGAAGGCGGCGGCTGCAGGTGCAACACCCATTTTAAAAATCACGCCTCCAGAAAATTTTCAAAAAGTAATCGGCGACATGTGCACCGAATTAACCGTCACCTTTCCCGAATATGCACATCTTTGGAAAATTTGGACCAACGAATCATTTCAATCTATGGAGGAGGAAGCGCGAACCCAAGAAGTACAAAAATTGTTTGATTTTTGTATCACCGTGTATCCTGAACGGTTTTTTGATATTTTGTACAAAAATACCGAAATGTTTGATACCTCCAAAAATAACGATATCAACACCTTTTTTTTACCATCCGTGGATTTTACCACTTTGTTCACATGTGAAGGTGTCAGTGAAAATACATGTAATGTATTATGGAATTATTTGCAATTGATTTTGTTTACTATCATCGGTAGTGTCCAGGACAAATCCAAATTCGGCGATTCTAAAAATTTGTTTGATGGCATTGACGAATCTGATTTGTTGGAAAAATTGTCGGAAACCATGAAAAATATGTCTTCCTTTTTTCAAGAAGACCATGAAGACGACGATGATCATGATGCAGAAGAAAATCGTGAACAAACAAAACCTTCAGAAAAGGATGACGATGATAGCGAGGATGACGACGAAGACAATGATGGATGTGGCAACAAAGAAAAAGAACCCAAGAAGAAACCAAAACCATTCAGTATGCCCAATTTAGACGATTTGCATAAACATCTCAAAGGTCTGTTTGACGGCAAAATTGGAACCTTGGCGAAAGAATTGGCGGAAGAAATTTCCGGAGATTTGTCGGGTCTTTTAGGAGAAGATATGAAGGACATTCGTTCTACCAAAGATATGTTTCAAAAAATCATGAAAAATCCGGCGAAAATCAGTGAACTTATCAAAACGATTGGTGATAAAATCAAAAAAAAAATGAGTAGTGGTGAAATCTCCCAAGAAGAATTGATGAAAGAAGCCACGGAACTTATGAACAAAATGAAAGACATGGGTGGAGGTATGGACGCATTCAAAGACATGTTTAAAAATATGGGGATGAATATCCCTAAAAATGCCCGTATGGACACCAATGCCCTGAATCGTATGACTCAACACCAAAGTACTCGGGAACGTCTTAAAGCCCGTATGATGAAAAAACAGGCGGCACAGACGGAAGCATTCTTAAAAACCGCCGAAGCCATGAAAGCTATGCAAGAAATGCACGAAAGACAGGGTACCGCCCAAGCCGATTTGGAAACCATCGCACAAAAAATGGGACTGGATTTGAATGAAATGTGTAATACTCATGTTCCACCAGTTTCAACGAGTTCAAAAAAGAAAAAATCTATTGGAACCTACGGTTCCAGTAAAACCTCCCTTAAGTAACGAGGACACCGACCTTCGGTCAGTGCCCTCATAAGGTTACCAAGAACCATATTCTAGATACCACCTTTATATTATTTGTATAGGATCCTATACAACTAATTAACCAAGAGTCTTTGAATGAAACCTTATGAGGGCACCACCACGTAGTGGGGGTGTCCTCGTTACCTAGGAAGTCGTACAGAAACCTTGGGTTTCTGTAGGTTAGGCTTGTATAGGTATTTTACTAATTTCGTCTGGGTTTGTAGGACAAGCCACTTCTTTTTGTTTAAATTCAAAGCACGTTTCCGTATTGTCTTTGTATTGGATTTTTTCTAAATTTTCTGGTGTAGGATATACATAAATTTTACGCATTTCCCCTTGTCCTACGATATATACGGCAATCAATCCTAACAAAAAACTCAATGCAAATATCGGTATACTGATGTATTTTGTGATTCTCATCTTCTATACAATATCTTTATACACTATTATTTGAACCATCCGGATAATCATATTCCACGGTATAACTAATGTCTAAATCTATATTTGGAAATTGATTGGGTTGATTATGTAGAAAAGACGAAATCCAATTACGAATGGTGGTTTCTGCGATGGATTCTAAATTCGTGTCTACATTAGAAGTGTCTATTATACCATCTCTAAACTCATTCGGTAATGAAGTTACCTGCTGAGTTTGGGACAAAAGACTGGTAATGACGGAACTGGTAGATAATGGAATATCCAAGATTCTTTGTGAAATTTGAGATGTCGGCAAAGACAATAAGGTGGGTTCCATTCCTAACAATCTGTCTTGGTCTATCATGGAATTTGCGCGACTACGGTCAGGGGGCTGAAAGCCTCCAACAACTAACTCGGCAGGTGACAAGGTCACTCTGAACCCGCTTTGCGGGTTCTCAGTTGCTTCGCTGACCGAACGAGTTCGGGTTGTTCTATTGGGTTCTGCTGCGGATATATCCCATAGATTGTATCTACATACGGGGCAACAACAGCTTCTACGAAACCAACGTTCCAAAGAGGTAGACAGAAATTGATGTCCACAATGGACAATTTGACGAATATTATTTCCTACCTGAAATTCTTCCAGCATAATGGGACATACGGGTATCGTATTCAATACATTTCTATCACTTTCTTGAAATATATATTCTCTCGTGGCAAGTGCGATTTGTGCGGGTGTCAACAAATGATTTGCATGTTGTGGTGTGATGACGTTTCTTGGTACAACATTCGGATAAAAGGTAAACCCATATTCAATCGGTCGTGACATGTTGAAAATTTCGGGAATAATATTGCGATTCCTTGCATCTCCGCCAACCCTCCGGTTAACGTCCCTTGTCGGTACGTCGTCTCTTTCGGAATTCGTAGGACGGTAAGTCGGTACTCGGGTATTGGCGAAGCCATCCGGTCGGGTAAAACGTAATGCGTTCATATTTTGCAATACATCTAAACAACGTAAGGTTACCTGATTGTATTCTTGCATATTTCGGTGATAAGGGTACACAAAATTATCTAACAATGTATTTTGTTGTCGGGTATTACGTCTATGATTCAGTTCAATACGTTCGGTCATTTCTTGCACAGTATATTGGTATTCTTGGACATTGCGATGATACAAATACATCAATTCATCAAATTCAGGAAAATTCAATGAAGATCTTGGTATATGATTTTCGGAATGACCATGTATCGTGTCAGATCTATTGTTTTGTTGTGAGAAAAATGTATTTTCGGGATTAGAATACGGATGGTTTGTGTAGTCATGATGAGGTGTGGAAAAATGAACATTAGACCCTGATAGAGACGACGTACCGGCAAACCGCAGGTTTGGAGGTTCGGAGCCATCTCCGGAAAACCGTAGGTTTGGTGGAGATGGAGACGTTCGTAGAACGGTAGCGTTGGGGGATGATGCAGAGAACATAGTGGAGGCATCTGTACGACGTGACGGATCAACGGGTGTATGTATTTGGTCAGAGGGACGAAGTCCTTCAACAAGAGAACGAATGATTTCCGGCAATACATCTCCACCAAACCTACGGTTAACGTCCCTTGTCGGTACGTCGTCTCTATGTCTATCCTGTGATTCTGTATTTGGGTTTCTTTCCAAATGTTGGCGTAACATTTCAACAATCATTTGTTCTGACATAATTCCTATATACTGATACCTCCACTACGTTCCCGGTATCCCTACGAAACTCTACCGTCTATTTCGTCACTGAAAATACTTCTTTACATTCTCCGTCTAAATTGGAAAGTATCATATCCAATTCTGGTGCATTTTTGATTTCTGTAATTAGTTGTATAATACGACTATCTATATGTTCTCGTACAATAGGGTCATCAATCGTATCCTTCAAGGTTTCAACAATACGATGAATGATTAAAGGGGAAGTAGATGTAAATATTTCAGCAAAACCGTCACATAAACATCGTTTCAAATCAGAAAACAATGGGTCAACGTTGGTATTTATGGATGCAGCGATGGGTGCAAAATTCAAATCCCGTTCTCTAAACAGTCCGGTTCCTTGTGGTAGCAATCCTTCGTCCAAACTTTTTCGCCGATTGGATTGTCCCGTGGCGGGTACACCTTTCGGTATATTTATGGGTGGTTTTGATGATGGTGGTGGTTTTGATGATGATGATGGTGGTTTTGATGGTGGTGGTTTTGATGATGGTGGTGGTTTTGGTGATGGTTCTGGATTGGATTGAATATAGGCTGAAATATCATCAAATCCACCAATCATTTTGCCCTGTAGAAAATTGACCGGAAATGTGAATTGTCCCGATTTTTTTGTGTATAATGGATTGGTGGCAAAGGTAACACCAAAAGCCTTGGGGTCCGCAATTTTTACGGTGACCAAGGAATATTTGGGGGTTTTAGAAATCAACTCTGCGGTTTTGTCACAAAAGATGCATTTATCCATGGACAACATCACCACGACATTGGGTTTGTCTCTGTTGGCTTCAATCGCTTGTGTTGCTCTTTCTATATCGTCAGACATGCTCTCTTGTATATCTTATATGGATTTTTTGTATGATTTTTTTTGAGTGTATATTTTCTGGTGTTTCGTATGCTGTTTGTATGTACGACTACCTCCTACAATGGCAGTAGGTTTACCACGGGTAATACTCGCTTGATGGTGTTCTTGGGAAATATTACATCCGCCTGACAAATTTTTGCGAATATCTATTTTTATTTGGGGGTCGGGATTGGTCATAATAAATTTCATAATTTTTTCTACTTGATCTCCTACAATTGTTTCGTAATCTGGATTCAATAAGGAAGCAATACCTCCTTTATGTTTGTCTACCACATCTACATACAATGCTTTGGTCAGTGCTTCATATACATGTTCGGTGGATGGTACAAATGCTTCGTAAAACAAATTCGCCATTCCTTGACAAAAACATTGTTTGATTTCGGTGTATGCGTTGTCATACAATGCCTGAAATTCCACTTTGATTGTGCCACTATCTGAACCTACACTCGGTGGTGCAGATGAAGATCCAGATACAGATGGTCTTGGTGTAGGTGTTTGTGTAGATGTTGGTGTTGGCGTAGGTGTATTTGCTGCATCTCCTGGACCTCCTGGTGTGGTTTTGGCTGCGTCTTTGTCTTTTGCGTCTTTGTCTTTTGCGTCTTTGTCTTTTGCGTCTTTTGCGTCTTTTGCGTCTGTTCCTTTTTCGTCTGCGTCTGTTTCTTTTTCGTCAGTGCCTGTTCCTTTTTTGACTATGCCTTTTAATTTGTCTGCGGCTCCGGCTTTTAATTTGGCTGCGGCTTCGGCTGCGGTTTTTTCGGCTAAGGCTTTGGCTTTGGCTTTGGCTTTGGCTATTTCGGTTGCGTTTTGTAATATGGTTTCGGTTGCATTCGTCATATTTGATTCAATGTTAGTACCTTATTATATCATATACATAGATCCTGCACTCCGTAAACTCGGTACCGAAGACACTAGACCGGGATGATGCCGAGAACGAATGTTGAATGTGGTATCCGTAGCGGAGCGGTCAGATGACCGTAGGTCATCAACAACTAAGTCCGGAGCAAGCTTCGCTTGCTGGGGACTTTTGAGGATATCCACGCATATTCTGAAGGACGACTCTGCTGCTCCGCAATAGCGTGGAGTCCAGAGGAATATGGAGGCATCAATACTTGCGATATGTAATTCGTGCATTGGACACTTTCTGGTGTTTAAAGGTATGTGAATTTCCATATTCCTCTGGACTCCTACGTCGTCCTTCAGAATATGCGTTGCCACATCCACCACCACCTCCTTTAGTGACAGGAAATTGACGGTCTTTTAATTTATCCAATAGGAACAATGGATTACGCTCCGCCTGTAATTCCCTCTTTTTTTGTTCTTCTTTTGACACTGCTCGTTCCTGAAAGATATAAGAGTCGGGATTTCTTGGTATTGCACATCCGCCACTCAGATGAAGTAAAAATTCATATTTGGTCTTGGGAGAATCAAATATTTCATCTATGATTTTGATCGTAAGTTCGCGATTTTTTTTTTTCAATTCTTCACTTTTTTGAATCAATGTTTCTAAATTGGTCAAAATCAATGATTTAATACTGACAATACGGTCAGTAAACATTCGTTGGAAAGAATCACATATAAATGATTTCAAACGGTCCGGAGTATCTAAATAAGATATTTCAAGTAAAGGAACACCGGGTGGACCTTGAGGTTTGGAAGCTACTGCATTTGTCACGGAATTTAAAGCCGATGTTGCACTATTTGCTATAGGAACAGTAAAATTTTTTACTTTATCTGCAACCGATGACACTTTGTTTGACATTGATGTGACAATCGGAGTGGTGGATTTCAATTTATTAAATGCCGTTGAAATAGTACCCTTACCGCCTTTCATAATGGTAATGGGTGTATCCTTTTCTATTACAGATTCCAAACAATCGCCACGGAATATGTTGACTATTTTTTCTTTGGTACGTTCATCGGACAACATTTGAAAAATCACAGATTTAATTCCTGGTTCCAGATAATCTTTGATAATAATGGTTTGTTTTGACATTTTTTGAACCGTTTTGATGATCAAATCTTTCAATTGTTCCCCACTTTCTGCAAACAATTTGGCAAAAAAGTTACAAAAATATCGTTTCACCTCATCAGTCAATTTTATGAACAAATTGAGGGTTTGTTTGGCTTTACCATCTATCAAATTGTCCGTGGGATGCAATCGGTCCAACAATTGATAATGAAATCGTTCGTAGGAGGCAGCCACACGTAACGTATTTGCGACCAAACCGTCTCCAGAACCCGCTGCCTCTGTTAATTTTTGTGGAATCGCTTTTGCCATATCTTCGGGTCTGGATTTTTTCAACAATTCGGTTCCGAGGTCAAATCCAGCAGACACTGATTTTTCGGCAGAAATCGTTACGGCTTTGGCGACTTGTGCAACTTTTACTGCGGCTTGTCCTGCAGCCATTGCGGCGTTTCCTGTAGCCACTGCTGCTGCCGGTACTGCTGCGAGTGGTGCAAATTGTGCCATAAATACAGATAGATATTGTATAGGTAGATAAAAAATTGATTTATAATGCGTTTATTTGTTAGGGAAAATATACGTTAGGACAATAAATGAATATTGAAAATAGAGCCGATATCGGGCGTATTTTGAAGATATGGTGTTTACGTGGTATTCGTGATAAAAATGATCCCAAAAATCCACAAAAATACAAAATATTTTCAAAAATATCCCATAGAGACGACGTACAGGTGACAACCGGTACGTCGTCTCTGTATAGTGCCATTTATAATAAAAAACAAAAGACACACAAGCAAAATCCGGATACAACCAAAAAAACAAAAAAAAATCAACGTTATATGACAACGACGGATAAAAACAAACTATGGGATCTATTTGACCAAGAAAAAAATATGACTGAAGAACCTGAAATTACAAATGACAAAGAGAATTCGGGCAAAGTCACATTTCATACATGTGAATCGTGTCATTCCATTCTTATGTTAATGGAAGATGGGTTTCCCACATGTACGAATTCATCCTGTAGTATCATATACAAACATATCTTGGATTATTCACCGGAATGGCGGTTTTATGGTGCCAATGACAAAAATACCGTAGATCCTACCCGTTGCGGAAATCCAATCAATCCATTATTAGTAGAATCCTCTTTCGGATGTAAAATTTTAGGCGATAGCAAATCTTCGTATGAAATGAAAAAAATACGGAAGTGGACCGAGTGGCAATCTACCCCTCATCGTGAAAAGTCATTGTATGAAGAATTTCAATTTATTACCATTATGGCTCAAAATGCTGGTATTCCCAAGATATTCATTGATTATGCCATGATTGTACACAAGGATATTTCGGAACAAAAAATGTTTCGTGGAATGAATCGTGATGGTATCAAAGCTGCATCTATTTACATTTCATGTAGGTTAAATCAATGCCCACGTACAGCTCACGAAATTGCCGAAATATTTAAATTAGATAAACAAAGTACTACGTATGGTTGTTCCATGGCAGTGAATATTTTCCACAATATTGAACGTAGTATGAATTCTTCGCAAAAAACCGAACTAGGAACCACCACTCCCAGTGCCTTCATTGAACGTTATGCTAGTCGTCTGAACATTCCCAATGAATTGGCGGTTTTAGCCAAATTCATTTCCAAAAAAATAGAAAATAATAGCATCGTTTGTGATAATACTCCCCAATCCTCTGCTGCTGGAATTGTATTCTTTGTATCACAAGTATGTAATTTATCCATTTCCAAAACCGAAATCAAAAATATTTGTGGAGTCAGCGAAGTGACTATCAATAAATGTTTTCGTAAATTGGACTCTATACGTAATCAATTGATACCTCCGTGTATTTTGGAAAAATACATACAATAGCCCTCTGACCAAATGGTTGAAGACCTTCGGTCTTCAGACCAAACATCACTCTCCCGTAGAAAAACTTGTTTTTTTTTCTGTAACTATTACATGACTTATGGAAAACCCGATTTCCTACGACATCTGTGATGATACATCTGATGATGTTACGAATAGTCTAAGTGTAGTGAAACAGAGGAGTGATGAAATTATACTTCAATTTGACCCTATGGGTGGTTTCATAATTACAGAATCACCAACCAACCAACCAAATACAGAAGTATACGAATCAGATTTCCAAGAAGAATCCGAACCAGAACAAGAGGAAGATGAACCAGAACAAGAGGAAGAACCTGAACCTGAAGAACCAGAACAAGAAGAACAAGAAGAAGATGAACCCGAACCAGAACAAGAAGAAGAAGCCGAACCAGAACAAGAAGAAGAAGCCGAACCAGAACAAGAAGAACCCGAAATTATACTACAATTTCACCCGACTGATGGAACCATGATTGTACAAGAAACAGAAGAACCAGAAGAACCAGAAGAACCAGAAGAACCAGAAGAACCAACGCCCACCATTGTATTTATTGTACCCTATAGAAATCGTCAAGTACATAAAGATATTTTTGACACCAAGATGACCAATGTGATTTTGTCTGACAAACCCCCAGAATATTACAAAATATGTTACATTCATCAGGCAGATAATAATAATTTTAATCGCGGGGCAATGAAAAATATAGGATTTTTAATTGTAAAAAAAATGTATCCAAATTCCTACCAAAATATTACCTTGGTTTTCAATGACATAGATACTACACCGAATCACAATGAAACCATACCGAATTATGACACCACCCCAGGTGTAGTAAAACATTTTTTTGGGTATAAACAAGCATTAGGAGGAATTGTATCCATCAAAGCAGGTGATTTTGAAAAAATCAACGGATTTCCCAATTATTGGTCTTGGGGATTTGAAGACAATATGTTGAACAAGCGTGTACTTCGCGCGGGTTATGAAATCGATCGTTCCATATTTTATAATGTAGGCGATATCAACAATATACAACAATTACCTACCACCAACATGCGCGTAGTAAATTCCGGAGAATTTGACAGATATGCGCGTAACATTGATGAAGGTATCCAATCCATTCATGGTATTAATTATTCGTACGACGAAACCACCAATTTGTTCAATATTTACAAATTCAGTACTGAATATGTGATAAATCCAAAATTGAACAAAGATTTTGATATCTCAAAAAGTAATACTCCCTTTCATGTAGGATATTCTGCAAAACGTAATAGTCGTATGAATATGATTATGTAAAAAATGTATTAGAAATGTATACAAATGACAAAAAACAGAACACGACGAAAAAAACATTTAGGTAAACCCAAAAAAACATATGCAAATACTACCCAAAAAGAATTTAATAAATTTTTACACAATTCACATGCAAGACGTCGCAACAGTATTTTGTACAATGCAGGTATCCAATTGCTTTACAATGAATTGCCCGAATCTCATAAAAAGAAAATTAGAACTATGATACAACAAAGAACTCCCCTAAAATAATTGGAACCTACGTCTAGTTTCGCCGTAGGCGAAACTAACCCAGTAAAACCTCCCTTGAGTAACGAGGACACCACGCACTGCTTCGCAAGCGCGGTGCCCTCATAAGGTGTCTTAGCTGATTGATTGTATAGGATCCTATACAATCAAAACCCTTCCGTTAACGCTTCAGGTTTTCCGGAAATTATGCTTCGTTCACGGTTGGTATGTCAACAATTTGTTTGAAATTTTGAAATGCATAATACAAACGCATAGACAAAGCGACAACATCAATACCCAAGGACAATCCATAATTCACAATGATGGATACATTTCCTAATTGTAATGCGTACGAAAATGCCAAAATGGAACCAAGTAACAACAGTACCTTTTCTGGAATATTGTACAAATTTGCATTTTTATTTTTGTAATTTGCATACAATTCAGGTACATAACACACGAAATAAAACCCAGTAGCCGTATACATTAAAATTTCGTAATCCATTCGTACATATTGTTTTCTTTTGGATATTTTCAATGATTAATCTTTATGTCGGTTACATTTGAAATTTAAACGTCACGCCTACATTCATTTCGTTTTCCCAAACACCTGAAATTTTGATGATCAAGGATTTCACCATTTCGTGTTTTTGTTCAAGGGTTCCTTGTATGTTATTTACCGGAGACGTTTGATGTGAGATATCGTATTCACTACGTTGAATTACCCGAATGTTTCCACTTTTAAGTTGATTACGTAACGAATAGACATTGACCTTGTTAATTTTGAAAAAATCTTTGTAAAATTCAATAATTTCATGTTCAATACGATTCAACTCTTTGATAAAATGAATATTGTTCGGATTGGTCAATGAAAACAAAAACGGTATTTTTTTCGTGACAATGGTACGTCCATTTTCTTGGTATGAAGAAACTATTTGATTTCGTGTTTGGGCATTTGAAACTCCCGCAAACCTATGTTGACTATTGGAAGAAGAAATCGGAAAATTAGGAATGGAGACAGATTCCAAGGGGCAGTGCAAATACAATCCGTTCAAAGAAACCGTTGCATCCGAATAAATAATTTTGGTAAAAACCCCGTCAATTACCATGTTTTTCTTGGTATCCAAAAAATTAAGAGAATTAGATTGAAACATATTTACATCACATATCAAATTCATGATTTATCTAAGATTAAATTTTGTAAAATTGCGTTGCTAATACACATGCTATAATTTTATATGATTATATACAAAGAAAACATCTATGATTCATTCTTCCAATTTATCCAAATACAGATTTGATACCAAGATAGGCACCAGTATGGAATCCCATTTTCCTTGGAAAAAATCCGTACTGAAATACCAAATTGCTTCTACTCAAAAAAATATGTCACGTATGGATATTAGTGCCAATACGTACCAAGATGATACTGTACTTCATACCGGAATTCGTGACAATATTTTTTTACCGCAACCACTCAAAATATATCGCAAAGAACACGGCAATTTTGTAGTAAATCAACCCACCAGTCATCAAAAAGGTGTTACGATTGAATCCATAGAAATGCCCGGTTCTACCAATCCTATCTTCTTATCTGATGAGGGTAATTTAGATATAATTGTATTGGATCGTAAACAATTGGGAGATTCCAACAATAGTACCAATCATCCCGGTTGTGCATCTTTTACTACCAATGGAATTTGTATGGATCCTGCTACCAATGCATTGAAACGCATTCGTACAAGTGGTATTATGAAACCTTCCTACAGTACCACCGGTGGACAATATTTACATTCTCGTAACAAAACTTTCCAACAAAATCAATTCCAGTATCTTCAAAGTGGAAATACTTCCGCACAAGCGGGAACCAATGCCGCCGTAAACAATGTATACGGAACACAAGGTTCTCCTTCATCGTGGGCAATGTACGATATTTCTGGCACGTTGTCTGCATGTACTGGAACTACCCGACCCTATACTCAAGTATATTACAAACCGAACAATCCAGGGTTTGCACAGCAAGGTGCAGTGGACGCCGGTTCCTATATTCTACGTCGCAAATTTGATACGATTACCAACAATTCTTTGTTATACAAAAAAATATATGGTAATTCGGTTGCCAACGCCATGGGTTATGGTATTTCCAACTCGGTATACACTCTCAAACAAAAAATAGGATATCCTATGAAGAAAACCCCCGTGATTTCGCCTTACAAACCCAACAATAATTGTTGTAATTCTGCACAATCACGTGTCCAATTGACAAGTACCTAGATGTTTTTTGTATAGGATATTTTATATTAACAATGCAAATCATTCACGATTTGGAAAATGCTTTGTTTAGTGATACATATTGTGTTCATTTGACAAAAAAAGAACATGCATTTATGCATGATTTGTTGCAAGACCATCCCGAAGTATTTGGAAAAATACAAGCCACTGTGGAAGAAATCATTTCCGATGACAAGGTGGATTTGCACGACATACCCAAAATTGTCTTGTTATGTTCGGAAATTTATCATCAACATTTGATCCTATTCCTTGCCCAAGAGATAGGTGTGATCAATTTGTTGCGTTTTACCTTGGATGCGTTGATTGATTCCGGACTCATTCCGGTTCCTGCGTTGTTGACATGTGTGGTAAAAGGCATTGTGGATGTTAGTTTGAATCTGTTGGCTGCCAATGTACATATCCATTCTCGCCCTATTCTACCACCTCCTTCTACCGGAACGCCACCTCTACCTTCTACCGGAACTCAAATGTACAGAATCTCTACTAGCAAACCCAAGTGTGGGTGTACGGTTTCATAAAAAAATTGAATTGCTTTTTTTTTTGACAGTTGGTCATGGTACTAAACCGAACATAATCATGTTTACTACCAACACCACCAGTCAACGCGCAGACCAATCAGGATTGATCATGGATCAGATCATCAATCTTGACATGACCATTTACCAAAATTTACAAAAAGAAACGTTCACGAAACGCGAACGTTCTTTGTCCAACTTGTCTGACATGAGTGAAGAAATCTCTCATGTCTTACCACAAAAAGAGGAAGAAGAAGAAGACACTTGTTGTATTTGTTTTGAAATTTTGAATACCAAAAAAAATTATTGTGTTACCCCTTGTGGACATCCGTTTTGTTTCATGTGTATTGTAAAAACCATGGCGAAACAAAACTCGTGTCCTTGTTGCCGTGCTTCGCTGTACCAAGAGGTTGAAGAAGAAACATTCCATGCCAACGTTGTTGAAGAATACGATGATCAATCTATCATGAATGCGTCCATGACGAGTAATTTGATGATTGCACAAAATGAACATCAACAATACCAGTACGACCATCATCCTCATGATTTAGTTGTTGAAGGCGTTCAGCCCTCTGACCAAAACCAGGTGGATAATTCAGACGTATTTCCCAATCTTCCACGAGATTTGGATGACTTGCAACCTAGAAATCTCCAAAGTATGTTTGATGATGTCGGAGACGATGCATCACAACATGATCGTTCGTTGAATGATTTGTTCATCAGCGCATTGATGCCTGACGATATGGAAATTGACACAGATATGTCTGTTTCACTTCCTACCTATATTTCACAAGAAGACGAAAATTCGGATGACCGTAGGTCAGGAGAATTTCATAGGGATGCCGAGAACGTAGTGGAGGCATCATCTCCATATTCCTCTGGACTCCACGCTTCGCAGAGTCGTCCTTCAGAATATGCGTGGATATCCTCCGCTCCGCTACGGATACCACATTCAAATCATCGTTTAGAACAATGGCCTCCTCAGACAGAAAGTGAACGTCAACGTTATCCAAACGCTTCAGAAGCCGAGGAAGAGGAAGAACATATCAATGTGTCTGACATCCTCCCCCCTTCCATGGACAACATTCCGAAATTTGGAGATAATATGATATTATCTCTACATGCTCGTATGAGATCCGAAGGATATACCATGTTGGATGTGCTGATGATTACATTGATGAAAATATATCCGGAAGAAATCCGTCAAGATTTAGCTAGTTATCGTTGTGCAAAAGGGTTGAATACCATCATTCAAGAATTACAAAATGAAACCAAAGAAAAAGAATTGTTTGCCATGGAAGATAGAGATGTTATTATGTTATAATTTGTGTGTGCTGTAAAATATAAGTAAACTTGAAAAAAAATGTACATAATGTATATTTTTTTTGTGATTCATACACCCTACCATCATATAATCCTTGGAAATTCTTATTTTTTACCTGCGGATTTCTTTTTGGTACTACTAGTACCAGTAGATGTATTTGATACCGACACATATTCCTGTGAACGTTTGCTCACATACAATTGATATTGGGTTTCAAATGTAGACAATTCTCGTAACCACATCTGTTCCTCCCTCGTATTGCGCAATTCCGTCAATTCCGCTAAAGTATTCGCGTGTTCTTTCTGTAATTTTTCTACTTGTTCTACCGAGACGGATATCATGGGCATTTTAATTAAATAATCGTAAGAGTCTTCTACATGATTCAATCCGACCTGATTCAACATGGTTTCAATTTCCGTCGCCGTTTTGCGACGTAAATCCACGGTTCCTTTCAATACATATTCAATATAACGTACTTTGTTGGACAATTTGACGAGAATTTTCTCCAATACATTCATTTGATGTATTTTACGTTTGGTATACGTCGCCAAACGTACCAAAGAAAATGCGTCTATGATTTCATGTACATGATTGTATTTTTTCAATTTGCATTGGTCATCAAATAGATGCATGTTGGTGGTAGATACTGTGGTGGTCAATTTCAACAACTTTTCCAATCCATTGACACCGGACTGTCCACCACTCATAGATTCCAATTCAGCTAAACGACCTTTGGTGAAGGTTACCACAATGTCTACGATTTTTTCCGTAGAATTGGAAACGAAATCTTTGATACTGGGTGCCACACGTTTTCCTTGTTTATCTACCCCCCCATCCGCAAGATTCTCCAATACAGTAATATAGGGCATCGTCCAGGTTCCCACGGGTAATTCGGTAATACGTATTTGGTCAGCCACCGACGTACATTCGTATACCCCTTTGATAAGGAATTTCTGGGTTTCTCCTTCTACACGATTCACGGTTCCGCGGAAATTTTCGTAATAAGGTACGAAATCATCAGGATCAGAGGAAATGTGGGTGTTCAACCGATTGCGCAAATATTCCACCAATTTCATGGGATGAAACGGAGGAATAGACGACGAAAATCCGGTACCAATCCCGGAAATTCCATTGACCAATACCATGGGCAAGATCGGTACATAATATTCGGGTTCAATGGATGTGCCATCTTCATTCAAATAGTGAAGTATAGGATCATCCAATTCCGGAAACAAACATCGGGTCAATGGATTCAATTGAGTAAAGATATATCTTTCCGATGCACTATCATCACTATTTAATCTGGTACCAAATTGTCCATTCGGCATCAACAAATTGATATTATTGGATCCTACAAAATTTTGAGCTAACCCAATGATTGCACCGTTTAGACTAGCCTCTCCGTGATGATATTCACTATGCTCCGATACATATCCTGAAAATTGAGCCACTTTGACTTCCGTCGTTAATTTACGTTTGAATGCACAATACAAGATTTTACGCAACGAAGTTTTCAATCCATCTACCAAATTCGGAATACTACGTTCACAATCATATACACTAAAATGAATGAGTTCCTTGTCCACGAAATGGTCATAGGATATGTTGGTTTCATTTGTATTCAAATGGATATTTTTGTCAAATTGTTCCAACCAGGTCTTACGCTCATCGGCACGTTTTTTGTTGAAAATTTTATCAATAACGTCATCACTCGTCGTGGAATGATAGGTGAAATCTACAATACGTTTGTTGGCGAAATATTCTTTGAATTCTACGGCGGTAGATGTACCAAGTCCTTTGAAATATTTGATCGTCCAACCTTGGGGTTGTCCCTCTGGAAATCCTTGTTTCCAGGTTTCATATTCTCCTTCATGGTAAAATATATGACTTTGTGAACCTTTTTTCGCACGTAAAATAGGAGTATTCATAAACGAAATAAACCCGTTCAAACGAAACAAAGATGCCCATTCACTGTGAAACAAATTCACACACAGACCTTTGATATGAGATCCGTCCGTATTATGGACAATCATTTGTCCAACACCCGCTTGAAAGTGATGATTTTCTGTTTCTAAATCATATACATATTGTTCAGTGGTACCCAAATCAATTATTTTTTTAATTTTATTAGGGTTTCTTTGTTGATATTGCTTTGTAAGCGTAAAAGTATATATTTTTAGTTTCTTAGGATTAACATTGATGGATACTTCGTAACCCAAACTTTTAGATAGCATATACATTCCATGTGAACCAATTTGTCCGTTAATATCAAACGTTCTGGAATTATTGCTAATCAATCGTGTTTTACATCCATCTCCATCATAATATCCGTCAAAGAATTGTTGTCGTACAGAAACTGTAGAATTAAGAATTTCTAATGGAATACGCTTATTCTTATTTTTGTCGTAAAACATGGTTCGGTATTTATTAATAATCGGAGCGGTTTTAATACCACCATTAAGTATTAATTTATAGCATATTTGAGATTTTGCAAATTTACATTTGGACATATCACATTCAAGGATTTTAAATTCATGGTTGTCGTAGATACGTTCAATATATTCTTTTGCTTTTTCCAAATAGGCTTTATTGGTATTTACAATACACCAACTATAGGAGGTTCGTGTGAACATATATGCTTTGGGACGATCTGCATGTTTTTTAACTGTTTGCCATTGATAAATTCCACATGTACCATCCGCCCAAAACAATCCCATAACAAACGCCTCTTCATCACTAATACCAAAATTATGATCACATGAAATATATTCAATAGACATTTTAGTACGTATTGCCTCCATCAATTCGGCACGTTTCATTGTACTGAAATTATAAACGTATATTTTTTTTGCAATATCTCGTAGTTGTTCAATATCCATAACATGCAGTTCAGAAGTCTGAATGGATGATGATGTCGGTGTTGGTGCGGAGGCTGTAGAAGTGGAGAAATCTGAAATAAAATTCGGAAAACTATGCAAGAGTTCTTCACCAATTTCTAAGTCTTTGGGGGCGATTTCTTCTAAATTTGTTCTTACTAATGAATGATCCTCCGTAACATCTACACATCCAGTATGCGTTAAAACGCGATAAATCTTTTTATTAACTTTGTGGCGAATTACGTGTTGAATGTTAGTCCATCCACGTTCTGTCCATACCTGATAATTTGTATCAGATAATTCTTTACCATTAGGTTGTACAATCCAATCTTTTTGGTGAATTTCATCAATTGTTTTACTTTCAATAAATCCCTCTTTGTTTTTAACCAGTAGTGGAGTATCCCCTACTACAGAATCCTGATCACATAGCAACATGACTTTACCGTATCTTAAATTACGATGCACGTCGTCGTAGTTTGTGTATTCACGACCGGTTTCCAATCCGAGAATTTTCTTGAGATCAGTAATCTCTTTGTTTTCGGAGATTTTCTTGATATTTTCCCCGCGTACATTGAGTAATTTTCCCTTGAGAGGATAAATACCGTAATGATTACGATCCGTACTGGACAAACCACTCACTACACCGGACATGGCGGACAATCCCTCACATAGAATCAATACACAATCTTTGGATTGGGCGGTACCCGCCTGATTGGCATCTATGAAATTGGCAATACCCCGAATGGTACGTGTTTTGGAACCGTCTGTTTTTTTCGCGGCAATACTACGTTCTTTGATTTCGGTCAAAGAACACGCCGCGTCCATCACCCCCATTTTGGCTATTTTTTCAATGAAAGAATCACTGACTGTACAAGAGGAACCAAAACGGTTGGAAGGGGTATTCATATAATCTTTGGTTTGACTATCAAACGCCGGATTTTCAATATCACACCGTAAGAACAAGATGAGTTGTTCTTTGATGGTATTGGGATTTACCGTGATTTTCTTCTTTTTTTCAATATAAGCGGACAATTTACGTGTAATTTGTCCTAAAACATAATCCACGTGTTTGCCACCTTTGTGAGTACAAATGCCATTGACAAAGGAAATTTGTTCAAATTGATGTGTAGGTGACAATGCCACCGCATATTCCCAACGGTCAGAATCGGCTTCATACACACGTTTCACACTACTTGTGGCAGAAACACCGTCATCGGAACCACCTTCGTTTGTTGTACGTGAAACCGTACGAGGACAAGAAGGTGTGGACACCCTCGGACCTAAATACAAATCAACGTATTGTTGAAAATTACGCACAGGAATCACTTCACCATTGAAACTTACTTTGATTTTTTTATGACTATGATCGGTTACGCCGGCAATATCACATACACGTTTACGAAAGAGAGCAATCATATCTGGTGTTAGTCCGTTGGTGAGACCCAGACGAGCATAATCTGGTTTGAACGAAACACGTGTATATGGTTTGGCAGATTTGACCGATTTTATGACAGGTTCACTCATTTGTTCCAAATTGTTGTGAAATTCTTGGGTATATTTTAAACCACGAATATGGTCCACGGTTTCTACTTTACCATAAGTAGACCAAATCAACACCAATTTAAAACCAAATCCATTTTTTCCACCTACAATTCGTTTTTCTTCTTGGTTATAATTCGTAGAAGTACGTAAATGTCCAAAGATCATTTCAGGAATCCATATTTGATATTCCGGATGTTTGGCAACGTCAATACCATCACCATCATTTTCCATAACGATGGTGCCATCATCCGTGATAGAAATATCAATATAAGAGACACAACGATGGTCAGGAACCGTATTGGAAATTGATTTTTGAATCATACGAATGGCATGATCACGGCAATTGACAATGCCTTCATCAAACAATTTATAAAGTCCAGGAATATATTCAAGTTGTTTTAGCCCAATTTTCTTCGGTGAATCGGCATCATCATTACTTGTCCATAAATTGGCATCCACCAATTCAACCGAACCAATATAGGTATCCGGATTTTCCAAAATATGTTGTTTGTCTGTTTTTTGTTGATATTGTTGTGCAAGAGCGGAAGATGCTGCTGCGGTTTTGGTAGTAGATTTTACGGAAGACATGTTCGTGAGTTATGATACTGTAATAGGTTGTTTTTACACTGTTTAATCTTTTTTTAAAATCAATTTTTTTCGGCTTTACAATGATGAAGACTTTCTATCATATAAAAAATCTGGTCTTATGGGTTTTCGTCTAGTGTTCATATATAGGGGTTTTAAGTTTCATCATAAAAAAATTGTTGGATTATGTTTAGTTTATCATCCAATCAATCCAGCCCAAATTATAATCCATTTGTAACAGGAGGAAATGATCCATCCATCACAAATGTACAAAAATATGCTCAAATGATTCAAAATAGCAAAGGCTCAACGTATAACAGAGGTATTCCGAATCTCGCAAATACATCTTATACTGCAACGAATCCTATTTTTTCAGGTGATATATTGATACATGGCAACATACATTTACAATCCAATATTAGTGGTATCCATTCTGGATACCCGGGGTATTTGAATGTTGATCAAAACGTTTCTGTGGGGGGAACCATTTATACCACCAATTTGTGTATATCCGGAAATTTGTTATTACAACCCAATACCTATTTTAATTCCTTAAATGTGGGTTATCTAAAAATAAAATCCTATTCTTCCACCTATGGATACGTAAATATACTCAATGTTGTAAAAAACAGTTCATTACCCCTATTGATTATGCTAGGTGACGGTTCACAAATGCCCATGTATTATTCCAAAGATAGAGGAATCACTTGGACTGTTTGTAATTTTGCACCATATGTTACGCAAATTACAAATGTCATTATTAATAATTATTTTCTTACTTTAGCACGTGAAGCATATTTCAATGGTATTTATTGGATTGTAGTAGGGTTCAATTCAACAAAAACATTATCTATTATGTATTCGGGCGATGGTATAACTTGGGTACCGGTAGATAATAACAATTTTTTCAATATTTCAGGTGGATATGGCATCGCGTACGATGGAACACGATGGATTGCGTGTGGTAATGGAATTGATGACGTGAATTTAGTTACGTCTACCGATGGAATCAATTGGACCGCGATTTCTACCAGTATATTTGCTGGTGGAGATTTTCCGAAATCCATTGTGAATAATGGTATTTTATGGGTAGCAGGTGGAGGCACGTATGACACTACCTTGGCGTATTCTTACGATGGGTATACTTGGATCGCTTTGGATGATTCTGTAAAACAATTGTTGTATGGTGGTTGTACATGTGTAAAATGGAATGGTACATTGTTGTTAGCATGTGGTGGTGGTATTGATGGTGGTAATAATTTTGCCTATGCGTCTATGGATGATAGCATATTTTGGACATCATATTATTGTCCTTTGTTTGTTCACCCGGTGAAAGGAATACGTTGGAGTAGTTATTTGTATCAATGGATTGCGATAGGGACTGGAAGTACTGGAAGTACTGGAAGTACTGGAAGTAATGGAAGTACTGGAAATAATGGAAATACTGGCATTACCGAAAGTATTTTAGCTCGTTCTAATGATGGTATTACATGGACAGACATTGATGGCTTACAAAACATAGAACCTAATATTACCAATGTGACAGATGTATTTTGGGACGAAAGTTCCAAATTATGGTTTGCCACTTGTAAAGTAACCACCTCTACCACATCTTCCATCAACAAAATATTTACTTCCTCCGACGGTATTTCTTGGTCCAATTATTTTGATAACACCGGAAGTATCACCCATATGATGACAGCTTTAACATGCAATACAATCGTTTCTAATTTTTCCAATACCGGTATTTTAAATGTAACCGGTAAGGCAAATTTTTTGGAAAATGTAGATGTTATAAAATCGGTGATCATACGAGGAAATGTTCCTACAACCTCACAAAATACAGGTACATTGGTAGTACAAGGTGGGGTTGGCATCAATCAAACCATGTATGTAGGTGGTAATGCGTATGTTACGGGTAGTGTTTTTTACAAAAACACACCTACAGATATTTCGTGGGTACAACTCGTAAATCAAAATCAGTCTGGACAGTTCAATATGCCTATTTATATCAATTCTATTGATAATTTTAATGGCATCGGTAGTAATGCATTGAATGTAAACGGAGGTATTGGTGTACAAAAAAACATATTTATTGGTGGCACCAATGATAGTTTCAATGTTGGAACCGGTGCAATTGTGGTTTCAGGGGGCGCCGGTATTATGGGAAATGTCAATATAGGTAAAAATGTGAACGTAAACGGAAACATTGCTGCGAATGGTCAATTCAACCTGAATGGCAGTGCAAATATCACCAACAATTTGTTGGTAAATGGCACGACGCGTATCATCAATGATGTTTCTATGGGAGGAAATGTCAATGTTCAAAAAAATATGTATATTCAAAGTAATGAAGATAGCTCAGATTATAGTTCTGGTGCCCTGGTAGTTGTCGGTGGTATGGGAGTAGGTGGAAATTTCAATTTGGACGGTAAAGTATTCATTTCTAGTCTCAATCATGCCACAGATACCAATACAGGTTCTTTGGTAGTATCAGGAGGCGCCGGTTTCGGTCAAGATATATTTGTCGGAGGGCTTGGACATTTTATCAATACCCAAGATAGTACTTCTATTTATGACGGTACACTTATCGTAGATGGAGGGGTAGGAATACAAAAATCACTCAATGTAGGCACCGGATTTCAGGTAGGTCCGAATTGGTTGAATGTACAAAATGGCGTGGTAGCTATCAATTCTAATTTGACCAATTCACTTCAAGTCAAAGGAGGTATTCAAACTACCGGTAACATTACCATGACCTCGGGAAATATTTTTGGGTATGTCAATGGCGTGATTTCTCAACTTACTAATTTTGATGTCTGTTCCAATATTTTTGGTACCACTGCCTTTCAAAATAATGTAATCATTAACAATACTTCTTCTACTGCTCTTATTATCGCCGGAGGGGTAGATATTTCAGGGGGGATATCCATTGCAAATGGTGCGAGTATTGGTGGTGATGTGAATATAGGAGGAAATACTACCATTGGAAACAAACAAATCACCGATCCCAATTCACCTTTATACCAAGATTTGAGATTGTATTATCCATTATCCACAGCGGCTTTGGTAGATTGCTCCTCCGGACTCACCAATACCCATATATCCTATACCAACAATGGTGGATGTTATTTGCGTCCCAATGTTGTCCCTCCACCCCCGGTAGGTTCCGCCAACAATTCCAATGGGGATGGTAACGATTATGCACTGTATATTCCTACGACTCATTCTTCCATAAGTACCAACATCTATGTACCTGTGACCAACGGATTTACCATGACCTTTTGGTCCAAATATAATTATTCTAGTACATTAGCTACTCCGCTCATCACACTCTATGACAATTTGGGAAATCACCTTAAATTAAAATCCTATACATCTTCTTCAGGTTCGGGAAGGCAAATGATTGATATGAAAATGGGATCAGTCAATTCTTGGAATTTATGTGATGTGAGTACCAATGCATTTTTTCCGATGAATACATGGATTTTCAATATGGTTTCTGTATCATTGACCTCTTCCAATAGTACCGTATTTTGGCAATCGTATGGTTCCAACGGATCCAATTATCAAATTGCATCTACCTTACCCGTTGTATTCAATCCTACATTGACCCAAATGACCATTGGTAGTTATACCATCAGTGATATTAGTTATTATACGTACAACACTTTACATTCATACACGACGATAGATGTGAGTAGTTTGATCGTAGTAGATGTCAGTAACTATGTTTTGGTGCCCAATCCTAGTGGTACACCGATGTTAATTGATACCAGTTATTCCAATTATGTGTTGATACCCGATCCAACTACCCAATATGTCTTTCCCGATGTCAGTTATACTGTAATACGAAATATCCATTCACTTCCTACCAATACCACCGTCATTGTAGATGTGAGTTATTTTCAAATCACAAATTCAAGATATATTTCCAATCATGGCGCAGAATATACCACGTATACGAGTGACACATCATATAATTATTTTTCCATCATTGATACCACGGGATGTATTATGTATTATAAATATGATACGATTGATAGTAGCCTATCGTTGTTAACCAATACGGGTCATTATACTTTGACAGATTCTAGTTATATTGTATTTACCGATTTGAGTTATGCGGTATTGACAGATTTGAGTTATATGGTATTGAGTAATTTGAGTTATGCGGTGTTGACCTATATGAGTCATGTATATATCCGTGTTGGTGGTGGTGGTGGTGGGACGATGACAACCACCAATTATGATATTTCCAGTTCGTATTTGACCATTGTTGATACAAATGGATGTGTCATGTATTATACATTTAATTATGAAACGAATATGTTTGTTAATGATACATCTTTTACTTGTTATTCTATCATTGATACCACCGAATGTATCATGTATTACAATTATAATTATGTTCTTACGAATTCGTCGTCTTCGTCGTCGTCGTTCACCAATACGGGAAATTCTGGGAATGCCTTTATGTACAATGATATCAGTGGTACTATATGGAAAGATTTGAATGGTAATGTCTTGACTACCATTGATCGTTCTATATGGCAAGAGATCAGCAGTAGTGTGTTGATGGATGTGAGTAATTCTTGGACCAATATCCAAGGAACCGCATGGAAGGATTCCAATAATCAAGTTTGGACCAATGTGAATAATACCGTGATGCAAATTAACGGTGGTACCGAATTGTTCAATACGGTTTGGAAAGATGTACAAGGTGCAGTATGGAGAGATATATGTGGAAATATATGGTCCAATATAAATAATTCCATATGGCAAGATATTAGTGCGACAGAATTGTCTTTTCTCACGAATACCACATGGAAAGACATCAGTGGCACCGTATGGAGGGACTCTAGTGGATATATTTGGTCCAATGTAGATAGTACCATTTGGAAAGACATCAGTGCAACTGAATTGTATTACCTACCTAGTAATGTATGGAAATACACAAACTATTCGGAAGTGATATACACAAGTATTATAGATATAAGTGTCAATACCTATGTAGGCGACATAAGTTATATTATACAAACCTATGTGAACTATACACCTGATAATAAAAAAATATATGTGCTTTCAAATCGGTATGATTCCAGTCATAATGTTTCCGTTGATATAAGTTATGCCATCTTAACCGACATGAGTTATGCAGTGCTGACCAATTTGAGTTATGTACACAATACAGGTACTACAACGGTCACCAATTATGATATTTCCAATTCGTATTTGACCATTGTTGATACGAATGAATGTATCATGTATTATACATTTAATTATGAAATGAATATGTTTGTTAGTGATACATCTTTTACTTGTTATTCTATCATTGATACCACCGAATGTATCATGTATTACAATTATAATTATGTTCTTACGAATTCGTCGTCGTCGTTCATTAATACGGGAAATTCTGATATCAGTGGTACTATATGGAAAGATTTGAATGGAAATGTCTTGACTACCATTGATCGTTCCATATGGCAAGACATCAGTAGTAGTGTGTTGATGGATGTTAGTAATTCTTGGACCAATATCCAAGGAACTGTATGGAAGGACCCGAGTGGACACATATGGTCCAACATCAATAATGCCATTTGGAAAGATATCAGTGGAACCGAATTATTGAATGTTGTATGGACCAATGTACAAGGAAATGTGTGGAACGATCTTTGTGGAAACATTTTGTCCGATATCAATAGTGCTATATGGAATGATATTAGTGATTCTATTGTGAATTATCTCAATCATACCTTATGGATGAACGCATATCAGGGTATTTGGGCGCTACAAGATGTAAGTTCCTATTACGTAACTTCTACCGTATATTCCACGAGTTCAACCATTTATATCTTACAAGATGTCAGTTATACCGAATGGATAACTACCACTCAAACCATAGACACGCCTTATACAATTTCCGTTTTGTACGATCCAAGTACGAATTATTATGCAGCAACCAATCCATTCTATTTGAGTGATTTACGTATTTATAGCGCAGATATATCCAATACATTGTCTAGTTGGTTCTGTAATTTAGACTCCGATGGTGTATTACTAGGGAGTGCTTTTGACAACAATATAGGTGGATTGGTATGTACCTACGGACTGAATGCCATTGGATCGGTGAATTCTGCAGTAATGAATACCGGAATCCTTTCGGCTGACACTGTATCAACATCCAATTTGTCGGTGAATGGAATATCTATCACCAATCCAAATCCTACAGGTAGTATAGTCGCCTATGCGGGAACCACGGATCCTACCGGATGGGTAATATGCAATGGTATAAAACGAACCAACAACAGTGATAGTAAATACAATACTGTGGCTTCTATGGGTATTGGAACCCTAGATGTAAGTAACAATTATACCCCTCCGAATATGAGCAATCCGATAGCAAACATGTCCACGATTTCTTGGATAATTAAACTCTAATAAAATCGCATGATAAAATATACAATTCGTACCTTATCATGCCATACACCATTCGTAAAATGCCCAAGCGTTCTTGTTTCCGTTTGTACAATACCAAGACCCGGCGGATTTTTTCCAAATGTACAACCAAGAAACGCGCACAGAGTCAATTACGTCTATTACAAGCGCTGAAATACAACAAAAATTTTGTACCAAGAAAACCTTCGTCTCTTTCTAGGTAAGATTTTTTATCAGTTGACTGAATGAATAATTACGGCTACATTTTCGTGATCATAACCGGACATACCAGTGGGGGTTCCGTTCATTCCAATCCATTCATAATCTACTTTGTTTTCTGTAATAAATTCATAAAACGCTTTAAGTTCTCCTTTGTCGCCATCAAACCCCGGATAATTTACGAGTTCATCAAACACAACAATACATTCTGTATCAATATAATCTTTCAATACATCAAATATGTATTTTGTAGAACTATACAAGTCGGCATCCATATGAATGAAGGAAACTTTTTCATTTTTCGTTTGTATAAATGTGAGTAATGTTTCATTAAACCATCCCTTTATCAATTCCACATTGCGATTCACTGGTGGTAAATCACCATTTCTATCAAATGCACCTTTATCAAATCCATCACGCCATTTTTCGGGTAATCCTTCAAAACTATCAAATCCGTATACTTTCTCCTTTGTAAATTGTGAAATGTAGTTAATCGTAGTTCCACTTGCTACACCAAATTCTAACCATAACGTATTGGGTTTATGTTGTAATTTCATATGTTCAAATACATAGGTGAGAGGGTATGTCTTCACATTCGGAATGTTTTGAATAATACTTAACATAATATGATATAATTTACGTAATTATATTATTATATTATTTTTAACGAGTTTGGTCAGAGGGCTTTTGCGAAGCGTAGCCTTCAACAACTAACTTCGGAGGGTGCTTTGCACTTAGAACCCGCTTTGCGGGTTCCCAGTTGCCATGCCGACCCAGAGAAGTTTGGGAAAGCATATAGAAATTGTGTGTTTGAATGTTCAAAGGTTGTATGTCAAAAAGGAAAAAATCCGTGAAATCGTTGTCTTGGGTTCCGTCCGAAGAACAACAACATATTTGCGATTGTATCAAACAAGGACACAATGTGGTGGTAGACGCCTGTGCCGGTTCGGGAAAATCCACGACCATTTTGTCCGTGGCGTGTGAAATTCCTACCAAGAAAATATTGCAAATTACCTACAATGCATCTTTACGTAAAGAGTTCAAAGAAAAGGTGATGGAATATGGGATAAAAAACATTGATGTACACACGTATCATAGTCTAGCTGTACAATATTTTGCTCCAGACGCTTATACAGATTCCGGTATTCGGCGTATCTTGCACGAATCCGACGATTCTGATAAAACCGAAAAAACCGAAAAAACCGACAAAACCGACAAAACAGAAAAAACCGACAAAACAGAAAAAACATTGCCCAAGTACGATTTGATCGTATTGGACGAAGCCCAAGACATGAGTTTGTTGTATTATCGTTTCGTGTTGTATTTTATGCGTATATGCGCAAAACCCCCTGAAAAAAAAAAATGGAAATGTCAATTGTTGATCTTGGGCGATTACATGCAAGGATTGTACGAATTCAAAGGCGCCGATATTCGTTTTTTGACGATGGCAACGGAAATATGGTCGTCATGTCCTTATTTGAAAAAACCTCAGTTTGATTTGTGCAATTTACATACGTCGTATCGTATTACCAAACCAATGGCATCATTTGTGAATCATGTGATGATCGGTAATGAACGATTACAAGCATGTCGTGAAGGTGTTCCTGTCACTTATTTACGAAATTCCCGAGCCAATTTGGAACGTATTGTCGTATATCATATACTCAAAATATTGGAAGAAGGTGATTTACCGGAAGATATTTTTGTATTGAGCGCATCCGTGAAAGGAATCAATAGCAATGTACGAAAAATGGAAAATGCCTTGGTAGAACGTGGTATTCCTTGTCATATTCCCATGTTAGAACATGACAAATTGGATGAACGTGTGATGCGTGGAAAGGTGGTGTTTTCTACCTTTCATACGGTCAAAGGACGACAACGAAAATATGTGATTGTGGTGGGATTTGACCAATCCTATTTTACCTATTTTGCCAAGAATTTACCGATAGAATCATGCCCCAATACGTTGTATGTGGGATGTACGCGGGCAACCCATCGTATGTTTTTGTTGGAAAACAATGATCATTCCACGGATCAACCTTTGCGATTTCTCAAAATGGATCACCATCAACTACGTGACCAAGAATACGTAGATTTCAAAGGTTTGCCCCAGACATTGTTTTATGAAAAAGAGCCGATTGCAGAATCATTGACCAAATCCAATATACATTATGTAACACCGACCGAACTGATCAAATTTATTCCGGAACATGTGTTGGAAATGATTACTCCTTGGGTAGACGAAATATTTGTCACGGTGACGAAAGTAGGTGATGTCATAGAAATGCCGAATGTAGTTCATTGTACAAAAACGGGTTTGTACGAAGATGTCGCGGATTTGAATGGTATTGCGTTGCCATGTTTGTTTTGGGATCAGACACAGCCAGATACCGCGTCCACCTTGTATACATTGATTGGTACCATGTTGAATGATATGAAGCCCCAAGAACATTACTTTTTAAAACAGAAATACCGAGAGATAGACCCCCATGCACGTACCCCTTCAGATTATTTGTATTTAGCCAATTTGTATTTGGCAGTTCAAGAAAAATTGTATTTCAAAATGACACAAATTTCTAGGGACGAATATTCTTGGTTAACGGATGACATGGTTTCTGCATGTATACAACGTTTGAAAACCATGATTACCGATGTAATTGCCCATGAACACGTATTAATTCATCCCAAAATGGAAGAAGAACATGCTCCGATAGATGCCATATTACGTACATTTTTTGGTGATAAAACCCGGTATCGTTTTTCGGCACGTTTGGATTTGATATCCAAAACCCACGTTTGGGAAATCAAATGTACCCAACAATTGTCTATGGATCATCGTTTGCAAGTCATCATTTATGCATGGTTATGGCGTTTGGTTCCTGGATGTGACCAAGAAAAAACAGTGCGAATCATGAACATCAAAGGAGGAGAAGTCTTGGAAATACAGGCAACGACGGAAGAATTGACGCGTGTTGTGGTGGAATTGTTACGCGGCAAATATGTGGCTTCTGTCTCTTTGTCCGATACAGAATTTTTACATCAAATACACCTTTGATCTACATCGGTGTATACGGTTGTAACAATACGATAACGTATTGAAGTAGGGAATATAAATAATGATGTGTTGCACGATTTTGAATCGCAATGATGATGGTTTGTAACATGGAAACAATTTGTTTGGAAACCGGTATTTGTGATGCCATTGCATAATTTCGGATAGAACGTACTTGGTACAACAAATAATATGTGGGTTTCTTGGTTTGAATACTGTATATTACACCACGTATCATTCCTATCATGTTTTGGGATTGCATATGTATAAGATTCAGTACACCCAAAGGCAAAGTAAATGGTGTCGTTGCGGAAGATATATCGGGTGTGGAGGGTGAAATATAGGGCAAAGGTAAAGGCAAAGGTATCAATACATTGGATGAATCTGTGATATGTGGTAATACATTTTGTGGAAATAGCCCTTCCATATTTCCGGGTGGACTCGTATTCATGGTAACAATCGCTTTGCTCGTGGCGGGGTCAATATCAATGGCGATGCCGTATTCTGTACTAGAAAGCCATACCAAACAAGTAAAATGTCCTGTTGCACTTGAAAATCCTGGATGAGAAAAATTGTACAAACTGATTTCGCTGTACCAATTGTCCACGGATTTTTTCAACAAAGTAAGTTTGTCGACGCCCATTCCTTGAAATGATGCCAAATTTTCACCATACAATGTGGTATTGCTATGTTGGAACAAATGATCGGTCATCAAATGATGGGACCATTGTTGTGAAAAATCAGCAATGGTATTGTTCCATAGGAGAGGTGGCGCTTGGTTTTTTGCACGATATGTATTGATATACAAGGTAATTTTATTGATTTCATCCGTGGTCAATGTATTAGACGACATGACAATCCTATATACATCTTAGTACATTACCTTACATTACCTAGATTTGTCGTCATGCAATAGGTACAGTGTACCACTACAATGGAAGTAGTGTAGATTTTGTAAAAAAAATATAACTATATTTTTTTTATGGATGTGGTATCCGTAGTGGAGCAGTCAGATGCCCGTAGGTCATCAACAACTGGGGACTTTTGAGGATATCCACGCATTTTGTTTGATAAGGTCAGGAGCAGAGAAATTCTTCATTCACAGAATTGTTGTCCGAATCTCAAGGAATTCTTCATACTTGGTAACGAACCGGTGAACGACGCATACGTTTTGGACGTTCCACTACAGGTTCGTTCACCAAATAGGTGTAACAACCATTCCCAATGGAGCGTTTGTTGGAATTCCATGCACGTGTGGATTCATCAAAGTCCAAATGAACTTCATGTTCTTTGGGTGTGGATGAACGTAAATCATACGTATATTTGGGTGTTTGTATGGTATTTGAGGGTTTTGCGTGGTTATCCTCCGCTACTCTACGGATACCACATTCAATTGGGGAATCGGTGAGTGTTGCCTTTTGAGTTAGGCTACGAGTTTGAATGTAAGAGGTCATTTTGAATACGATAGATAGACGAAACTGGGGGTGTAATATGAATGTAATATATGATCATTCAAAATCAATTTTTTTGGACAGATAATATAATAGTAATGTTGCAAAAAAAATACGTTTTATTTCTTACAAGTATTTGTATCTTGTTGGTGGTATGGTTGATTACGGCGATTCATTGTCATCCCTCTGATCTTAGAGAAGGATGGGCGACCAAGGAAGAAAAAAATGCATCAATGTATGCTTGTTTTGATGATAGAACTGGAAATATGTTGCAATCATGCAAAGACTCTATCAATGATTTCGCAACGAATCTTGGAAAAATCAACAAAATACATATTGAAACTTTATACAATTCCATCGTCTCTGAAGATGGGTGTTTTGATAAAAATTCTGGAGAAATGATACAGCCGTGCAGAGATGCTATCTACAATTATGCATCTAATTTTACCCAAATGACCAAATCCGATATTGAAAATGGTGTTTCAGAAGCATGTCCAACCATATGAATGATTTTTATCATGATATATAAATTATGTCACAAACCAAAAAACGGACGAAACCAATTTTGAAAAACAACAGAGGATCTGTACGTAAAAGAATACCCATTTACGCTGACAAATATGATTGTATCGTGATTGGAGGTGGATCTGGTGGACTCACGTTTGCGAATCGTGCATTTTCATACCATAAATCTGTACTGGTCATAGAAAAAAGCGGGCGTATGGGTGGTACTTGTATGAATACAGGGTGTATTCCTAAAAAAATGATGTATCATGCCGCTCATGTAGCTCATACCATCAAAGATGCCAAGGAATTCGGGTTTTCACATCCGGCATTTTCACAACCCAAAATAGATTGGAAAGCCATGAAATCATACCGTGATAAGTATATTTCACGTATCAGTGAAAATGTCCAAAAATCGTTGGATGACACTAAACTTGAATATATATATGGAAACGCACATTTTGTCGCTCAAATACCGGCAAAATACAAAGGATATCATTCAGTTCAAATCGCATGTAACAATGGTGAGACCAAAATCGTACATGGAAAACATGTTGTCATCGCCATCGGTGGCGTTCCCAAACCATTAGGGGTTCCCGGTGATGAATATACCATCAATTCCGACGGATTTTTTTTGTTAGAAAAGCAGCCGAAAAAAATGGCGATGATCGGTGGTGGATATATTGCCGTAGAAATCGCCGGATTAATGAACGAAATAGGCACCGATACAACTATTTTTATTAGAAGTCAACGTATATTGCGTTCCTTTGATGACATGTTGGCTGCCCATTTAGATGAAACTATGCAAAAAAATGGGATTCATTTTGTCAAAGATGCCATCATTGAAAAAATTACCAAAGACAAGCATGGAAAATATACCATACATCTATCAGATCATACACAACATACGGGGTTTGATTCTGTCGTAGAAGCTACCGGACGGTTCTCTTTACCCTATACATCCACATTAGGTCTAGAACATGTAAAGGTGAAATATCAGACGGAAGAAGGCATCATCCCGGTAGACAAATATCAAAACACCAATGTTCCCGGTATTTACGCACTTGGCGACGTATGCGGTCAGAGGGCTGAAAGCCTTCAACGACTAACTTCAAAGGTGACAAAGTCACCGGAGAAGTTGTGTAGGTTAGAACTCGCTACCACGGCAATTGCTGCCGCACGATGCTTAGCGGATCGTTTGTTTCTTAGTGGTCAGACCAAGAAACATATTTCGTACGAAAATGTACCTACCGTGGTATTTTCTCATCCTCCCATCGGTACGGTAGGACTCACGGAAACCCAAGCCATGGAAAAATATGGCAAAAAAAACATTCGTGTATACAACAAGTATTATATTGATTTATGGTATGCGTCGTTCAATCAAGGTAATGGCGGTGAAAAACCCATCTCCAAAAACAAAATAATCTGTGCCGGTAAAAACCAAAAAATTGTGGGAATTCATATCATCGGAATGCATTCCGATGAAATCATGCAAGGTTTTGCTGTGGCAATGAATATGGGAGTTACAAAGAGTGATATGGAGGCGTCTATTACCATTCATCCAACCACTTCGGAAGGATTGGTATCATTAACCTAATTTTCTTATCATATTCCTCTGGACTCCAAGCTTCGCAGAGTCGTCCTTCGGAATATGACACCGAAACTCAAGCTTCGCTTCCATTTCGGTTTGCATCTCCACCAACCCTCCGGGTAACGTTCCTTGTCGGAGATGGACGACGTAGGAGTCCTGGTGCATGATGGTTATATAAATAATAATAATATATATATGGATGATTCGTGTAAAATATTGGGAAGTATAAAACAGAATTATACACCGATCGTTCCCTACAATAAATTAAGAGAAGGTCAAATTTATATTTATAATTTGACCAGTATGGGGGTGAAAGGGGGTTATTGGATTGGACGTTTGTTAGAAAAAAAATTAATAGTAAGACGAACAAACACAGCAGGAGGCATAGATTATTTTGAATTTATTTTTCAGATTTTATGGCATCGCGATGCAAGATCAATGGTTGATCAAAGTGTAGGAACATGGGAAACTGGTGCACATATAGTAAATTATGGACCTGCGTCCAGAGTAGATGTATTCCGTAAAAGAAATGAAAAAGGTTCCGGTTTTATTTTCTATGGTGATTGTAAATTTTATGACATAAAAGAACATGACTATATGGATAGTTTTACGAACAATTTAGATACAAAATCGCCCCAAGAGATTTGTGAAATGATAAAAAAGAAAAAAGCCGCCATGGAAAAGATTGATCCTTTTTTATCTGAGACGGCACTACCTTTTTTGTATAGACCGCCGGAAGACCCGGTACAAGAAGGTAGTAAGATATATCAAAAAATGAAAGAAAATTTTGAAAAAAATGCTGAAGAACAGAAAAAACAAACAAGAATACTAACAAAAAAAAGAGAAGGAAAGATTAACGAATCCACCAGCGCCAAAAATGGTGGAAACAGAAATAAGCGCAAACAAAAAACCCAAAAACAAAAAAGAACGAATCGTATAGGTAGGACTGTAGATTGGTTACATAAATAGAGACAACGTACCGAACTCTTCCGGTGACGAAGCACCCTTTGAAGTTTGAATGTGGTATCCGTAGAGTAGCGGTCAGATGACCGTAGGTCATCAACAACTAAGTCCGGAGCAAGCTTCGCTTGCTGGGGACTTTTGAGGATAACCACGCATATTCTGAAGGACGACTCTGCGAAGCGTGGAGTCCAGAAGAATATGGAGTCATCATGCACAAGGGCGACGTAGGTTCCTTTATCCTGAACACATTTCACAAATTTCTTCTTCGTCTTCTTGGTGTGTTTGTGCTTTTTCCGGTTCAATGGTGAATTGTTGTGCGGCGTGACGTGCACGTCTTCTCAAATAATAAATACCCGTTTTCAATCCCTTGGACCAACTATAAAAATGCATACTCGTCAATGTACTATAGGTAGGTTCTTCCAACCATAAATTCAAACTCTGACTTTGGTCTACGTAGACCCCGCGTTCAGCTGCCATATCAATCAAGGTACGCATCGGAATCTCCCATACCGTTTTGTATTTTTCCCGTATTTCTACCGGAATAATATCAATGTTTTGAATACTTCCAAAATTTGCCACAATGTTGTTTTTGATTTTTTCATTCCATAATCCGAGAGATATCAGGTCTTTCATCAAATATTTGTTCGTAATAATGAATTCTCCTGCCAAGGTACGACGCGCATAAATATTACTGGTAATGGGTTCTATACATTCATTGTATCCTAGAATTTGCGAGGTGGATGCAGTGGGCATAGGAGCCAATAACAGAGAATTGCGCAATCCGTAGGTTTGAATCTGAATTTTGAGACTCGTCCAGTCGTAACGGTGCGGTGATTGGGGGTCATTCGGATCTTCATGCAAAGGATCGGTAGAATCCCATAGATCAAATTGCAATTGACCTTTGGATGCCGGACTACCTTCAAAGGTTTCGTAGGCACCCTCTTTTTGCGCAATCTCACAAGATTCTACTAATGCACCATGATACATGGTTTCAAATATTTCTTGGTTCAATCTGCGTGATTCGGGGGAACCGAACGTATACCCCATCATCATGAAAGTATCCGCCAATCCTTGTACTCCGATACCAATGGGTCTATGACGCATATTACTTCGTCGGGTTTTTTCCGTAGGATAATAATTGATGTCTATGACGCGGTTCAAATTGTAGGTTGCCATTCTGGAAATTTGGTGGAGTTTTTCAAAATCATACGTGGGAGGATTTACTCCTGATGGATCTGTGACCACAAATGCAGGCAACGCAATGGAGGCCAGGTTACACACCGCTGTTTCATGTTCGTCACTATACTCAATGATTTCGGCACATAAATTTGAGCTTTTGATCGTGCCCAGATTTTGTTGATTGGATTTGCGATTGGCGGCGTCCTTATAGATCAAATAGGGGGTGCCGGTTTCCATCTGGGCATCCATGATTTTGAACCACAAATCACGTGCATTCAGTGTCGCTTTTCCTTTGCCCGATTCTTCGTAGGTGGTATACAGGGTTTCAAAGGCTTCGTTATGGACATCCGCCAATCCGGGACATTCGTGTGGACAAAACAGCGTCCATTTACCGGCTTCTTTGACACGTTTCATGAACAAATCCGGAATCCATAGTGCATAAAACAAATCCCGGGCTTTCAATTCTTCTTCACCGTGATTTTTACGCAATTGTAAAAACAATTCAATGTCAGCATGCCATGGTTCCAAATAAATCGCAATACTACCGTTGCGTTTACCACCACCATTATGTACCAGAGCATTACTTAACAAATAATCGTGTTGTTTTTCCATTTGCAAATCATACAATACTCCTTTGTATTCATTACTTAAAATGTATCGTATGGGAGAAAACAAGAAATTTTCGTGACGAACAAAGGGAGATTCACGTCCATCGTATTCCAAATGAAACAATTCACATGTTTCTTGGGTAACTGGAATGGTAAGATAATAACCAGAAGATGAACAACGTACATGCGTCAATATACCCATTTTCAAACACAAAAATCGGCAACATTCTATGATTTGTTTGGACATGTGTTGTAACTGAATTTGTTTTCCAATGGTTCCATGTTGGGAATCCATCATCCCTTTCAAAATAAATTGGGATTTTTGAATGGGTAAATTCAACCATCGGTTTGCAATAAACCCCGACAAGTCGCGATATCTAAATGGCAAATGCGCCGGACGTTTCCAGACGAATGTATACACATCCTCGTGTTTGCTAATAGAATAATCCACACAATGTAATTTCAAATAGCCACATACAAATTCATACGTATATGGTGTATGAGTGGTCAATGTACAAAACGCCCCCCTTTCATCATTAAATTCACCATCACACAACAACAATCCATAGAGATAGCAATCTTCCTCATGAATGTTGGATACGTCTTTTTCGTAATTGGGTATGGGAAACGCCAACAAATCTGTCGTATCCAATTCACCCGCTTCTATCCAGATCGGTTCCAACATTTGTTTTTCCAACATTTGTTTCAATGTATAATTGCTATGAGGTTCCGTTCCATTACCACGTAATACAAATACCGGATGTTCCGGAGTAATATTCAAATCGTCCATAGAAAATTCACTTTGAATATGTAACATGGGTCCATCGTAGGAATGCTCCAATACATTCTGTACGATTTCGGTTTCGCCCAATTGATTGTAGATTTCGGTTTCGCCCTGAATTACATTCCGTATATTCATCGGACCTTGTGTGGTATAAATGGTGGACAATGGGTGCAAACATTGGTCTACGTATTTGGCAGTATTGTTGAATACCCGAAGCATAGGTACGATACCATTGGACGTACCATTGGTTCCCGCAATATGAGAACCGGTGGCACGAATGTTATGAATATGTAGACCGATTCCTCCCGCATATTTGGAAATCAATGCGCAATCTTTCAAGGTATTGTAAATACCATCAATACTATCGGATTCCATTGCAATCAAATAGCAATTCTTCGCAACGACACCCGCAACGGAATAAGAATGGTCATTCTCTACCCCCAATGTATATACGGGGGTATTTTCATCCATATCCATTTCGTTACCCGAAACGTCCAACGGATGATATTCGTCTTTGTTCAAAAACTGAACAAATAGATTGTCCTCATGTTCAATGATTTCATCACATTCTACATAATTCAATGGTAAAAAAGTGATATGATCCAAGTGATTGATTCTACACAAGGTATAAATGGTATCGGGTACTTGTCCTTCCATCAATGGACATTCGGTTACATTCCAACCTGATAAAAACGCGCGTACCCAATGCGTCGGATATTGGTACATGGATTGTGGTATGTGTTTTTCCAGTCCAAACCAACTGATGAAATCAGTTGCCATTTGTTTCAATTCGTAACGTAATACGGTGACACCATTGTCATATTCGGCTTGTTCCAGGCGAACCCCGCCAAAAAGCTGTTTCATTTTAAAACAAAATGTAATGGCTTCTAAACAGTCGGTAGGTAACACAATTTGTATTCCCACTGGTTCGGTAATGGTACCACCAAACTTCTCCGGATGCTTCGCATCCTCAGAAGTTAGTTGTTGAAGGCTACGCTTCGCAAAAGCCCTCTGACCACTTGTATCCGCATAATACAAAAATTCACCATATCGGTGCCAAATTCCGAAAAATTTTTGGATATCAGAATCTACTACCAATTTGGAAACATCATGTTCTTGGTTGAATTCGTATTTATGTAACTTGTTTTTCGGTATCATCACATAGTCGTCCTTGGTCAATTCTTCCACCGTTTTCCATACAATGGTTTCGTTCAATTTATCATATACATACAATGGATGGTCTTCTGTCACCACAAAGGAGCGGGTACGATGAAATTGTACCGTATATAATTTGCGGTTTCCTAAACAATTGGTATGTATTTGTGTTACGGTTTGTACCTCACCCGTATGAGTAACGACTTTGTATCCTTCTTTTACATTTTGAATGGGTACGGGTCCACCGATGGTATGAACCGATGTATCACGTAAAAAACACGAAGACATTTGTTCTCGTCGTGTCCCAGCATTGTACAAACTCGGTGTACCATGAATCATTTGTTTGTTGGAAAGAGCATGATATGTTTCCTGAATTTTTTGAAAATCCGTGCCGTGAATCGCGACGGCTAAACGTAAAAACATCATTTGGGGACGTTCCTGTACACGTTTTTTAATAGACATTAAATACGAACGTTCCAAGGTTTTAAACCCGAAATAATCAATCAAATAGTCACGATTGTAATCAATCAGTGCATCCAATTGTTTGGCATTGGCGGTTACATAATGCATAAAATCATCCGAAAGCATTTGTTCTGTATACAATCTTTTCATGGTTTTGGAAAAAGAAATGGAGGTGTTTTTATGGTGATTAGAAATGATCAAACGACTGGCAAGTGTGCCATAATCGTAATGGATGGACGACATGGTGGCACACTGTTCCGCAGAAATTTCGTCTATTTTGTCAGTAGGAATACCATCAAACAATTGGTCAATGATTTTGATGACCAAAGAAGTATAATTGATTTTGATATTGGCATCTTTGCCCGTTTTTTTGATTCTTTGTAAAATTTTATCAAATGAAATAATCTCCTTGTTACCGTTCCGTTTTGTCACATACATTTCCGACGTATTTTCAAAGGTAGACATTTCGGAGGTACAACTGATGAATGTATTGTATATTATCTATGTAAAAAATTTTATATAGTTTTTTACATATTCCTCTGGACTCCACGCTATTGCGAAGCAGCAGAGTCGTCCTTCGTAATATGCGTTGCCAGAAGGCTATGCTTTTGCTGCTTCGCAATAGCAGCAAAAGCCCTCAGACCACATTCATATCATGATCCAACAAAGACACCAACAATGCTTGATTAGGTTTGGATGAACGTGTCTCGCGTTTTTTGGGCATTCTATGTCCATAACCGTGAATGCGTTCATATTCTACGATATCCCAGAGTTGTTTGAATTTTGGCAATGCTGCTTGAAACCAGTCACGATTTCTTGGTATAATCACACACGAAACGTGATTCAATACCCAATACAAGGTTTCAAACAACAAATATTCTTCGCCATATACAGACATTTGAACATTGGTCCAACTTTGAACTATTTGTGGAGTGATTTCAGGAAAATCCAGTGGCATATATAAATATTTGTAATTCGCAGCACCTTCTGTCCTTGAAATCAAATACAAAATGATACCTTTGTATTCTGCCATATTGTCCTCATAAAATATATCACGTTCCACTTCTTGGATATTGGTTTGAATATAGTCGCAATAATCCAATCCGCAGGTTTCCATTTGGACTTGACATTGTATCCAATGATATGGAACGGGAATATCACAGATTTCACGTGAAACCGTATTTTTGATTTCCAACATATGTCCAATTCTTGGTCCCGATACGACAATTCCGTCGGGAGATGCTCCTATAAAAGAATATTGAGGATGACGAATACAACCGAATTCTGTATCCACGCGATTTCCTGGATATTTGGCTTCATAAATCGCCGTAGTTACTGGTTCGTATTTTACCCCCCAATGAGTAGGAGAGGAGGTATTCGGGGCGGATGCCATACCACCGTTTGTGGTTGTCAATGGTAAACATTTTTCATAAATCAATTGATTCATCTGTGCCGGTGAACCCAAGGCTTTGTAGATATTACTTGCGGTAATACAATCATGTCGCATTTCATACCATTCCGTCGTACGTTGAGCCGGTTGTGGTTGGGATTTTAGTTCTTGTATTTTGTTTTGAATATAGGCGGTAGAATGAGGATGTATAAGATCCGAAACAGATACATCGGGAGAGTAGGAACGTACTGGATAAATTTGGGCACTATGAAAATAGCAATCTATGACATGTTGTACCAACATCGTAATCTCACGTCTATTTGCACATGTATCTACACATAACCCCGCATGCATCGTGGCTTCAATCATCGTATTGGTAACATGTTCCTTTAATTTTTCTGAAAATTGTGGGGAAGAATAATCCAACAAATTGGATTTTGTATAATCGTCTACTTCGGTATAAATTTCGGATTCCAAATCCAACAATATGTTTTCGTCTATGGTTGTATCATATTCCAAAGATGTAATCAATTCCTGACTGGTATTCGTGTCAAACGTAGTAATACTGGAATCATCGTGTTCTATGGATGTATCTGACATAATATGTTATTATCACCATCTTATTATATGTTTTTTTTATTCAATTTTTCTACCTAAAAATATTGGAATGTTCCATATCCGGCATAGGAAAAAAATGAGTATTGGGATCTTTCCATACTTGCGGTACCAAGAGACTACTCAACGACACTACTTTGTCTCCCGGACCATATACGGATTGTATGTTCCATGAAGACGTTTTTTTTTTCGTGGTCCATGAGGAAGAAACCACCGCCAATTGTTCCAATGTTTGATTCGGTGGACAGGTCGTCGCGTACATGATATAAGTTTGACTTCCAGTCGGAGATTTGAATGAATCAATAATGGGTTGATTTTCTTGGTATCTCCTATACAAATCCTTGATTTGAAAAAAATCAAAATAATCTTTCACAGTTTCACCATTATATGTAACTACCGGATGATGTAAGTAACGCGTATCTGGTAAATTCCATATGGTAGCACCCATCGCTGAAAATACACCGCGTCCAAGATAACGATTCATTACGGTGTCATCTCGTACACAATGTTCTAATACCGTTACCACACCGCCAAACGGTACATTGACATGCGTTACCGTGTCTATCCATTGTTTTCGCCATGCTTCGCTTTGTCTATGTAAAAACCAATGGGCAACCAATCCACCACTACTATGACATAGAAAATGGACCGGACGTGGAAATGATTCTATGTATTTTCGTAAAATATCATAGAAATTCGTCAGATAGGGTTCATTGTCCAATTGACGAAAATCATACGGAATGGTATATACCTGTGGATCTTGTACCAGTTTGGTATAATAGTTCACATTGTTATGAAAATAGGGAATACACAAGTCCAATGCCCTACGATCCCCTAGAGGATATGTTTCCAATTTTCGTTCTTCGGTCATCATTTTTTTCCAATGTTGATAATGCAACGCATATTCATTCAACGTAGGTGGATAAATATCTTTTCCTTTCAATAAAAGTCGCGATGCGCCTAATCCAGGAAAAAGCAATACGGGATTGGTCGGTTCTTGAATCATGTTTCTATATTTCGGCAAAAAGGTTTGTACTTGTTTTTTCATCATGATCATATACAAAATACCAAGATACCAAGAAACATACATATAATTCATATATAGGATCAAAAACTTATATGTTATATCATATCCCTGGAAAGTGTTATATTGGGTGGTAATGCCGAAACATTCACCAACGAAACTACATCATCCGCTAAATACAAGGTGAATTGTTGGTCATAATTGCTATGGGTGCATTGTTGTGTCCATTTTTCCAATTGCAAAATGTCATTCAACGCCACAATACGTCCTTTCATTCCGCAATGTTCGGGGGGTCGTTTGCCGGGTTTCCCATTGGTATGTTTCATACGCCATTCACATGAGAGGGCATTTTTATGATCCGGAAACCCCGACAAGAGTGCATAGATCTCCCATCCCCCTCCTCTTCCGTGGGTATATCGTGCTCCCCCGCTGATTTCTTCATTGTGTTGTCGTAGACGACGTATCGGATGGTTGGTTGAACCATTGTACGTCAAATGGGCATAACGGGACTGTTTGTTACGCAAAATATAACAATACCACTTATTGGAACCTACGTCTAGTTTCGCCGTAGGCGAAACTAACCCTGTAAAACCTCCCTTTTGTAATGAGGACACCTTACTACTCTTGCTTCGCAAACCGGTGCCCTCATAAGTTTCTTGTATAAAATTACAGGAGTTGATATCTCTACGTTCACTCATGGCATCAAATCCTGGCACGGTATCACATATATTATCGTCTTCGTGTGACATTATTCTTCTTGGTATAGTTTGACGGTTTATTTTTCTTGGTTGTATGTAGCGAACTTGAACATATATCTGGACGAAAATATCCAAACATTCGGTAATCGGTTTGAAACGACGCCCATTTGGTCAAACGAATCAGGTCTTGAAACCAGGGACTTTGAATACAACGTACGATTTGTTCCCCTTCTTTCTTGGTACGTATGGGAATGCCAAACGACAATTGTGACATTCCGTATTTTCCTTGCCAATCGTTCACGGGATACTGTTTTTCATTCACATTTAATATGACCTTGGGAACAAATTGGACGGGGTCGCGCTCCGATGCATATAGTAATCCCATACCGCGTTGATTCAAGGTATGAACAATCGGGTATGTGAAACGTGCAGTGGGTTTCTTGGTCAATTTCCGTGCATCGTACAAGGAGGAATGGTAAATGACCCGAATACCCTGTTCTTTGGGTACCAAGAAACGTTGAATGCTCTTATACATGCCATTGGGTAAAAATGCCCATTGTTTTGCCATGATTTCTCGTTCGTGGCGATTTCCGTCTTCGTCTATCAACAGGGGAATCGGTCCTTGATGTGGTTCTTGGGAAAACACATAAATATCAAACCGAGTTTGCACATGGAAATGTTCCATCCCTGCGGCTTTTCCATAAATATGTAAATATAGGAGCCTTTCGCGTAACAGTGTCCAGAGTTCGTGTTCCGGACGACGCCAATTGGAAGGAGTAATGAACCCCAAAATTCCGGTTTTGGGGGTGGACATTTCTAGGGCACGTTTGACAAACAGATCCCAGAGGGTGCGTTTTCCCGATGAACCTTTGTAGGTGAGGTTTTTGGGCGATTGGTAGGGCGGATTCGCCACAATGACATCAAAGGTTTTGGATTTATGAATGTCAGACGGTTGGTATTTCAAATAATCGGCGGAAATAATTTGGGCTTTTGACCCATATTTTGCGCGTAATACGCGTACATTGGCAGGATTGAATTCTATATGAGTAATCATACGTTCTAAAATATGACGACGACGGACAGTTTCATTCGGCATGGTTGTTACCAATCCTTCCATCAGTCTTGGAACAATTTCGTCGGTAAAATTTCCCTGACCGGCACATGGATCCAACCAGCGGGCGTTTGAATCTGTCCAAACATGTTTAGGTAAATGATCCAATAATTCTTGTATTAATATGGGAGGTGTAAATACTTCTCCGTATTTATCTTTTCTGTTTGACATGGCTACTCTATGTGTAGATTTTTTTGAACATATATATTATAGATAGTTATGCAAAAACATCAGAATCGTCGCAAAACACAAAGAAAACAAGGTGGTAAAACCAAAAAATCTTCGGCATCAAAAACGGGTAAAAAAGGAACCAGATACAACAGATTAAAAAAATTATTTAGTACTAGTACTTACGAGTCATCCCCTGCATCTGATGCTATCAAAATAAAAAGAGCTGCCGCATTGCCTTTTTTCAACACATACAAAGCCATGGCGATCAAAGAAGGTAGATTAATGCCTTCTATGGTTACACCCGTGAGAATTTAAATTCATAAAAGTATATATAAAGGTATAAAAAATGTTTGCATATTCTTTTGGATTTGACGCAGATATGACAAATACGGCATATCCGTCCTATATCAAAGAAACCTTGCCCGCATCTCATTTAGGCTATGGTACCAACAATCGCTATCCGTCGGCATTTCCACCAAAAATGCATGATGGACGTTCGGTCATTTCTTCTTGGGTACCCGAATCCGTCATAGACCAAGAATACTGGAAAGAACACGATTTTCAACAACGCAATCCATTCAACCCCAATTGGATGTATCGTCGTTATTTACAAAAGAATGCCTACGAAGTCATGGCAAAAAATTTTGTAGAAAGTGCCAACGATACGGGTGCACAGATTCCTCGTGAAAATCAAATGCCGGTGGATATGGCAGAACAGACCAAGAAAGCTGCCAATGCTCCCTTTATTTATGCGGCATTGAATGACCCCAGCACTCCCCAGGGATACGAATCGACGGACCTCAAATCCTTGTATTTGTCACGTGAACAATTGCAAGCACGCAAATCCGCGCCCACAATTGGAACCTACGTCTAGTTTCGCCGTAGGCGAAACTAACCCAGTAAAACCTCCCTAGGGTAGAAGATTTCCTTCAAGAAAAAATTGGTTAATTAGTTGTATAGGACCTATACAACTAATTTTGAATATAGTATTTCTTACCTAGAAGTATATATATTGTCATAACAAATGAACAATCCTTTATGTAAATACAAAGATACACTTGGAAAACCCAATCAAGGAATTCATAGTTATCGTTTCATGGGGGTAGCGATTGTGGACGTTATTTTTACGATTCTTGGTGCATGGTTGATTTCGTATGCATGGGAATTGAATATTTGGTATTGTTTGTTGGGATTGTTTTTGTTAGGTATTTTTATGCATCGTCTTTTTTGCGTAAAAACTAAAGTAGACACGTTGCTGTTCCCTTAAAGGAACTATTGGAACCCAAGGTTCCAGTAAAACCTCCTGAGTAACGAGGACACCCCCCACTACGTGGTGGTGCCCTCATAAGGTGTCTTAGCTGATTAGTTGTATAGGATCCTATACAACCAATTTTATAGAACGGTTTCAATGAAACCTTATGAGGGCACCGCGCGTAGCGTGGTGTCCTCGTTACTCAAGGGAGGTTTTACTGGAACCGTAGGTTCCAATAGAGGGAGGTTTTACTGGAACCGTAGGTTCCAATAGAGGGAGGTTTTACTGGAACCGTAGGTTCCAATA